ACAGCACGAGTATATTCAACTTCGGCACGCTCGACACGACCAAGTGTGGCTGTGTAAGTATCCAGCTTGTTTTGAGTTGCTGTAATTGCACGACTGTTGTCTTCGGTTGCAAGTGCAGCGTCACGCTTAGCCTGAGCAAGTTTTACATAACTCTCATACTCACCTGACGACAAAGTTGAACCAGAACCCATATTACCATCTGGTCCTGTAGCACGGGCACGGTTAAGCTTTTCAATCGTTGCGTTGTAATCGTTCTGTGCTTTGATCTGACGACTCAATCCATTGATAGTCGATTCAATCTGTTGCTGTTGTTTTGCTGAAGCACGCGTAACAATGTTCTCTTGACGAATAGCCGCATCCAAGATACGTTCTTGTGCACGAAGTTGAACTTGAGCAGCCTGTTCCGCTTTGAGGAAATCCCTTCCTCGCTTGTTGTTAACTGTATCAATAGCATTGCCTTGTTGCATCACTTTAGTAATGTTGGCATCAATGATTCGGTTAAGACGTTCGTACTCGGTAGGCATCGTGCTTTTCATACTCGATGAATCAAGCTTACGACGTTGTGCACCGAGTTGTTCAAGTTTACGTGTCTGTGCGTCAATCATGGACGACAAGTCGGCTTCACTCTTGGCTGCTTTATCGGCAACAGAAGAAGACTTCTCATTTACTTGTTGGTTGGTTTTACCAGCTTTAGACGCACGGTCAGCGGCATTGGCAAATTCGTTAAGTGCCTTGGTGCCTGTCTCAATTGGGCGACTGTCAAGGTTAATCTGTAACTCAGCTATTGTTGGCATCTTTCTGATTCTCTCCCATAGTGATGAGTGCTTCGTTCTCCATCACTTGTAGGTCAGGGAACATTTCGTTGATTTGTTTATTCTTGAAACCAAGCATCTTTCCAACTGATGGAATCACAGAGTAATCTAACCCGGTGGCACCACCCATACCAACTCTCCATTGCGTAGTTAGTGCGTTGAAGAGTTGAAACGTATTCCAATTGATATCCCAGACAAGAGTTTCCTCAACCGGGATTTCTTCAAGTGTCAAACCGAACAAACCTGCTTGGTGCTTGTCAGCATCATTGGAATACATGGCATGAGCAGCGCTTATTAGTTTCCCGAACGTGCTCGTGTGTACGCTTCGTTGTATTGATCAAGAATTGCATCGGTTACGGAAACAGAAGTAGCTACCAGAGCTTCAATGTTTTCATCGTTGAAGTCATCACTGAAACCCCAACCTTCTACAATGTCTTTAATCTGGTTAATTTGCATCTCGATTTCACGATCAGCCCAATCTTCCAGTGTGAACTCACCACCATTCTCAGAAGCACTTTTAGCCTCTTCGATCAGAGCAAGGTTTTCAGACTTCCATTTGTCAAAGATTTTAGCCAAACCACGACGGTCCAACACTTTGAATGTGAAAGTTACAACCAGCGGCTCACCACCAATACGTGGGATCTTCACTGGTGCTTTAAAAGTTGGGTTGAATTGGATTTTGAAAGATTTACCAGCCATTTGTTTTCTCCTCAGAAATAAAAATGCCCCCGCCAAAGCGGCAAGGGCATGGAAGCACTTGCGTGCATGTTACGAGTTATGCACCAGCTTTGTAGCGGGTAACACGACCTTGTTGTGCCAAAGTGATTGTACGAACCATGATCTGGTTACGTGTCAGCGATGGAGTGTTGGTAATAGAAGCAATCGAGTTGTACAGGATCACGTCACCGTTAACCAAGTTCAGACGCTGTACACGCTCTTCTTTCAGTTCATCAGCTGCTTCAACAACTGGAACATACGGTTGCGATGGGTCATCAGCAACAGTCAGGGTCAGAGTCGATGGAGACTTGGTAGTTGGGATCTGACGATCTTCGTCTTCTTCAAGGAAACCAAATTGGTAGAACTGTTGTTCACCACCAGAACTTGCAACTTCAGTAATCTGTGGGATGTTAACCCAATCAGTTACTTCTTTAGCAGTACCAGCAGAAGTACCAGCAGGGAAGCTTTGAGTGGACAGGGTGTTAACACCAGTCAGTACGAAAGTGTCAGCAGTTACAGTACCTACTTTAAAAGCACGACCGGTAAGTTTAACCCAGCCAGAAGTAACAACTACAATGTCACCAGCCAGAAACCCATGAGCAGTCGAACTAGCGACAGCAGGGTTAGCATTGGAGATTGCGGTGATTGTTTTATCAGGACCATAAGCTTCAGCGAAGTCGAAGGTCGAACCGTTAGGCAAACGAAAAGCCATAATGTATATCCTCTTGTGAGATGTTAGTTTGTATCAGCACGGTAATCGAAGTAGCATGGAAGTAACCACACTGTTCCGTCCTGTTTCCCTTCCGGGACTTTAATGGGGCTAATTACTTGAACAGAGAAGCCTGATGTATCAGTGAACATCTTATTAACAAGAAAGATGCTTTGAAGTTCATCAACCAACGACTCAGCTACTAATGAACCAACTCCATACTTTGTGACAATTGTCATTTGATACATTCCAATGTAACCTTTGTGGTCACCAGATAATGTATCCGAGAACGTATCGGATGGAATGGTATGAGACTTGATATAAGTGTCACCCGTAAACTCAACCTTCACGTTGTCATACGATACTTGTAAACCCTTCTGCTGTGCGAAGTTTGCAAGAGCAGCAGAGAATAGAGTGCGAACCCTTGCATGACTCATGCTTGTCTCCTCTTGTTACTTGTGAAGCAATACTGCTTCGTTGACGATCCTTACAAATCGTGCAGCTGTAATACGCAACATACCGTCAGGTGCCTGCTTAGACGATCCATATTCAAGGTCATATCCATACAACACATGATTCTGAATGTATGCCACTTGACCGGCAGTAAACGAGTTTGCTGTACGAGCCATGTCAGCAAGTGCCAGATAACCGTCAGGATCTTCACGCAATAGACTTGCTGAAGTGGTTGTGTCAATCGACAACTGCCAGTTACCTTTGAACCGACCAGTATCAACAGGGGAAAGAGTAACAACATTCTCACCAAGCTTTAAGACAATGGTTTGAAGGCAGTCATCAATCTTATCTTCTGTCTCTTCAATCCATCCATTGATTGTGTCCATGAAGTTATCCATAACGAACCTGCAACTTCCATCCACACCCAACACTGTTATCATTGAATGCTTCAAGGTTTACAACTCGAACTGTCTTATCGAGGAATGTCAGTTGGTCACCAATTGCCGGTGTCGGCATATTCCCACCAGTAATTTCTACAGGGGAAAGATACAGTTGAAAGTCACCGTACTCGATGGTTGCTGCTTTGTAGGCATATTCCGAATAGTTAACTCGAAGTCCTGATCCTAGATAATCATTAACAACTTCTGGTGTAACTCCACCAGTTGCTGGATTGTAAATACCACCTTGTCGTTGATGAAGAGTGAGCGGAACACCTTTACCTTTTGGTTGTGGAGCAAGTTGACGAATCACCATTGCCCTCATTCGATCATGCATTCCAGCCATCAGCATCCACTCCCACATGAATCACCAACGATATGTTGCCAACTAGGCGTATCACATCGTTTGAAATCCAGAAGCTTGTTTCTATCGCAGGTGTCAGCACCAGCGAACCAAGGCATCAAATTGTCAGGAGGAACTTTACCAGCAGTAGCAATCAGATAATCAAGGAGCTTCAGGTAATTAGAACCTGTAGAACTAGAAATCTGAAGTTCACCAATCACTTCGCGGGAACTCTCACTGGAAACAATGTAACCAGCTGAGATAGCAGCCATTACAGCGGCTCTACTAACATTTCCCTTTGAAGCAGTTAGGAACTGTGTGTACTGTGTGGACGTAAACATTGGATAGTATGGACCACCCGGAATGTCACCAATCATTAGAGCAAGGAGAGAAATCTTTTCAGCATCTGTCATATTCATTCTCCTTAAAACAACAAAGGGCCAGCTTGACGCCAGCCCTCTGAGATATACGACTTAGCTAAAGGTTACGTCGAAGATCGCACCCGGATAGATGGTCGAGTTCATGAAGTTGCTACCAACCTTCATTTGAATCAGATCATCTTCTTCGTTCAGACGTTCGAAGTAGTAACGACCAGCAGCTTTCTTGTTGATTGCCGAGAAGGTGTTAGCTGGAGCGTAGTAAGTCTTGAACATACCACGAACACCAGTTGGGATTGCGACAGCCTTAGTTGGAGCGATCCATGGCTGGAACACGCCATCAGCATCTTCGTAACCACCAGTACCAGCGTCGATAAACACCAGACCCCACAGGGACAGAGTACGGAAGTTGGCATCCAGACCAGCAGCTTGATCAACTGGCTTCAACAGGATTTTGTTCAAATCTTGTGCGAAGTATTTGATAGCTTCGGTAACAAATGGGTTGGTGTAAACAGCGTCGAAGAAGTCAGTACCGCACAACAGAACCAGCTGAGTGTAGTTACCACCGTTGGCATGACGCAGAGCTTCACGCATCTTACGAACCAGTTGCGAGCAAGTAATACGTGGATCGTTAGAACCAGTCAGCTTCAGGTCATGAGTCTGACGTGTAACACCCATTTCTTCATAGAAGTCGATGGTGTCACCGTAAGACGTTGCCAGTGTACCTTCTGGAGCGTAAACAGTACCTTTCATCAACAGCTGCATACGAGCAACATCAGCAGTCAGGTCAAAGGAGTTGTTCAGATAAGCCAGCTTCTCAAGACGAACATCCATTACGGTTGCCAGACCAGCAGCTTCTTGAATCGAACTAACTTGTGCAACGCCATCGATATCTTGTGGCTTGATTGCATCTTGCAGTTCGAAGTTAGGGATACGAGCTTGAATGAAGCCACGCTTTGGCTTGGAAACCATGGTGTCAGCTTTAGCTTCCCAGTTCTTATCTTTGATCAAATGGTTGCTGTACTGGGTACGTTGAATCTCGATTTTCTTCTGAGTTACAAAGACTTCTTCAAACAGACCAAGATGGTCGATGATCGAGATATTACGAGGCAGTTCAACCAGAATGTCGGTCAGTTCAACAAACTTACCTTGCGACAGGCGATCAATATTCTTATCGATAATCAGAGACATATATGTTCCTTCCTTATGTTTTGTTAAGGGGCATTGAAGCCCCTATAAATTGGATTTAAACAGCTTTGTATTTAGATACGTCTTGCAGTACCAACAGACCTTGATTGGCCATCAGCTGCTTCAGAAGAGCGTAAGGAGCGGCACCCAACAGGGTTTCATAGTTCTCTTTGATGTAGAACTCTTTGAAAGCTGCATCACGAACAATTACGATAGAGTTCCATTTACCAGCAACAATCGCTTTAGGTGTGAAGTCGTAAGCGAACGAACTGTGGTCACCCCAGACAACTGCAAACTCATTGGTTGCAACAGCATCACCAGCAGCATCGATAACGGACCAAGCTACAGTTGGAGCAGAATCTTTTGGACGGACAACAATAGTGCCCAGTGGAATAACACCAGCCGGTGTGATGTTTGCGTTTTCATTACTGAAATGGAAATCGGCGTGGTCAATAACCAAGTCCGAAGCGTATTTCAGGAAGTTCAGTTCAGTGAAAGCCATTATTTGTATCCTCTAATAAGTTTTTGATTAACCGCGACGAGCGCGTGCAGCTTCAACACCAGCGATTCGAATTGCTTCAGCTTGGTCAACAGGAGCGTCTGTATCTTCAGCACCATCTTCACCAACTGCTTTAAAACTCTCAGCACGGGCATCTTTAACAGCTTTCAGTTGACCCACCATAAAGGCAAAGGAAGTTTCATCCAGTGCAGACATATTGGTCATGTAGGTTTCCAGTTCAGCTTCAGGAACAACATCAGCAAGAGCAGCCTTGCGACCTACCAGAATTGCATCAGCAGCAGCTTTAGCAGCCTGAGCCTGAGCTTCTTTGAACTCACCCAACTGTGTAGTCAGTGAAGCCAGTTGTTCACCCAGAGCAGTCAGCGAAGTCTCAGCTGTTACACGTGCTTCTTGTTCTGCACTCAACAGTGCTTGTAGTTCGTCGAGCTTAGCCATATCTGCTTTATCTCCTCGGTTCATAAATTTCAAGGCGCCTTTCATTGTGCCCTCCTTATTGTTTGCTTCGGCAACATCTGCCACATAGTTATAAAATTCTTCAACAGTCATTACTGAATCAGCAAGACCAAGTTCAAGAGCTTCGTCGGACATGAATACATTTGCCTGTGTGTCTTTAACGACTTTAATGTCAAGACCACGGTGAGTTGCAACATGACCTGTGAATGCTTCATACAAGGTATCAACTTGTGTTTGCAGACGTTCTTTAAACGCTTCAGTGAAAGAACCATCAGCAGCGAAAGGAACTTTGTCTTCACCGGCTGTAATGAATGTTCGCTCAATACCGGCTTTCTCAAGTTGCTTACTGTTGTTCATCAGTTGAATCAGAACACCAATACTACCCACTTGACTATCAGCCGACATTACAATCTCATCAGCAATACAAACTAGACCATAGCAAGCAGAAGCCGACATACCATCTACGTAAGCAATGATTTTGATACCATTCTCATCAGCAAGTTTGCGCAAGTAGTTTGCACTGTCCATCATGCCGTGAGCTTCACCACCACCAGAGTCAGCCATCATTACGACAGTCTTGGCTCCTTGTTCGACAAAGTATTCCATTTGTTCTTTCAGCATCTCGTAAGATGTACCACCACAAAGAGCTTCCCAACCGGAAGTTCGATATGTTAGTGGACCGTTGATGTGCATCACACCAGTTGCGGTATCCGAAACATAAGTCGGTCCACCAAAGTCATCATCAGAACGAGCTTCAGGGGTTACATCAATGTTCCCTTCGATTCGCTGGTTAACATATTCCAGAATGCTATGAAAAGAATTTTGTTCAATCAGATGTGGAGTGTTAACCAGTGAACCTTTAATACGTACCAAGCTATGAGTAGCCATTATTAACTCCCTTTGTTTGCTGTATCAGGATCACCGCTAGAACCTGTTCCTTTTCCGTTACTCCCGTTGAGTCCTGATTCCATTCCACCCCCAGCTTCGGAGACGAAACTTGTCATCATTTCTCTAAGTTTCTCAGTAGGTGTATCGTCAGGAACTCGATAATCAATACCAACACGAGCAAGGACAAAGTTAACAACTTCAGGAACCAGTGGGATAAGTCCGACAGCAGCCGATTGTTGTAGATATTTACCAACGCTCTCCAGTGACTCACTGTTAGGTAAATCAAAATCAATGTAAGGCATTACATCGGTAGGCCATGAGTTCTGTTCAAACAATGTCTTAACAAGCTTATGATTAAGCTGGTCTTTGATTTCGTTCAATCGACTCTTTACAGCCATGTCGATGATGCTTACTTTCGATTCAGCAAGAGAGTAACTACCACCAGAACCACCACCAAGCGACAATACGTCAGCGAAGAGAGCAACTTGAATCTCTCGCACATATCGGTTAATGATTGCGTTAACGTCATAAGACTTCGTACCCGAGATATTCTTAATCTCAAAGTCAAACATCTTATTGCCTTCCTGATCGAGCAACATTGGTAGGATGAACCCACTTTGTTTTGCTTGATGTGCTCGTTCCATCATTCGAGTGTACATGTTGAAGGACTCTTCCCGGTCAGGGTCACGATCTTCAACAAGATACTCAGGTGGGAGGAACAGGATCTTAAAGGCGTTGTTGTCTTGTGCTACACCAATAGCTTCAGACTCTTGGTAAGCTTGTTTCATCTTCCACGGTTGCCATGCAGCAACCAAAGGCGATGTACCAGAAGGGCTATCATTCTGAGGATTGTGGCGGAAGTGTAAGCACTTCTTCATTGGAATGTATTTGACACCAGTCTCTTGAGTGACACTAGTTCGCATAACTTCCCAACCATCATGACTAATCATGCTGTTTTCACTTGGGATTATAATGCGTTGATCGAAACCATCTAGTTCACGACCTTTGTCTTTCCAATACCACTGGACAACCGTTCCCTGACTCCTTGGTGAAAGGGCTTCAATCCCCACCAGACCGTCATTGAACTTACTGCCGTATTTGTAGTTGCGGAAGCGAAACACCATTTCAAGGACGCTGAATCCATAACGGTTAAACGTCGCAGCATTCTTAATGCCGGTTGTCCAACTGTGACGCATGTCGTCCATTACTTCAGTGAGATACTTCTGTTGAGCTTTGAGAGTAGCTTCTCGTTCTTTTGGAACACCCTTTGGAATCTTTACACTCCATGTGGCTTCGGCTACTTTACCTTCGACAAACTCTAGAGCTGGTCCAACGGAACCGTCAGTTGCCATCTTCTTGAATGTCTTGTAAGCTAATGGCCAACGTAGTTCATGTTGACAATCATCCCAAACTTGACCACCAAGAGTGACAAGACCGGTGTAACCAGTCTCACCATATACAATTGCAGGAGCTTTGGATTCTCCTTGTTTCAAGGAGGTTGTGTTTTCGGCGTTTTCTGCCATCAGGCAACTCCTTAATCGAAGGGGGTACTATGTGAAAGGTTGACACTGGCTAAAACCTGTGCCATATTAGGTACGTTGACGCGCTGAGCGAGGATTGACGTGGCATCACTGATACAGTCAACAATGTCATCGTGACCTGTCTCACCGCTACGCTTCTTACCGTTAAAGCCTTCAAGCTCTCGGTACATGAAGCTGTTGTTGTTTTCAATCTTGTTTTCCAAGTCAGTTGCACAACCCTTAAGGAACTGAACATGTCCGTTCATAGCCAAAGAAGAGAAGGGACGAAAACGATCCAACTTGGATTGCGTTGCTTTCATCGTTCTAACTCTGTATCCTTTTTCACTCAACGAACGTGTGAGCAGGCTTGTTGCAACTTTGGCAGAAGCACCGGGATCGAGTGGGATAATAATCTCACAGTTCTTTCCGTCTTGTTCTGCGTTGTCGAGGATGAACTTTTCCCACTGACCATAAAGGATTCGGCAACGACGAACATCGTGAATGAAGTAATCTCCATTCTTCAACTTGCTCATCTTCACACATGCTGTATAGTCAGGACTTGGGTTACCAGAAGACTTCAATGTACCAGCAAAGTCATATGCTCTAACTGTTCGTACAATCTCACTGGCAGATGGCTCATCAAGAGCATCTTCACCACACCACGAACGTTGGAAGTATGTAGAACCTTCCTCACGTGCCGTCCAGTCTCCGAGGAGCAGACGCCTCATCTCAACATCTGGCATAGCTTCCAACTTACCTTTATAGTCAGGTTGGAGCTTCATCAACGTTGGGTTGTCGATCAGTGTACCCAGCAACACTTGGAATGGAATCGGTTTAACTTGATCTGTATGATCAAATGGAAGATCTTTCTTTCCGTACTTCTCAATGAGTTCTTCTGGAGATTCACCCCAGCACATCTCGCCACCAATACGAAGTACAAATCTTGTGATCCCGTTCTTTGCAGGATCAGCAATACCATACTGAGGGTGACCTTCTGGATACAACCACCACTTAACCCATTCGAAAAGATAACTATCAGGGTCAGGGTTACATGACAACCAAATACTTGGTTCCATCTTAGCTGATGTTCGAAGACGTGAAAACAACCACCAGATGTGTTGTTCGTCAGCGTGAGTTGCTTCGTCATAGAATACGTTAGAGAGTTGAAGACCTTGATACTTACGACCAGCAGCGTCGTTCTCATAGTGAGCAAATGAAACAGATGCACCACTTGGGAAAACAATCATCTGATCTTTAATCTTTACTTTGATGTCAGGATAAACCTGAGAGTAAAGCCCGACTGCTTCTTGGAACAGTCCACCAGCTTTCATCAAGTCGTTACTGTGTTGTCGAATACAGTAACCATTATACTTTGGATCATGCGCCCAACGTAGGTGTCGCATTAGTCCGACATAGCTTTTAGAGCTACCGGCTGCACCACCAACTACCAGAATCTTAGCATTCGACTTCAGGTATTTCTCTTGGAAGGGAGATTGAGGACGCACCATGTTAACTTCATGTTTTACATCCATGGTCATGGTGTGCTCCGAAGGAGATAACTTCTTATCTCCATATAAGTGCCTATTCTAAATGATAATCATTATTTTGTCAATACGCAAAATACTAATTAAGCAAATTTTGCAAGATATTCTTTAGTCATCTTGTCGCGGGAGCGACCAGTGATTTCAACAGACTTACATACTTCTTTGAATTCAGTTTCCCAATCCATGTTGTCTAGTTGTTCTTTAGTCCATGGAGTTCCTTGGTTGGTACTCTTATCAACTACTGGTGTATCCTCTGTATCCAATGAGAAGGTTGCAGCGACAGGCTCTACAAAGGCAGCAAACACTTCTTTGCATGAGTCATATTCGAATACACGAAGTGTAGCATTCGGAACTGGTGGAACTTCAGCTTCTAGAACAAGAGAACAACTGTGTGGGAATCGCATACTTGGAAGAGTTCCGGGTTTAAGCTTGGCACCCAAGTTCGCCATTTCAATAATGTTCTCAATCATGTTCAAACCAAGAGAGTCGGAACTGGTTACGTGCAGGTGATACTTATTCATAGTTACTCCTTAATGTTGGGTTTCCATATCGAGACTGAATGCACCGGTTGATGTCGCTTCAGCTTCTTTCTGGTTTTCTTCTAGTTGTGCCGCACCTTCAGCATTACCTTTATCACGAACACCAAGGATTGCCATCTCTTCACGAAGACAAGTGTTGTTCAATGATTCGATAGATTTGACAATGAACTTTGCCATGTCAACTTTATCTTTAGATGGTACGTTTACTGCTTCACCAGCTGAGTTCTTACCAGTCATACTGATACGTAGAATCTCTAACGCATCTGGTTGTAACTCGCATAGTTTAACAAGCTGTGTACGCATTTTAGACCGTGGACCACTCTTACTTCCCTTTGGTCGTCCGGCAGGATTACCAGATACACCGGGTTGGAATCGAGTGTCACGTTCATGAAGTGGGCTAAGTCCCATATCTTCACTGGACATAATTAACTCCTATAATTCTTGACATAAAGACAATTCTATAGTCTGACCTTAAATTTGTCAATACCATGAGCAATAACTCTTGACAAATAGAAAAGCCCGCACATGGCGGGCTAATGGAGCTTAATCTATTAAGTCAGTTGACCAGCTGTTCGACTTGCAGCAAGCAGAGCATTGAGCTTGTTCACAATTTCCGTAACAGCTGTTTGTGCAGTTGCAATATCAGTCACTGTTTGTGCAGCAAGATCAGCAACAGCAGTTGCTTTCTTTACACCACCAACAACGGCTGTAGTTGCAGCGGGTAGTACATAACCACCACCGTTAAACAATGCATCTAGGTCACCATTACGGGCAGTACCTACAACACCCAGTAGTGCAAGAGCTTCGATCAGTTCATCACGAGTTGCAATAGCCATATTTGTTTCCTTTTGTTGAGTTAATTGAGTTTGTTAACCTACATGTTTTCGTACAGCGAACTGACGAAGCTTAACTGTAGAGTTCTGAGGAACGTTTTGTGCGAAGTAAATACTGATACGAGTAACGATAGCTGTCTCTGTACCATCAACGGTATAACGTTGTGTGTCCAATGCACCTGTGATTGTACCAGTGGGCATTGAATGTGGATCTACATACTTATCACCGTCTCGATAATAGATAGTGGTTGACACTGAAGCAACTGGTTTGGTTACCAACAGTTCTGCTGTAACACCAAGAATACCAAGTCCATCACCTACAAGGTCATACACAGCCATTAAACTGATAACATTACCAGCAGACAGGTTCGCAAGAGTAAACGTCGCAGTGGGTGATACAGCAATGTATGCACCAGCTGATGTAGGTGTTCCACCAAACTTAATCACCTGTGACTCACCATACTGTGCAACTTCTTTAGACCATTGTGTGGTGAGTCCTGTGAAGCTTGACCCTGCACCTTTGAATCCAGTGGCGACCACACTTCCAGCGACAGGGTTGACAGAACCAGTTGATTGTGTAACGCTACCTGTCATCAATGGATTAGCTGTGAGGCTACCGGTAATGTTATTCACAGAGAACAAGTCTGCACTTTCAGTAGGAAGATCAACTCCGAGATTGACATACTGCGCAAGCACAGGACCAAAGCCGAGTGCACCTACTTTGTATGCACCTTTGATGTTGACGTGCAGGTCGTCATGCAAGTCACTTTGAACAATTAACGAGTAAGTATCAGCTACTGGTGTAATCTCAGACAACTCGTTAATGATCCAGTCGCGAATAGTTTCATGATCAACTTGTTGTGGAGCAGTCAAAGCCTTGGTGGCGAATCGTGGTGTATCATTACCAACGATTACAATCTTTCCTGCTTTTTGCAGACGACGAACAATCGCAGTGATATTCCGCTTAGTGTCAGCAACTGTCATACCACCAGTTCTGTCGTTAGTTCCACCCATGAAGAGTATAATGTCTGCTGGACATGCAACTACAGCCGAGATACGAGCAAGCATCATACCTGTTGTATCACCACCTACACCGAAGTTGTAAGTTGTTGGGCAGAAACCACCAGCTACCTGAGCAGCCCAAAAAGCATAACCATAGTTCTCGGTTGAAAACGCTGTTGCTGCAATTGTGTGACATTGTGCAGTTCGGCTATCACCGAAGATTGCGAATTCACGACTCAATGGTTTTGTCAGGTTTGTTGGACTAACTGGCACATCTAACAAATTGTCAAACATACCATCAACAATTAACCCTCTAACACCAGTACGTGAAAATGTATTAATTAGATCATGTCTGGTTGTCATAATTTATCCTACTTATTTTTTCGAAATGAATGCCCCAAATACGACTAAACCCGGCACGAAGGCCGGGTTATGGTGTCTGCCTTGAGGCAGTTACAATTCCTTGTCGGGTAATTGTTTGGCAGTACAAGTAGGATTTGAACCTACGGAGCTTTTACACTCGACGGTTTAGCAAACCGTTTCTTTAAGCCACTCAGACATTGTACTATTGTTTGGCGGTAGCTTAGAGGATCGAACTCTAAAGGCGCTATTAACGCTCGCCGGTTTTCAAGACCAGTCCCGTCGCCGTCCATCGGGTTGAGCTACCATTGTATCTTCTAAAACTTCTTTCAGTATCTGACGATCAAGTCTGCATTCTTTCCAACTAAGACGTGAACAGCAACGACAATCTGCTGGTCCCATATCTTTAAGTTGACGACGACGCATTTTAACTTTCATCAAATACTCCTTTAATTGGTCACCCCTGAAGGACTCGAACCTTCGACTTCTCAGTTCCAAACCGAGCACTCTACCAACTGAGCTAAGAGGAGATATTACAAATTGGTGGATCAGGTTGGACTCGAACCAACAATGCATTCAGCGTGGAGTTACAGTCCATTGGGTTACCAATTACCCTACTGATCCTTTTGTTATTAGGTAGCTCTACCGACTGAGCTTACTCCGGTGTATGCCACCAGAAATGGGACTCGAACCCATGCACACCAAGCAACTGTTAACAAGCGATGTTCTCAAGCCTGCTTGAATTAGATCCGGTACACAACTATCTGACTAGTATCGAAAGTTGAATACCTGTTGAGCTTACCTGATCGCAGCCGGTGTGCAACTTCCGGTCAAGGAAGGTGGGAATCGAACCCAAATCAGTTATCTCACATAATGGGGCGTATACCCCGTTCGCTATTGTTGGTTTAGACCAAATAGCATTTCTACGAATTTGGTGCCGATTGTAAGGATTGAACTCACGACCTCCGCATTACAAGTGCGTTGCTCTACCATCTGAGCTAAACCGGCATGTCCGTCTTAGTTACTGGCGCTTAGGTGACGGAAACCTTAGCACGCTCAGTGAAACATAGTAATTGGCAGTGTATACGAGAATTGAACTCGTGTCTCCGGCGTGACAGGCCAGCATAATCGACCACTATACTAATACACTTTGAAACTTAGGAAACAACCTTACCAGAATAAGGATTCTTACCTTTCAAACCTTTGTTCGGATGACCTTTCGATTTCTCTTTACTCTTCTCGATCATCTTGTGTTCTTTAGTTGCATCGTAAAACTTAACCATCTTTACAGCTCCTCTTTAGTTACAACATGTTTGGCTGGTAAGGTAGGTTTCGAACCTACAGTTGACTTTCGTCGTCGCATTAACAGTGCGATGGGTCTACCAGTTCCCCCACTTACCATTTAAATTCTGCTAGAGGGTTGACATGTGCCTAGCCACACTTGGTGCTCTTATTGTTTGGTGCGGGATAAGAGACTCGAACTCTTAATGTCTGATTGGAAGTCAGAAGTGTTACCAATTACACTAATCACGCTTTTGTTTGGCAGGTCGACTAGGACTTGAACCTAGAGTTGGCGGATTTGGAATCCGCTGCTGTACCAATTGGAGCCACCGACCTGCAATGTTTGTTGTTACGATTTGGAAGGCCAATGGACACTAACATCAAATCACAACAAGCAATCCTTTACATCACCTGATTCCATAGAGGAGAGGGCTATGTACCAATTCATCAGTAAAGGAAGTGCTCTTTTGTCTGGATATGTTGCCCATTATACAGAGACTCCCTTCTGATGTCAATACGTAGTTCAAATTATTTTAAATCCATTCCTCTTCTTTCATAAACAACCCAAGATCAATCTCTTCACAACCGATCCCCTCACCAACTCCATGTTCTTCAAACATCATAGTTGCGCCTCTTGTAAGATGAGTTTTTATTTGTCAATGACTCGAATGCATATTCAAACTTGAAGTCCTTACTTTCACTAAGATCTTCTGATTCGAGTTCGTCATTAACCTCTTCCATTTCTTTCATTACATTTTCATAGCTATCGGGGTTATTCACATTGTTTGTCCTCTGTTGATTAAAGAAGACTACACTCTACACCTGATAGGTTGAAAATGTCAAGACCACTACAAGTAATCCAATTCGTCAAGCGCTTCGTCAGCACTAATCTCACGATTCCAGCAACGAATCAGTACGTTGAGTTTTGATTGACGATACTCATCATTGATGTAATCACGATTACTACCATGTGTTGGACAATTTGGATTCTCAGAAATCCAAGGACCACCAATCAGATAACATTCATATTCACACAGCATTTTATCACCATTGCTCAGACAGGCTACAAGGAGCTGTAAGACCTGACAATGTAAATTCTGGATCGTGATCAAGGTTTACAGTTAAAACCTCTCCAAAGCGATTACAGATACTTACAGACCCACATGAAGCATCAGCCAGTACAGCACCACCAAAGAAATTGCAATCAAACTCAAAACTCACAGAATTACCTCACTCTCAGTTACGGAATATGTATCAATTCTTTTTTCCATGAGTGGTATCACATGTGGATAAACACCATACAACCGTTTTGAAGTATTCAGAAATAGATTCCACTCTTCAGCTTCACACCAGTCACGGAGGTACTCAGCAGTGCTGTGTTTTGCACACCGAAACATCACAGCACCATGGTCTGAACTGACCACATCCCAAGTATTCATGATTCCATCATTCATTACGATCACTCCCATTGTATGCTAGATAAAAATTCATCGTCTTCGAACATATCGTCGTTCGCTTGTGGTTCTATGGTACTCTGTTCATCAACCTTGTCAACCACTATTCTCACTTCTTTTTGAATTCTCTTGGTTCCAAAGAATTGAATGTCGAGGTTCACACTCTTGTACACCCAACTCTTGTTACCATTGGATCTTGGTTTGTCTGCATCTATCACACCACCATCGTACATCTTCTTTAACGATCTTGCTACTGCCTTCCATTCCAAACCGATTGCATTACCAATGGTGACCTGTGTTTCGTAATGACCTCCTCCCGAGATGTTGAAGTATGTGGTTCTTGCGTACATGTAGATCAGCACCAGTTTATCAACAGCAGTAAGGTCTACTGGTTCACCTGTTGATTTACTTACGAATCCAGTAGCACTCATCAGATTCTTAGGTGCCTTGTAAAACTCACTACTCATTGTCCTTCACTCTGTTCTGTAATTCCATACACCATACCCATGGGAGGACGTGTACGCAAGCTTTTCTTTCTTACTACTTATCTGTCTTACTCAGTCTTTCTTACTTCAGACCCTCTGAGGGTGGTGACACACCTACCTGACAGGGTGGTGACATTGTGTTTGACCTACCTCAGAGGGTGGTGAAAATAATCGTTGACAATGTGTTAGCCTGCTGTAGAATGAGCGACATAAACCAACCGGAGAAACAAAATGCAAGTAATCGAATTCATCAAACGACATAGTACGTCTCTTCACGATCTGGATGAAGGATTGTCTGCACTGACCGAACAGCTAGCAATCAGCGTAAAGAAGGTGGATGATCTGCTGGTACTGAACTACAACCAGATTGATAGCCCAAAGACAAATCCGATTGTGATGGAATGTCGCAGTCTGATTCTGGAAGCTGGAACCTTACGTGTTGTTTCTCGCAGCTTCGACCGATTCTTTAACTACGGTGAGGCATTGAATGTCATGCCTGTGATTGATTGGAGTAAAGCAGTTACTTATGACAAGGTTGACGGTAGTCTGATTAAGATCTATCGCCACAAAGGCCGCTGGAACGTCTCTACAAAGGGAACAGCTTATGGTGAGAGCGATTGCATGGGTTATGGTGTAACGTTCAAGGAGCTGGTGCTGAAGGCTCTTGGATGTGATACAGATAGTCGTTTTCAACTACTGATGAATCAGTCGCTTCTCCATTTCCATAACACGTATATCTTTGAATTGACAAGTGTTGAAAACCGTGTCGTCAAACGTTATGAAGGTTACAAACTACATTTCCTTGCTGCACGCAATAATGAAACAGGTGAATACGAAACAGAGTATGAACGTGAGTGGTTGGTCGACGAATCATGCCCGCTGTCTAAACTGATTCAGCAACCGAAAGAATATCGATTTGACACAGTTGAAGAATGTCTTCGCACTTCTCGTGAGTTGAAAGACCTTGACGAAGGTTACGTTGTATACCAAGATGGTGTACCTATTGCAAAGGTTAAGTCTCCAACTTATGTGGCTGTCCACCATATTCGTGGTGAAGGTTTGAATCCTAAACGTGTAATGCAATTGGTTCTTAGTGGTGAACATCACGAGTATCTTAATTACTTCCCGGATGATGAGGTTGTGATTATGCCATATGTTAACGCATATCTGAAGCTTACAGATGCAATTGGTGATTCTTACGATGAAATCAAGGGAATCTCAGAGCAGAAGGAGTTTGCTGTAGTTGCTCAAAAACATCCGTTTAAAGCAGCATTGTTCCAAGCTCGTGCTAAAAACATGTGTGCGATTCATGCGTTCAATGATCAACGCGACAGTTATAAAATGGAAATTCTAAAGGAGTATGTGTAAATTGAAGGCAATTATTACAGTTGGTGTAAGTGCAAGTGGTAAAACCACTTTTGCAAATGAGCTTGTTGCTCAAGGTTTCCGTGATATCAATCGGGATTACATTCGATTCAATGTCGTATGTCCGGGTTCGAACTGGAGCAACTACAAGTTCAATGGTAAGAATGAGAAAGAAGTTTCCGAAGTTCATGAACAAATGATCATGGAAAGTTGGGCGCGTGATGAGAACATTGTGATCAGTGACACCAACTTGAATACCGGTCGTCGTAACAATCTGGTGCGAACTCTGCAAGACCTTGGCTATGTTGTTGAAATCAAAGAGTTTCATGTAGCACAAGATACTGCTTACAAGCGTGATCGTCTGCGACCAAATGGTGTTGGTGAAGGTGTAATCTATCGTCAGTTCAAAGATTACCATGATTATGTCGGTCGTCTGACATATGTTGCTGATGAAAGTTTACCGAAAGCTGTTATCTTTGATGTTGATGGAACCATTGCTGAGATGGATGGTCGTGGTCCATTTGAATGGAAGCGTGTTGGTGAGGATAAACCTCGTGAATTTGTGATTCAGATGTTGCGTAACTATGCAATGATGGGTTACATTATCATCATCTGCTCAGGTCGAGACGATATCTGCCGTGTTGAAACTGCCAATTGGTTGAATGAACATGTTGGATCTATGTTCTGGCACGCTCTGTACATGCGTAAGAATGGTGATTTCCGAAAAGATAATGCTGTAAAGGAAGAAATCTTCTGGACATACCTCACACATAAGTATAACATCGTTGCCTGTGTTGATGACCGACCACAGATGATCCGTCTGTGGCATGAGTTGAAGATTCCAAACGTGATCGCTGTTGCTGATCCGTACATTGAGTTTTAAGGAGAAGAAGTAATGAGCAAGGTTCAACTTAAATTTAAAGAAGGTGTAACTGTTCGCATCATTGACGATACCACATTTCATGGTTTCGAGATTGGTAGCACTGTAACTATTGATAGTATTAAAGATTGGGGTAATGGATATTACAGTTATGTTGCTATCGATGAAGATGGTGATGATATGGTGTTTGATGATGACGACTGTGAAGCAATCCAAGGAGTTCTACAATGATTAAGTACAGCGTGAACCATACCCAGACTACTGTTCGTCAATGGAAGTTTCCTGACGGTTGTGTTGGGGTTGATATCCAAGTGGGTAGTCAGGCAAAAGACTTTACAAACGATCTGGTTAAAATCACTTGTATCTTTGGTAGTGAGGGGTTTACAATCAATGATGACATCATTGCACTTGCGATGGTTGTTGATGCTGTAAAACGTCAATACCCTGTTGCTAAGTTGGAACTTGAACTACCTTACATTCCATATAGTCGCCAAGATCGTGCTGTGAACGCTGGTGAGCCTAACAGCTTGAAAGTAATAGGAAAGATGATCAACGCTATGGGTTTCTCATCAGTGTTCGTCCTTGACGCCCACAGTATCGTCGCTGATGCTTGTATTGATAACATGGTTGAGGTTACTCAATTAGATATCTTCCGTAATATCTATCCGAGTTTTCGTCAAGTTTACGTTGTTGCTCCAGATGCTGGTGCAAGTAAGAAGTGTGAAACGTTTGCGAAAGCTGTTGGTGCTGCTGGTGTTATCACCTGTGCGAAAGAACGCGATCCACATACTGGTAAAATTGTAGGTCTTAAACTACTTGACAGCGTTCCAGAAGGTGCTAACATCTTGGTACTCGACGACCTGTGTGACGGTGGTCGTACATTCATCGAAGTCTCACAGCTTCTTGAGGCAACGGGTAACGTTTCGAATCTTGATTTGGCAGTTACACACGGATTGTTCTCGAAAGGTGTAGATGTTGTTGCAAAGAACTATGACACAATCTATACTACAGACAGCATCATAAGTGACAAGAATAACGGTATTGTCCGTATCATTTCGGTATACTAAGGATTACAAATGAAGGTTAGATGTGTTCAAATCACCACACCGCGTTCTGATTTACGTCGTGGTCCACCGGGTGGTATTACTGTTGGAAAAGTTTACAAGGTAGCTGAAGTAATTGAACCGGCTCATACTTATGCTTTGGTGAATGATGAACCATTTGATCGACCTGCGATGTACTCGATCATTAATGATAACTTCAAGATTGCCCGTTACAGTCAGGATCGTTTTGAAGTTATCTGTGACAAACCAGTTCAAGATTTGAGGACAGCGTTCAATTGGTTAACAACTGAATTGCGTTCACACATTAAATATCTAGAAAGTAGGGACGTATTTTAAGGAGAAAGAAACATGAGGGATGAAGAACTCCTCGCAATTTGTCAGGAGTTTTATTCTCTTGGTGAGGATGGTATTTATTTAAAGAAATGGAGACGAGGTTTTCCAAGAAGTGCCGTAGGGAATCGTGTAGGTAACACGCACCATTCTGGTTACAAGTATGTAAAGATAAACAACAAGCTTTATGGTGAGCATCGATTGGTTTGGTTAATGATACATGGTGTATTTCCAGATGGCGAGCTTGACCACGAAGATGGCGACTGTTGTAATAACACAATTTCAAATCTTCGCCTTGCAACACGGGGTAGAAATTGTGCAAACAGAAATGGATGGTCTGAATCAGGTTATAAAGGTGTTTACCCAACAAAAAGAGGTAAACCTTGGCAGGCTCAAATAACTGTTGATAAGAAGTCAATACTTCTCGGTAGATACGACAACAAAGAAGATGCAGCAAGAGCTTACGATATAGCAGCACTTAAATACAAAGGCGAGTTCGCCAAAATTAATTTCACAGGAGAAACAGTATGAATCTTTTCGCAGCATTCCTCTCGGATGGGTATAAGGCTGGTCATATGGACATGTACGCAGACAATACTGAGGTTGTGTCTTCTAACCTTACACCACGTTCTGACAGTATTTATCGTCGTTCGTGCACCAAGTATTACGATGGTAAGTTGGTTGTACTCGGCCACCAAGGTGCTGTGATGGAAGTCGTTGAGATGTGGGATGACTTCTTCAAAATGGACAAAGGCATTGCACTCGGTCGTTTCAAGCTTTTGTGCGACAGTTATTTTGGGTATGATTTGATTCAAGTTGATCGTCTTTCGAAGTTGCACGATCTTGGTTATCTTCCGCTGGAAATCCGTACTCTGGATGAAGGTAGTAAGGTAAACATGGGTGTTCCGGTCCTGACCATCCGTAACACTATTGCACATGCGTTTTGGTTGGTTAACTTCCTTGAAACTGTGATCAGCAACCTTACTTGGAAACCAAGTACTGCGGCAACTATTGCAGCTGAATACCGTGCAATGTTGACCGACTATGCAATTCGTACAGGTACTGCTCTTGAAGTAGTTAATATTCAAGCACACAGCTTTGCTGACCGTGGTATGTCTGGTCCTGAAGATGCTGCACGCTCTGGTTTCGGTCACGTTGGTAGTTTCTTGGGTAGTGATTCGCTTGGTACTGTGTTGTACGCACAACAGTATTACAAGGCTGGTAACTTTGTAGCATGTTCTGTACCTGCAACTGAGCACGCTGTAAGCACAAGTAACATTCTGCGAATTGAAGAAGAACTTGATGAAAACGTATACGCTTTTGTCAACAACGAGCAATACGACATCTACAGTAAAATGGTTGGGAATGATGAAGATCCTCGACTGATCGCTGAAATCATGTTCCTGTACGAACTGATGCTGAAGTTTCCAGTTGGTATTCTTTCGTATGTTGCTGACAGCTTCGACTTCTACGGTCTGATTTCTCGTGGTCTACCATATCTGAAAGAAGTTATCCTTCGTCGCCAGTCAAATGGTGTAACGCCCGGACGACTAGTTATTCGTCCAGACTCTGGTGATCCTGTAGAAGTGTTGTGTGGTGTTAAGATTTATAACATCCCTCACACTTTTGCTGAGCTTGATGAGCAAACAGATGAAGCTTCCGATTCTATATGTGACATTGGTTACAACGTAGTTGAAGACCTTGATGGTGGAGATGAAGCCAGTTTCATTGGTCGTACATCTGATGGTGTTATCGTTTCCATCGACGGTTATGTGCACAAGGAGCGTTACTACGACAGTAAACATTTTACAGGTTGGTACGCTCGTGAAGTTGAGTTAACTGTTGAACAGAAAGGTGCTGTAGAAGTATTGATGGACATCTTCGGATACACTGAGACTTCCACTGGTCACTTCTTGATGGACGACCACATTGGTTTGATCTACGGCGACTCTATTACTACCAATCGTTGCCAAACAATCCTTGAGCGCCTGTTTGACAAGGGTTACGCTTCTGGTAATGCAATGTTCGGTGTTGGCTCTTACACTTACCAGTGTGTGACACGTGATTCTCTAGGCTTTGCCGTTAAGGCAACTTACACTGAAGTTAATGGTAAGGCGATTCCGATCTTCAAAGATCCTAAGACGGATAGCAAGAAGAAGAGTGCTAAAGGTCTGTTGCACGTTGGTCTGGTTGATGATGAATATGTCTTGACCGATAATGTCACTCGTGAGGTTGAACAGAGTGAATCCAATATGCTGAAGATTCGATTCTTGGATGGTAGTTTCTACAATCAAACATCCCTTGATGAGATTCGTGCAAAACTGATGGTGTAACTGGATGGCCCGCTTCGGCGGGCTTTTCCACGTCTGAAATAAGTGGTTTATGTTGTTGACAGGCATGACAATTCTGGTAGAATGGTCGGACAAACAAAGGAGATGAAAATGACTCAAGTAACCAAAGCCCGTGAACTCGCTCTTCTGAGGCACCACGGTCAATTGTACGGTGAGCACCCTTACATGTTCCACCTATACCAAGTTGAAAATATTGCTGTTCGGATGTATGGTTGTGGTACTGACTGTATTGATGATCTGCGTGCTGCCTGTCTTCTTCATGATATTCTTGAAGATACGAATACAACAACAGATGAGTTACTCAGTCTTGGATTTTCACATCAGGTTGTTAATGCGATTAGTCTTGTTACCAAAGATGCGTTCACAAGATATGATCAGTATATAAATAATATTCGTATGGATGAACTGGCCCTTAAAGTAAAACTATGCGATACTGCTGCTAATCTGATGAACAGTATCAATGCTTGTAGTGCAAAACGTATCAACAAATATAGTAAGCAGATTCAACTACTTGGTGGATTCTAATGGCAGTTGTAAAAGATTCAACAGGTGGTTGGACTTGGTATGTTGAGCAAGTGAAATTGAATATCGTTGATACAGTGAAACTTGATTACAAAGATGTAATGAAGAAGTATATTTCAGGCCAATCATGGCAGAAGACAGTTGAGGAGATGAAATAATGATTACCCAGAAAGAGATTCGTGAAATTGCATTGGCTGACATGCTGGTAAGTCTTAAATCTGCCCGTGTAAGTGCTAAGCTCGCAGGGTTCACCAGTTGGGAAGTTGATGACGCCATCTGTGAACTGATTGATATTGCTGAGTTCCAATACGATCAAGAGCGTGACGTATGAGCGAGATGGAATACAATAAAGGTGTGTTGGAGCCTTCTGGTATCGATACCGAATTGTTCGATGAAGATGCTTTTGAAAACGCGCAGGATATGGGTTTGGTTCGAATTCATGACGAACTCTACATTCCACATTGGGAAGTAAAACGTGGTGAACTCAATGGTATGAACAATACGACAGTTGATGAGGCTGGTTTTATTCACTTCGAAACATATCACTACAACGGTGGCGCTCACTGGACCGAACTTGTTGAGGAGAAAGTTTAATGTCAGGTGCTATCGTTACATGGCAATCGAAACTTGATGCAACTCTTGGTAAGAAACCAGTTGCACGTTACCATTCATGTGGTGTACACTACGAAGATTACGAACTGCATGATGGTTATTGGCGTTACACGTGGACCAACTTCACGTTAGATGATCATCCTGAGTTCATTGAAGTAAATAAGATGGAGGTTTCTCTTGATTAAAGTTCATATTGTGAAAGGTGTTGACTCACATGACACTCAAATTCTTGAAGTGTTCTTCGATCACGATGATGCTGAAGAGTGGATGAACAACTACGACGGTGACGATGATTTCGCTTACTTGTGTATCGATACACGAAATGTTAAAGGAGATTTGAATGAAGTTTGCTGAAAGAATTGATAATATTCCAGCTAACTGTTTTACATACGGTCATTATCATGATGGGTTTTACCAATGTCGTGATGAAGCGTCAAACATTGCCGAGAAGGCCGATGAATTGATTGTTAAGTTGTTTGATGCACTTTGTAATCGTCATGCTGATGATCTTGTTGATGAATTGAAAGAGGAGTATGGTCTGTGAGTGTTATCCCAACAAAAGAACAACGTAAGAATACTATTTACATTGCTGGTGCGATGACTGGTTTGCCTGAATTCAATTTCCCAGCGTTTAACTCTGCTGCTGACAAGTTTAAAGCCGATGGTTGGGAAGTTAAGAATCCAGCAGAACATGGTGTTGTTGAAGGTGCAACTTGGGAAGATTACATGGCATTCGATCTAACTCAATTGGGTCAATGTGGTGCGATCTATATGTTGAAAGGTTGGGAGATGTCACGTGGTGCTTGTCTTGAACAACTAATCGCTGATCGACTGGGTATGAAAATCATTTACGAGGACCGAGCATGACACTTGACCAAGCTGTAGAATATGTAAAGAATGAAGCAAAAGCACTAGGTTACAGTCATCACGAAGTGCAACTTCTTGTCCCAGATCTGCGTGAAATGATTTACTCACTTCCGTCTACCGAGAAAGATGACATTGATGCACTGATTGAGGAAAAGTTGTAATGGCTGAGAAGAAAATCAAGACAGTTATAGTAGAGTTTGAAGCATTCAGTGCGTGGGACTTTATCCCGGTTGGAAGCTTTTATATCCGAGATGCAAGCGGTGACTACTTATTCTTGAAAACTTCTAATCGAGCAGAAGCACAGAAGCATGTGAACGATACTTACGGTAAAGGTAAGTATACAGTAGTTGCAGCTAAGGTTCAGAAGACGGTGAGTCGTCTTGAGAGTGGTGGTCTTAGTTGTACCGGTACAGCAACCCGCAAGGGTCAACAAAAACGTTAATTGATAGGAGAGAAATGATGAACAACACTGGTCTTAGCGACACTTCTGAAATTCAAGAAGCATCCCTTGTAAACTTCATGGCTGCAATTGGTTATGAACCTGTTTACAAACTGACCCAACAATGTACCGACATGCTGGTTGGTTTCTTCCAACCAAAGTTCTTTCGTATCGGTCGGGCTCGTTTGAGTGTTAACACTGCGATCAAACTACACAATGAGTATGCCGAAGAGTCTTTTGCAGAACTTATTTCGTTTACTCCGAATCAGGAGTTCCGTGACTTCGTTGCTGACTACGACAATATCGATAAGATCACATCGTTGTTTGCTGGAACCTGTAAGATTGTTAATTTCATCAGTGCAACTTACTCAAAGAAGAAAGGTTTTGTTGTTCACAATCACAATGTCAAGTTCATGACTAAACGTGACCAACGTCGTTACGGTTTCTAAACAATGAAAGCGAAAATGATACGTCCGTACATGGAAACTGCACGAGCTTTCGCTAAGTTATCGCACGCCGAAAGACGGAAGGTTGGGGCGATTGCTGTAACTCCACAAGACGTTGTGATTTACTCTTGGAACGGTAGACCATCAGGTGACAGTAATTGCTGTGAAGTTAATCCAGAATTGACACATCCTGAAGTGCTACATGCTGAATCAAACATTGTAGCGAAGGCAGCACGAGAGGGTATATCACTTAAAGACGCTGACATTTATGTAACACTTAGTCCTTGTCTACCGTGTGCGTTGCAACTCTATCAGGCGGGTGTTAGAATGGTTACATACGACGAGGAATATCGGCTGACTGACGGTATCGAATTCCTAAAACGAAAACAAATTCATGTATTGAAGTACGAGGAGAGCGTATGAGGATTTTAGTTGACCGCATGTCAGGAGATGCAACTGTTTTGATCTACAACAAACAAGGTGATTTGATTCACACTGAACCATTTTACGCAAGTAGCTTTAGTAGCTATATCCGTCACGTTCCTGTTGTTGAAGTTGAGTATGGTCACAGTACATGTTTGAGTTCTGGTGTCTTCGAATACAAGGTGGTAGCATGAGTGCCATCTATCGCATTCTTAGAGAGGAATATCGTAATGGGAATGTGAATTTCAAGATTGAAAAGAAGGTTGAGCATGTTGAGCGTTGGGTTCATATCACCAACCGTGACACGGTAATATTGGCACGAGCGGTTATTGAGAAATTAATTGGTGATGAGTTAGTTAGTAGTGAGGTTGTAGAATGATTATTGACACTGAGTCTGGTAAAGAGATGTTCAACGCTGTTGCCGCTGTAGGTGATCAATCGAATGATGTTGACAAGCGTGAACAACTTCGCAATCAGGCAATGAAGTTTCTGTACGACAACCAAGAGTGTTTCGTTGCCCAATGGATTCTACAGAATCCTTATGCGAACATTGGTCAGTATGCACTGAAGTTTGTTTACAACGATTCATCCCTTTTGGGTTACTCGGTAACCATGGAGAAAATTGATGTTTGAGAAACATTTGTTTGGATTGGAAAAGAATGGTGATGTAAAGGTTTGGTCTATCAGAATTGAGGACGTGTTCTGCGATCACCCTGAAGCTATGTTGGTCATCACACATGGTAAAGAAGGTGGTAAACTCACAGTTAAGAATGAGAGCGTGACTCAGGGGAAACAAGGTCGTACTGTTTACGAACAAGCTGTATCTCAGGCCGAAGGTCGCATCAAGAAACAACTTGATAAAGCGTACCGTGAAACTAAGGAGGAACTGGATTCAACGCCACTACTTGCGATGTTAGCATCTGATTACAACAAGGTTGGTCACCGAATCCAATTTCCCTGCTATACATCGGTGAAATATGATGGTTGCCGAGCATTAGCGATTAAACACTGTGGTGAAGTTCGCTTGGAGTCCAGAACCGGACAATCGTTTAGCGTACCTTGTGTCGAGGAAGCTCTGAATAAGATCATGCATGACGGTGATGTGTTGGATGGGGAACTTTACAAACATAACTATGAGCTTCAGGATATCTTGTCTGCTGTTAAGCGTACCGATACGCAAAAGGAAATTGACAAGGCATTCAAGAAGATGTCAAAGAACAACAGTGTTGAAAATGCCGATGCTTATGACTCAGCCGTTAAAATTGCATACCTTCGAGACAATCTAGAGTTCCACATTTTTGACATTCCAATGGATGGTGATTTTGAAGCACGCCTGTCAGCAATGAATGAGTTATTCCTTAACGAAAAAGAGAACTTCGGCCATACAATCGAAATGACGCAATATGACGTTTGCAATAGTGATGAACAACTTCGACAAATCCTTCACCCTCGTGCAGTTAAAGACGGATTTGAAGGTGTAATGTTACGGAATAAGAAAGGTGTTTACGAAAGTGGAAAGCGAAGCGGTGATTTGCAAAAGATGAAAACATTCATGGACGATGAGTTCTTGATCCTTGATGTTGTAGCTGACAAGCAAGGTAACGGCGTGTTTGTACTAAAGAACAACGTGAACAATGAGACGTTCCAATGTGTAATGGGATCACTTGAGGAGCGAAACCTGTACCTTAATGTGTACCGTAAATCACTGATTGACAAATGGTTGAAAGTAAAATTCCAAACCAGATATAAAGGAACTCTACTCCCTCAGTTTCCTGTCGGACTTATGGTTCGTGACGGTTATGCTGTAAATGGTGAGTTTGTACCATATGATTAAGGAGTGACAATGAACTACGAAGATTTCCCGGTTGATTATTTGTGGGAGTGTTTCGATGTTAACTTTCAGACCGGGAAATTGACGTGGAAACAAAGACCTCGATATCATTTCGAGACAGATTTTGCTTACAATACAATAAATCCGAGGCAGTTTGGAAAGGTTGCGGGTTCGATTTCAAAGAATGATTACTGGACTGTTGGATTGCGTGGAATTGGTGAAAGTAAGAAAGTTATGTATCAGCACCGTATCCTTTACGCGATGTTTCATGGCGTTTGGCCTGATGAAACAATTGATCATTTCGATGGGAATACGAAGAACAACTCGATTTCCAATCTAAGACCAGCATCTCAGTCAGTTAACACAAAGAACCAAAGACTTAGGAATACAAATAAGTCTGGACTACATGGTGTGCGGTGGTATAATAGATATAACGCTTGGCACGCAACTGGAACTTATAATTATAAAGTATTTCACCTTGGATACCATGAAAATTTATTAGACGCAATATGTGCGAGAAGGTCTTGGGAATTGAATAAAGAATTCACAGAGAGGCACGGAACATGATTAATATCAGAGAGCATAAAAGCTCAAGTTATGCCGCACGGACGTATCACAATGCTGCTCAAGGTGTAACCTTGGCAATTGCTGTAGACTTTACAACCTCTGGTGAAAAATTAACTACCAAAGCAGCAGAAAAGAATGGTATAATTCATTGTGATGCCAAGAACTTTGCAACCGACTGGATTCGATCAGCTCGTGAGTTATACAAGAAGCTGAAAGAGTCAGATTGCAGGGTTGTGAATGTCGCAGGTAATGGTATCTACACGTATGCAAAACATGGGTTCACCCAGCATGGTGTAAATCATATGGTGTATGGAATCCTAAACCAAGTACATCAACACTGGAAGCTTGACCATGTTGTAAGTGGTGGCCAGACAGGTGCTGACATTGCAGGGTTGATTGCGGCTGCCAAGCTCGACATTGACTGTACTGGAATGTGGCCAAACGGCTATAAAATGAGGTTCGAAGATGGAGTTGATCGAAACCATACCCCGAGTCAGATAATGGATATAATCAATCAATACGCGTGAGGTAAACAATGTTCATTTTCGGTAACATAACAGCACATGGTGTAGTTTACTTGTATCCAGAGAAGCCACCATGTAACCTTGTGTGGACAGACCCAAAAGGGAATACCAACTACTGGTGTTCTGTTCTTGGTGGTACATCTGGCTCAAGTAGCAGTCCACGTACAGAGAGTCGTCAGACACTTCCTGATTCGGGTGAACCATACAATTGGGTAGTAAACGGTGTTCCACATTCAATGACAGGCAAGGTTAGAGTTGAATTAGCACCGAGTAGTGGTAAAGTTATTGTTGGTCAAATCCACGCACACAAAGCACCCAACCCGTTCTTGATGGTTACATGGTGGAACGGTGTTGCCCGTGTTGATATACGATATTACCCAACAGGACCATCTACTAAAGTTCTATCAATACCCTGCACTCTAGGACAGGTGTTCGAGTACAGTTTAGAAGTAGATTCTTTGGGTGAACTTCACATCGAACTAAATGGTTTTGGTTATAGCCTGAAGATTAACGAAGCATGGAGTGAATATCCATTCTACTTTAAAGCTGGTGCTTACGTGATCGACAACGATGGACCGGAAACTGAAGGTGGTTGGGTTATATATGAACAGTTCGATGTCTTTAACGGATAGGAGATAACATGCGTAAACTTATAGGATCGTGCAATCACGTAGCTCAATACGATCTACGAAACTTCAAAGGTCGTATATTCGCAGTCAGCGACTTGCACGGTCACTATGATCTGTTGCATGAAGCTCTGAAAGATGTAGGTTTCAATTCAACCCAAGATAAACTATTCGTCATTGGTGATTGGACAGACAGAGGACCGGACAGTCGTTATGTTCTGGATTACGTTAATGAACCTTGGGTGGAAAGCCTACAAGGTAATCATGAAAAGATGTACATGGATGGGTTTGAGTCACACTGGCATCCAAACAATCGAAGTGTACTGACGCTGAAAGCTCATGGTGGACAGTGGATTTGGAACAGTGGGTTAACTGATCTTGACAAGATCTTGATCCATGAAGCGTTCACTAACATGCCACTAGGTATGGAATTGTTGTTGCCTTCTGGTCACAAACTAGGTATGATTCACGCCGAAGTCCCATACAACGACTGGAACAAGTGGTTGAACATTAGTAAGGCCGAACTTGAGTGGGATGGGCAGGCTACCGCACAATGGGCTCGCACGTGGTACTCTACGAAGTATCAAGGTGACGTGAAAGGTGTTGACGTTGTTCTGGTTGGTCATACTCCCACTGACAGTGGTGGAGTTGAACAGTATGGAAACATGGTGTTTATTGACGGCGGTAGTTTCTTTAACGACAAGATCAATTTGGTTGAAATTAACGAAGATTGGGTAAGGAGTATATTATGTCTTTGACTGGTGAAGTTCAAAGTCCAACGGTGAAAAGTCAAATGTTTAAGAGTCTTGAGGCTGCATTGGATTATTGCCTATTCGTCAAACCAGATGAACTTGCGATCAAGCGAGTATTCAACGGTGTTGAAGTCACTGGTTGGCAATTACATTTTACAGGTAGTGAGGGTATGCGATGAAATTTGTACAACATAAACCTGATGGTCAAGATCGTAATGTGTTCAACAACTTTAAACGAACTCTTCGTGATGTTGAAAAGCTGACAAATGAGCAACTGGCTCTTATGAACTTCGAAGTATTCCACGAAGCACGTAAGCGTGGAGCAGTTGAACCAGAATGAAAAAGGTATATGGTGTTGGAATAAATGATTCAGAAACACCAGTACAGTTGAAAGACTCAGAGGGCAACGTTAAATGGCGTTGCCCTTTTTACACGAAGTGGGCAAATATGCTGAAGAGGTGTTATTCAAAAGCATCTCTTTCAGAACGACCTAACTACGGTAAGTCAACTGTCTGTGAGGAATGGAAATCATTTTCTACGTTTAAGGACTGGATGAGTTGTCAGGATCATGAGGGTAAATGTTTAGACAAAGACCTTCTTGGTGACGGTACAATTTATTCACCGAATGTTTGTGTGTTCATCGATTCAGATGTTAATTCGTTCATTAAATCAAGTAAGAACAAGTGGGGTTTACCACAAGGGGTAGCACTAAATAGTAGTGGTGGTATTCACGCACACTTTGGCAGTAACGGTGTTAATAATTACCTTGGTAGATTTGAAACTATCGAGGATGCTGTTCGTGCACATAACAATGCGAAACGAAATTCAGCGATTGAATTATTCAGTGACAGACCAACTTGGGTATTGGACGCAATCGTAAGGAGGTTCAGTGAAAATTAAATACTGTAATGATCTTAATGTAAAATTGTGCAAAGAGAACCCTGAGAAGATATTTGTCTTTGGTTGTAACCTCGCTGGATACGGTACAGCTGGGCAAGCGTGTATCCGAAAAGAACCTAATGCATTCGGTATTCCAACCAAAAGATACCCGTCGATGGAAGCTGGATCATTCTTTACCGACAGAGATTGCGAACGTGAGCATGTTTTGAAGGCACTCCGTGAACTGTATTCATTAGCTAAGCGACGGACTATTGTTTTCCCATCTAAAGGGATAGGAGTAGGTATGGCTAAGATGCGTGAAACGAGTCCCAAGTTGTTTGCTGAGATGAACGACATTCTGTTGAAACATTTTGGAGTGAGGAATGGACATGGTTGATAAAATGTACGTGGTAACATCAGTTGATCATGGTGGTTACGACTCATGGGATGTGTCATATCACAAGACCAGAAAGGGTGCACTGCGATATATCATCAATAGCAACTACCGACAATGGGAATTGTGTCGTTACATTGCATCCGGCAGTTACGATGAGCTTTACATGTACATAACAGAACGGGAGTTAGACGATTGAATCTAATTCGACACCTGCTGACACGTCATTACGATCCAAGTCGGTATATCAATCATGTACTGGACGTTGACAACAACGTTCTCACCGTGTTTCTAACTAACTTGAGTGGTCAATTTGTTGGCTTTCAGCAATACAGACCAGATGTTGAGTTCAAACGACTGAATTTATCGTCAGATGCACGTTATTTCACATACAGTCAACGCGGTGTAAACGCCTGCTGGGGATTAGAAACACTTGACACCAGCAAAAAGGATCTGTATCTTGTTGAAGGAATCTTTAAAGCATCTGCTTTACATATGCTTGGACATAATGCTCTAGCTCTGCTAACATCAAACCCAAAACCAATGGAAAGTTGGTTGCACACACTACCATACAATCTGATTGGGATCGGTGACGGTGATCAAGCTGGACAATGGATGCCAAAAATAGCTAGACAAGGGTTCCAGTCCCATGTAGACTTGGATGAATACACACTTGAAGAACTACAATACTTACTGGAGAGTAAACCATGGAAAAGCTGAAGAACTTCTTTACAAACACACATGTCATAACCAGTATCAGTGTTCTGCTTGTGATCGCTGTAATCTGGCTTCTGTTGTATTTGTTGATCAGTTACCCTGTTGGGTTCATCGCAATTTGTATTGTACTCGTTGCATTGACTGTTCTTGGTTATTTCACCTTCCAACTGTACCGGGTAATTCTTGGCTTTGTAGAAGAATACAAGGAAAGTCGAAAGTAATGACCGGGTGTCCAGAATGCTACAATAATGGAATCAAGTTCTGGCGTGATCAACCCATGAATGAAGAGATTCGAAAGATACTCACATTCCAACGACACGCCAGTGTCTACTATTACACTCTGGATGATGCAATGGCAATCTGGGGAACACAAATTGAGGATGATTCAAATGGTGTTCTGGAAACGAAAGAAGATTGATCTTGGTGATCAGTCTGTTACCGAACTTACTATCCTAGAATGGAAGCGATTCTTCAGCATCAAGCTGTTCAATTTCCATCCTACTGATGGTAAACAAGATCGATTCCATACTCATGCCTTCAATGCCGTGAGTATTCTGCTATCTGGTGACTACATTGAAGAAGTAATCAAGTATGGTACTTCTGTATGTCAGTTGAAACGCAGTCGTCAACGTCTCTTGTACATTCCAGCGAATGAGTACCATCGTATTACCAAGAGTGAAGGGTGTCGTACATTGTTGATTACAGGTCCATGGGGTAATCAGTTTCGTGAACTTCGACCTTTGTGTAATTCCAACAGTCACACTAATTATTCTTGGTGGTCCGAACACATCTGTGGTCCACAGAGAAAAGATATCGAGCAACTTCCAAACAGCAAATTATTAATAGGTGCATAATGAAAAGAGAAGAGTACATACAAACGTTCCTTGAGGGTGCAGAACTTGCACCAAGAAATGAACTTGTGTTTGATCTTGTTGGTAAGTTATACGATGAGAGAAATGCAAAATACCGATTCGCTGAAAAGATTGAATTCATGAACGACGTTGCTCGTGAATGTGGGTGGTCTATGACTTGTCGATCATGTGGTAAGAGTTATCAACCAGACTGTGAACTCAGCGAGATGTTTGAGGGTGAGAATTTTTGTGGTGGTAATCAGTGGTGCACACCATGAAAAACATTGGTATGTTTTACAACACCGTAGGTGAAATGCATGAAGCATTTAAAGCACATGCTGACAGAGCAGACCCTATTCATTATGACTGCTATGTGAAAGTATGTCCAAGAAGTGCAACGATCACGATTGATAATGTTCGCTGGATGTATTATACATTCCGTGAAGATAAAGATGTCATGAAAATTGCAGGTATTAATTTCGATGCAATCTTCTCAGAAGTTGTCAATCCGTATTGCAAACGGTGGATCATGACACGATTTCGACCGGGTTTGAATAAATGAGTGTTATAACTCATGATTCACTTTGCCTAAAGGCTGAAACATTCTTGCGTGCAAATGCATTCGGTGTTATATTCCACGATAAGTTTCGTGCACAGACCAATAGCGGTGAAATGCCCGATTGCCTTGGCTTTCGTAATGGTGTAAGCTGTCTAATTGAATGCAAGACAAGCCGCTCAGACTTCCTAGTCGATAGGAAGAAGAAATTCAGGATAAATCCTTCGATTGGTATGGGTGATTGGCGTTTTATGCTGACACCACGAGGTTTAATCAAAGTTGATGAACTTCCAACAGGTTGGGGATTGCTTGAAACAGACGGTAAAAGAGTGTATAAAGTACATGGTTTTCCACCTAACACCGGATGGTATGACAAACCATTTCATGCCAATAAGCAGGCTGAATGCGATTATATGTACAGTGCACTGCGTCGTATGGTTATCCGTGGTCACTTCAATTCAATTTATGAGGGTATGCCTGCATGAAACGATACAAGATTGTTCAACATTTCCAGAATGACTCGGATCACATGTTCCGCATCTATAAACGTACATGGTATTTTGGTTGGGAATGGATTACATCTTATTGCGATGTCAAAACGTGTGAGATTTACATTGCACAAAGGGAAGCTGAAGAGCGTGAACAACGTGCGATCATCAAAAACACACCAAAGGCTAAAGTGGTGAAATACATTGGCTAAAAGAGAGCGTACAAATGAACACGAAGTGAGTACACACTATGCTTTGTTCAACTGGAAGACGTGCGACTTCTGTGATCAAGAGTTCCGAAGGGAGAACGGGTATAAATGGCCTTGTTGGAACTTCTTTCGTTATTCGTGCTCAACATGCTGTTGCTCAGTTAGTCATTGTAGTGACATGATTGATTATAAACGAGCGCACGAGTCAGCCTTAATGATGGGTGATGTTCCACCAGCACCACCGATGCGTACATACAGGAGTAAGTGATGGTTACCAAAGCGATGTTGATTGATGATGGGTTTACGCTTGAGCAATACCCAGATGGCAAGTTCTGGTTGCTGAGAAAACACCCTGATTTGTTCATCCAAGTTGATGAGGCGTTGACAAACATCACCCTTTACCAACAAGGATGGATGGACAATGATTTAACTGATGATGAATATCGAACGGCTGTAATGGTACTAACTAATGGAGATGACAATGAATATTCGTAAGCTAATTAATCACCTTGAAAGCGTGGCTGTCATGTGTGGTGAAGATCAAGAAGTGCAGACATTCTGCCCTGATACACTTGAGTGGTATGGTGTGACGGGTATGACGTATGGTGGTGGAGACGATAAGGTAAAGTTGTACAATGATGAGGATTGAACAATGTATGTAATTAAATATGAATATTACTGGTATGAAGAGGGTTGTGGTTGCTGCTCCAACTCTGAATCGACTGTTGAAATCTACCACAATCGACTGGACGCTTACATGTCTAGCTTTAGTGTTCCGATCATGGAAGACGAAGATGAACTACGTAAGTATATCAATGACTATCACCCTGAATATAACGACTTTGTTGTCCATGAAGACACACAGTGGTTTTAACTTGTAAGGAAAACTAATGAAATGGCATGACCCAAGGTATTGGTACTTCATTACCGAAAAAGATATGGGTGAGACAATGACATTACATCCCCGTACACCTTGGGGCATGTCAGAAGATGAGCCAAAAACTAAGCGTATCTGTGTAGCACCAACAGCCGCTCATTGCATGTCGGCAATCGACGTTGGATCAAGTGCTAGGTCAGGAGAAACAGGTAAAGTTTATGTTTACCGGACACGACGTATGGTGAAAGCACGAGTACCATATGATGTATATGATTCACACATAACAAAAGAACACTGGTTGCTGACAAGCACTCGATTCACGTTAGTAGACATTCTAGAGTTGAAAACAGAAACCTCATGGGCAAGACTGAAGTGGGATGAGCGCGAACAACGCAAAGACTTACGGGCAATTAAAGCATGGTGTGGACGCAGACGACCACAACTGGCTGTTAAAGAACAAGCAAACCAATTATGGAAAGCTGATTTGGGAGAACTTAAATGAACGTTGAAAAGGGTTGGGTTCGTAAACGTAACGAGTATGAATATCCAAATTACGAGCACGATGGTGACTCATTAGCTCAGGCAACATATATTATCGACCCACCAGATGAACCACTTTTGTATACCGAAAACGATATGCAAAAGGTAATACGTAATGGATTAAATCAGACAAGTGACGTAGATTTTCAACTACAAAAGGCTAAAGACTTACTACTCTGTGTTTGTAAAGTAATGCCTAATATGGGTGAGGATTACGCAGTATCACTACGCTCAGCAATTGAGCAATTTCTAACTGGAGAGTAACATGAGTAATATGAGTATTGATAAAAAGGTATGCACTGCCTGTTTTAAAGAGTTGATCGGTCGTAGGTCACACACTAAAACCTGCAACGCCAAGTGTAGAAATATCGAATGGAGAAAGACAAACAAAGCACCTGTTGTTAAACTTGAGTTTGATAAAGGTCTATATGATGAACTGCAATTCATAGCTAATTACAAAGGAATCACTGTTGATCGTCTAATCTTCGATACGTGTCAAGAAATGGTTAAAGATAACGAATGGTTGTGGGAAGATTAAAAATGACATGGATTGCAGTTGAAGACCAACTACCACCGATAGATAGTTGGGCACTCGTTGTTCAAGATTACAGTATTGGAGATTGGTATGACAAACAACGTCGTCCACTAAGGCAAGTGTTTGCAGCCAAGTTGACAGCCGTTGATGAACTAGGTTGGTCAGAATGGGCAAAGACGGGTAACAGATATGATGCATTGTACTTGGTAACCCACTGGCAACCATATCCAACAGTAGAGCAACCAGAGGAGAATAATGATGAGTGAACCATGCGATTGTGACTGGTGTGGTAAGTGTCGTGACCAACAAAGTAGACAACGTGAACTTGAAGAAAGGAGTGACTACGAATGAATATTGATCTAGGGTATTTGGGTAAAGTTGTTCTTGAAGAAATGGAGCCTTGGCCTATAAGGGATTTATACACTGGTGATTTGTTCTTCACAGTCGTTATGGACGGTTATACACCAGATGGTATTCGCGTACATGCCGTGGTTGATAAACGTCCATATGCTCGGTATCCAACTGTTTGGAACAATGCCATTTTGATTAGAGTGTGAATCGTTAAATGAAAACAACGTATCGTAAATGTAAATTCTGTAACAATGATTTCATACCCTCAAGGAAGGATGCAATGGTATGCACAAAATCTTGCGGTAATAAGTTGTGGTGTTTTAAAAACCCTAAACCTAAACCTGCTTTGAAACTCATACGTGGTGTAGGTATCAATGATGCTAATTATCCGGTAGCACCTATTGTCGGGGGAAAACAACTTGTTTGCCCAATCTACCAAAAATGGATAAGTATGATTGAACGTGGTTATTCAACCAGACTTAAAGAAAAGTATCCGACATATGAAGATTGCTCAGTCGTTGATGAGTGGCACTCGTTCATGGGGTTTCGATCATGGATGTTAACTCAGGATTGGGAAGGTAAAGAGCTTGACAAAGACCTTCTTGTAGAAGGTAACAAAGTATACGGTCCGGATACATGCTTGTTTATATCACATGCTGTTAACTGTTTCTTAACTGAAAGAAAAGCAAGTCGAGGAAATCTACCAATCGGTGTATCTCTATCATGTAACGGTAAACAGTATATCGCAGGTATTAGCTCTGGAGTTGGTGGTGTTAAAAAACATCTCGGTATGTATGATACACCAGAAGATGCATATCTAGCTTGGTATAATTCTAAACGCGAAGCTGCAATTGAACTAGCTGGTAAACAATCTGATCCCCGAGTTGCAGCAGCGTTACTTGCTCGCTTCCCATAGCCCGCCATTGAGCGGGTTTTATTTTACCCAAAATTCCATTCCCCTGTATTTTCAATTACCCTATTTTACACTTCTCCGAATACACTTCCTTCCAGAATCCGTATACCTTGGAATCCCTGATATTGCGTAAATGGGTTTAACGCCCCGGACTTCAGGCACCTACCGCCCGTCTAAACATTCTCAAAATCCCTACGACTTGGCATGATCTATGCTTGTTGATCCATCCTCATATGATGATTGACATATCACTCAGTCTATGCACATGGTATGTAAATGATTCTCATTCAATCGTGTTTAACATAATACTGATTACACGCAATGCACTATGTCCTCCCTTGGTATGCACCGGAAAGGCTGGGTCTATCGATTGGCTTGGATTAGGTGACTGACTCTATATGTCTGCGTTGCACAGACTCATCACCCATGTCATACAGCATACGCCCATTCGGGCAAGAAGGCAAACTATTTCACTACCTTTCGTCAGAATGACCTGAATGTGAATGGATATCATTATCTTTTATGAATAAAAGAATTGGAATATGTTCCACGTGAAACGTGTAAATGTATTTCGAGAGAGTGAGGCTTAACCAATTGACCAACCCATTGTCCCAATGTTCAGCTTATCCCCGAATAGCCTTATCTGTGAATAGGTTATATTTATGTCGTTATACGACATGATCTGTTATATACATGGCTTGTAAGCCATGAGCTATAAGGCTTTAGGAGAAGTGGTATATGATGGGCTATGCCCATGGTAGGGAATGTTTATTGCGTTGCAATGAGGGGTATTGTAGGAGGTTACAGAGGGCATGCTACCGCATACAAGGGAAGAGAACAGGGGTGACTACCCTGTTTCTATATCTGATGTGTACGCCTGTTATGTGAAACATAACAATAGGTTATATAGAGTATTACTTCTATGTTGTATACAACATAATATTATATTCTTTAAGAGGGGAGGTTTTCCCCTCCCTTTCCTCTACTAGCTTCGGTTGCTCGCTGTGGTTACTACCACAGAATCTAGAGCATTGTACTACTAACAATCGGTTTGTGTCAATACCCTTGACTATCATTCTCATCTACAAACTGAGAAACGAATGCGTCAACCTTTTGCTTCAATTCCTTGTGTTCACTTTCTACCAATGTCAATCGGTCTTGATAATAGGTCAGTGCTTCTACAAAAGCAACTTCTGCTGTCTTGGCACGCATTGCTAGATTCATGCCACGGGTTTCATCATATAACCAGAAGCCATCGGTCATTTCGGTTAATGCCAGTTTGCTGCTGAGTACAGTATGTTTAATTACAGTTGCCATCTTAGTTAGTCCTTTGTTTCACGTGGAACATTTTAGTATTTGAGTTTAGGTTATCACTCAGGATTACGGAACCCATCAGGGTTTTCACGTTCCAGTTCTTCAAGTGTTTTAATCACTGGTTTTGGAACGTCAAAGGTTACACTAGTACCACCACAACGCCAGTGGGTACAAGACACCTCAAACCCTTCCTTTGCAGGGAACCGTTCTATGATAATATTAACCAACATTCTAGCTGTGTTTTCATCAACAGCTGACCGGGTATCGGTAGCAAACAAGTGACGACCTTTATGACTTACGTTGATTTCGTAATGCGATTGAATACCAGCCATGATAATTTCCTCTCTTTATGATGTGTACAAGCTGTTTTTAAGCTTGACGCCATACTGTCAGCATTTGGTTAGAATTGTATTTCTTGGTTTTGTTGGCACCATTCTTGCGATTAACAACCTTGAGGGTGCATTGATCCACTTGGCGAACGGTGCCGCTATCACCCACTTGCAATGTGACGGATTCGGTTTTAAGGCTAACAACCTCATACTCGAAAGTGCCTTTGAGGTTACCATTAGATTCGACCACGCGAAAAACATCACCTTTCTGCATGTCTTTGACTTGAATCTCAGATTTGATGAAAGCCATGGTCGTATCCTCAGGGTTGATTTCGTTTCGTTACAGTCATTGTACACGGTTTAGAGAAGGGTGCAAGCTTTTATTTAACGATTATTCTTCATTCACCCAATTGACAGCCGTATCAATCGCATCCTGTTTGTCATTGGTGAAATAGTCAGCATCTGAATCAAGGTCTTCACCGTTGACAGAAAACCGCACTTCATATTCATCAAACTCAACATTCCGATAAACATTAGCCACTTTGCTGTTATTTGCGAACGTTTGAATCTTGCGCTTAGCCATTTTAGAAAACCTCTATCTAATGGGGTAGGTCTTTTGACCGTGTGAGAGCATTCTACCTTAGAGAATGCTCTCTGTACAAGCTTTTATTTAACGATTTATCACCATCCAGAAGGCGCGGTTTGTATCTGCACCGGCTTGCATTTCACGAACCAGCAACACAGGTTCCATACCGTTAACATAGCAGTCCAGCATCAATTGCAGGTGAAAGGCGTTCAAGGTGCAATCATAACCAAACTCATCTGCCTCGGATATGACCTTGGTAACAGCCGCTGCAATCAATTCGTGGTTCTGGTTAACTGGAGTATTTTGAGTGTTCATTTTAGAGAACCTTATGTTGTATGGGTGTGAAGCCATTATATCGACTTCACAACCCCAGTGCAACAACTATTTTTCAGCTTTCAAGTCGGCAATGAGCTTTTGCAGGTTGGCAATATCCCATTCAACATGGTCTGCTACCAGCACAGCCCATCCCACTTGATTATTGCCATTTACAACACTTTGAGCCTTGATGCGTGCAACTCGCTGGCTGTCCCACTTGGAAGCGTTTTCCACTTTGACCCAAGGCCATTTAGGATTGGGTGCATCAAAGTTAACAGGCATTGGGTGCTCATTACCACACACGACAATCCATTTGCTGATTTCACCACTTGTCAAGATGTATTGATTCAACTCTTCAACACGTTGTTCAAACTTGGCAATGGTGTCAGTTTTCAACAATGCTACAGCATTTTTGTCGTTCATGGTGTTCTACCTTTGGTTGGCTGGGAAGCTGTCTTGCTTCCCTATGTGTTCAATTCTATACCTTTTAGAGAAGGCGTCAACAACTATTTTAACTGTTTTACATAAATCTTTGAGCAACCAACGTTTTCAATGTACTGGATAGAACCATGCTCATAACAGACGCCAATGTTAGTAATCAGCTCTGAATATTCACCAACGCTATAAACGTAAAAGTCAATGAACGCTTTGCCCTCTGGTGTCAGTTCCACACCCTTGCAAGTCTCTGCCCAATCTTGGGTTTGGTGCAGGTCTGAATTACACAAAGCATCATCGTCGTCAACCAGCCAGCAATTGTTAGAGATTGGTTTGCTGCTGTCAATCAATGACACACGCTCACCAGCTTCAAGCTTCACACGTCCCACACAAGTGGCTTTCAATGCAGCCTTACGTATCAGAGCCTTTTCTTCACTGGTGAATTTCCAAACTTTGTTAACCATGATCTTTGTCCTTTTGGTGTGTTTGTTTCACTGATTTCATTCTAGGCGGTTTAGAAAACTATGCAAGCTTTATTTTAAAGGTAAGTTGTGAAATTTCTTGTGGACTGTAACCATCCGTTTTGCACCTTTCTCAGTAGGTGTATTGCCCAAACATACATTTGTGCCGTCTTCCATATATGCAACCACTCGCCAAACCTTGTTCAATTCGTCAAATTTGGAAATGATTGATGTTACTTTATTGAGTGAAGGCATTTTGTGTTGCTCCGCTGTTCGTTTCGTTAAATTCAGTCTACACCGGTTAGAGAACCATGCAAGTTTTATTTTCAATCTTTTAGAAAAGAATTCACAGGCTCTGTAAGCTCCTATAAAGCGATTTGAGCAACGATATAGCATACCCTTGATGCTGATATGTCTTTCGGATTAAAACGTCGTACCAATAAGCGTGCCAACTTTGAACACAGTTTCATATGCTATTTGCGTGCCAACTAGGAATAACAGGCTCATCCCGTGTTTGTCTCGTGCCAAACCTAACACCATGAACATAATTCTACAGGCGAGACAAAGCCCCGTCAACCATTTAGATTGCGGGGCTTTGTTCATTCGCTTACAAGCTTTGACAGGTTCTTTATGAATTGCTCTTTTGTTCGCCCTTTCACCTCAACACCATACGCTGAATAGTAAAGCTTTGCAGCTTTGAGCGTCATACGGTTTGTGTCTAGGTTTGTGATAATTGATTGCATCAAGTCGCGTGCAAGTACCCAATGTTTCATACAAACCCCTTTGCTTTGCATTCTAGATGCCAATCAATAAGATCCTTTACATGGGATTCACTTCTGAACACCACACCTTTACAACATTGATCACCGTACAGATTGAAGGCGTAGAATTTACCGCACACGTCCTTAGCAATCTCTATCCGCTTGTACACTGCGACGGTGGTGATTATCTCCCCACCTTGAGAATATGCCCACTCTTTAGCCTGTTGTTCGGTTTCAAACTGGGCTATAAGCTCACCAGTAACCAAACCACTACGCATACGCAATGCATAATGATCAACGTATTTTTCAACAGACATTAATAACATTAAAAACACCTTTGTTGTTTGATTACAGACCAGTGATTAAAGAAGTAACCAGAGCAGCAACCAGTGTGGTGATTATCATCCAGAAGATAATTTCACATACCAAGTCAGTGACGTTCATTTCGTCTTGCTCCGTTGTTTGTCTGTATGGTGTAATTCTAGCAGGTTTAGAGAACCGGTCAAGCTTTATTTTCAACCTTTTGAAAAGAAAATCACAGGTATTAAAAACCCCAGCATAAGCTGGGGCTCTATTGTTTCACGTGGAACTCTTTACAGCCACCATTTCAGTCGGTCAAGGTTCACAATGCTACCATCCTGCATTAGTGCCGCTCTGGACTGTTTAGGGCATTGTGGGTTGACTGTATAACCAAGGATAGACGCTACGATCTTACCGCACTTGAACGGCTTCCCGCTTCGTTTCATGACCAACATATTATTTCCTTATAGTTTTACAACATAACCGAATGATTGAAAAACATATACAGCATTAAACACTGTAAGTGTAATTAGAGCAAATTTAATAACAAAGTTGGACCAGCTAGTTTTAGCCCATACTACAGCAAAGAATGCGATAACAACTAAGTTTACTACTGAAAGATATTGCATTTTATACATCATGTAATTACTCGAAAGCTCTTAAGTACATAACAGAACTTTCTGATAATTACACTAGACAATACGCTGTACCAACTTGAGGTTATCAAGTGCGCAACTAGAACCGTCCTCTCTACATACCCACACTGTATTATCATGGGCAACTACCATTACAAGATCGTCGGACATGGCTGCATAATCTAGGTTGTTTTCCAGAAGATGCAAGGCTTTTGAAATATTGAACACATTAAGGAAGTTATGAGCTTTCATATTAGATAGTCGTCGCCAGAATGGAACCGTAGTTAATCATAGCATACAGTGCTACAGTAATCAGAACACCAACAGGAAGTGCAACCATATACTTGTTCATGATAATGTTTCTCATCTTAGGGAAAACCATTTTTCCCCTTTCTTGTCCTCAATTCTACACCAGTTAGAGAAGGAGTCAAGCTTTATTTTCGACCTTCTTTAACAAACCTTTCAGGCATCCATGAGTAGAATGGAACACCTTCTAGGATCAAATCGGTTTTACCGCCAAAATACTTCGATTGTCCTTTCAACAGTGTATACCTTGTTAAGCTCTAGCACATTCCGATAGTCGGGATCTATGCACATCACTTTGTCACCTTGTTTGATTTCGGTCATGGTGCATCATCCTCTACAATCTCTTTCGTTTCCATTTCGAGCGAGACAATTTCGAAAACAGTCTCACCGATCTTAAACTCTGTGAGCCAGTCTGTCAACTGTTGTTCATCACCCCAAAGGGCTAGAAAGCGCTCATCTTGAGCATGGGTGTTTGAGTTGGCATCTTGCACGTTTGACGCTGTATCAATCACATAGTCAGAACAAGCCGACATTGTGCACACTACAGCGATAGTTGCCCATATTGACATTTTCGTATTCCTTTAGAAAAATTGTTTTGTTTCGACGGGGTTATAGTCTCATCTGGTTAACCCCGTGTCAACGGTTATTTTGCAATTTCATAAATAAACAGCTGTTGTCCATGTGAGCCGCGAAACTCAGCACCGTCTGGAACGTCAAACCAGCTGTTAAAGTCACAAACCTGTAGAACACCGTCCTTTACACGAACATCATAATAACGACTATCAATGTATATTCCGTTGCCTGAGTCAAGGTGTCTACAGATAAGAATTTGCGCCTGTTTAGGAGTGAGAATCATTTTCGTTAACCCTTAATTAGTCCGGTTTGAATTTGCAAAGAATGTGAGACGGTGCAATAAACTGGAGTGCGTAGCATTGAGCATCTTGCAAGGTCTTGAATGGTTTAAAGTCCCAATCAACACCAACGCCGCCAGAGTGTGTACTAACTTCAAAGCGACAACCTTTAAACACAGGTGTCTCACTTTCGTATATACGTGCTATACGGTCAACCTGTGAGCTGTGAGTGTGTACGTTACTGCTGTATGTGCAAAGCTTTTTCATGGCTGTGCTACCTCTACAGTTTCAACATTGGACAGGCTGTTAAACCATGTCGCATATGCACGCTTACCCATCTTGCGTTCAAGTGCATCATTCATGGCATCAAACAACACACTAGGCCATTGTGGCTCTTTCCAGTCCGCTTTAATACTTTCTTGCAGACCATCAACGCTCATGTTCATAGCGCTGTTACGCAAAGCTGTACGATGTTTCTTGTATTCACGAATATCCATTTGGCAAACCTCAATCATCAGTTAAGAGTAATTACCGGCAGCTACTGCGAACATCCTGCTGTCTTGTACGTTGTTAGATTAGCATGTTTAACACTGTTGTAAACTACCGTCTGTCGACTTTTGTTGAAAAGCTACCATCATATGCGGACACACACTACGAGCGTACACGCGGGGCGGGCGACCAACCCCGCAACCATCTTCAAGCTTGCCAACATGGCTAACAAGCTTTCCAATGTATTCAAGCCTTACCAGTTCATTGCTGACAGCTTTCGATAAATCAACAGCCTCTAGGCTCGTGTGTGTGTCTTTAAGGCACGCTATCACGTCAGCTACACAGAACGTTGTCTCACTTGTTCCAGCAAGCCAGAGAGCCACACAGGAACGCACAAAGGGAGTATGAGTGTTTGCCATGGTTCAATCTTCCTTCACATGACAGTATCGGCAAAACATACCGGGGTAATTGCTAAACATAGCACCGCATCCCATGCATTTCTTCTTACGCTTTAGAATCGCCACGTTACTCAATTCCTTTTGTTTTATGCAACACAGTTAGTTCATAACTACGGTGCAAATCAGCTTTGATTGCTGCAATGGTTTCAGGTGACAGACCATCACGAATAACAACAGGGTTGATAATCTCACGACCACCTAAGGCGGTAAGTTGCAACAGTACACCGCTCGCCATCATTCTAGATGTTGAAGCTTTGTCTATTTCAGATTGGGCGTATGCATAACGGTGTGCTAACTGTGACTCAAGTTCAAGAATCTGGCGCTCAAGTTGTTGACGGGTTTTCTTAGTCGGTTTTGTAGTAGCCATGTTACACCTCATTTGTCCGTTTGTATTACATTCAGAAGACTTACTAGAAGCACCCAATCTAGAGTGCTTCTATAAATCAACTGTTATTCTTCGTCCTCATCTTCTTCTTCAAGTTCCCATTCGTCACCGTCGATAAATTCGATATCGTCGGAGTCTTCTTTAGACAGTTGGTTTTCAAGTTCCGACTGCAACTCACTTTCATAATCACCCTTACCACAACGGAAAGCCGTAGGGTCTGCATCTTGCAAAAGACGACCGGAACCGAAAGTCATACCACACACTTGCACGTCACCGTAAACCTCATCGAGATAGTCTACATATTCACTTTCAGATACAGACACTTCACCATTGTTAACGTCGAAGCCTTTGAAAGTTTTAACGTTGTCAACATTCCAGAATTGTTCGGATTTCATAATCTTTATTCCTTTAGCGAGAGGCGTTTGCCTCTCTTGTGTGGTTGATTCTAGCAGGTTTAGAGAAGTGGTCAAGCTTTATTTATAAACAATCATGAAATCAGCATGGTATGAGGCTATCCACAGCTGTTGATATTCCTTGTGACATTCAATCCCATCACCAAGATCCTCGGAACACCAAAAGTCAACGCATTCAAGAAGGTACAACCCTTTAAAATCACTTCCTTCTGATGGTAGTGCGTGAATAACTTTGTACTTGTTACCACCTTCTAACAGACAAAGAATTGTACCATGTTGATGTTTCATTTTACTTACCACCTTTGATAAGTAGGAACAATTGATTACCACAAGCGTACCAATAGTTCTCAATCAGTGTAGTTTGTGCGTCATCGCTTTTACGACTGATTCCGTTCTTTGCCAGAAGTTCTAGAATTTCATTATTCCAGAATGGAACAGTGCATACACTTGGCAACCCTTGCAAATAATCTTTGCACGCTGTAGGAGTCAAACCATTGTAACCGTATTCAGCTTGGTACACTTCACCTACTGTTGTCTTACCACAATCGGTCACATACTCCATGTCAATAGCTGATTCGACAATTTGTTTTGCAACTTGGTTAACTGTTGTCATGTTCGCATTCTCTTTAGTGGTGAAAGAGGTTTTCCCCTTTCTTGACGCCCATTCTACAGGCTTTAGAAAACGAGTCAACAACTATTTTCACCATTTTGCATTTATTTTTAGGCAATGAAAAGCCCCGCAAAAGCGGGGCTCTATACATTTGTTCTATCAGTTACCAGTGACCAAAATATGAGTCGTCAAGGTCAACAGGGTTTCGATCAAGCCATTTTGAATAAACACCAGCATGGGCGTCTGCCGCTTTCTTGCTACGGAACAGGCTGCATTTACGGTCGTCGTATGCAAAACCCGGAACGCCTAAATCACCCGGAAAAATGTAGTCTTCACGACCAACACAAAACGAGTAACACTTGTCAGAGTCAGTGCACAAGACCTTGACTTTCTCAACCCATCCGTCTTTCTCAACCGGACCCAGAACCGTTAGAGTTTTACCGCCGAAGAACTCACAGGTGAACAGTTGGTCACCAACGTTAAACTTGAAAGGTTTGGTTGATACTACGATACTTTTGATGGTCATGAGGTTATGCCTTCTTATCGATCAAGAAACCCCAGCGACGACCATTAGGCGCGTCATGACCATGATCAACCACTTTACCGTTGGTGCTTTTGAATTGACGTGCAAGTGTACGGCTTTTGAAGAACAAAGTCATTACGGTGAGTCCTATTCGTTGTTTGATGGTGAGTATTCTAAATTAATTTGCTAGATTGTCAACCTTTTATTTCAAACCCTTTTGCATTTTACTGATTGTTGCAAACATTTTAACAGCATGTTCAACCTGTAGCAAGTGGTTTGGATTCTCGAAAACACTCTTAATGTTATTGGCTGCAAAACAAACGGTAATAACATTACCAGAAACATAACCTTTTGAGTTGTCAACCCGCTCGAAACTCATATCTGTATTCTTTTGCTTTTCAGCCGGGAGTGTCAACCGGATTCCTGTATATTGACAAACACGACGGGCACACAATTTGCGGAATTCCGAGAAGGTTAGACCAAACTCAAGACTACGCACCTTTGCATCATTCGCTTTGATGCGATAGCGGCTCGAAACGTACAAGTCAAACTCAATAGGTGACATTCCGTGAATCAATTTCATTACAAACTCTTTATGTTTAGTGGGTTATAAGAAGTTTACAAGCCTTCGGCTTTCAGCTCTGCAATCATGTCTTGCCAGAATACAACACGCATTTTGTAGCAGACGTTAGACGACCAACCATAACGATGGCTATACCCTTCGTATTTCTTATTGGTGTATCTCAAAACATTATGTAAAACAATTGTATGATGTTGTCTTAGTATCCAGTAAATTTTATCGTCCAGCAAAGCCAACGCATTACGCGTTTCAGGTGTTCCGTCGTTTGCACAATGTTCCAGTTCGTGGCACATGTAAGAAGAATTCTCGTATTTTGTAAGTGCTAGTGTCAACAGTTCAGAAGCTTTCATGTTCTTATTCCCGTTTGCTTGTTTGGTGTTGACCATTCTACAGACATTTAGAGAATGGTCAAGCTTTTATTTAACCAACGTAAACCAATCCATCATCACCCAAATACAAATTAACACTGCCATACACTTTGCTTACTGCTGTCAGACGGTTTCCAAGCTCACCCAAGCCCCGATCCCAAAATCCAGAACCGTGACCATTGCGTGTAAGCCAGAAGTCATGACCAGCACACTCAAAGGCGTCATAACCGGGAGCATGGCTTTTCTTATCAGCATACTCTAGCAAGTCGGCGGTATTACTGTTAATGAAGTCAAGACAATCGTCTTCCAACTTATCAGATTCACCGGGAGCCCAATCAAAATCATCAAGGTTGACTTGAGTATCGTCCGCACCCGGTAAGGTATCGGTAGACGACCACAGAGCTTCTGTCAAGTAGCCTTCGATAAATGATTGGATTTGCTGTTCTGTGATTTTCATTACATGATTCCTTAAGCTTGTTTGCTTTCGATATGTGAAGTCTACAGCATTTAGAGAAGGCGTCAAGCATCTTTTTCAAATTCTTTTCAGCCTTGTATATAGAGGAACGGGTGCACGCGAATAGCACAACAACAAAGGAAGTCAAGCAAAATAATTTTAGAAAAGGTGTTGCATTGTTCTACGGGTTTGCTATTATACAAGTGCAGGAACGAAACGCGAAAGCGCAGACACTGGAGTACAAAACAGGGAGGGTGGACGTTATTCTACGAATGCAAATGATTATCGACACGCATTAAAATAAGTGTTGTATTTGTGCTAAACTCACTGTAGTATTCAATTGTCGTCGGGATTCCGAAGGCCAGAGTGTGCCCGATACAAACGCACATTGTTTTTAGAATAGGAATAAGAACCAATCCTGTTCCCTGTCTTGAATGAGAATGAATAGCGTTCCGATTATCAAATGCGAATGCTTCCCATTCCATATCACCTCCTGATTCGAATTTCCTGCCAGTGAATTTCTCAACTTCCCCAAATCGAAAACACATTTCTGAATATTCCAAAAGGCACCCCGTGGGAATTTTGGAGTTAAAATAGAAAGCCTAAATATCCCATCAAATTCCAAACTTGGTTCACTATTCCAACTAACGGTCACCAACTTCCACACTTCAGTAATTAAATTGCAGACAAAAGAAAACCCGCTCAACTGGCGGGCTCTTTCAACATCTTTTGTTTACTCTTCTTCACCAATTGCTTTAACTTGCCGACCAACCTTACGATCATCCCGACGTTGTTGGTCCCGCTTCTTACCAGTGTGCAACTGTTCCTCTTGTTTCCAGTCCAGTTTGCGCTTGGTCTTCTCGAAACGTACTACTTGATTCATTGTCTTTCCTTACTTGGTATTGATTACTTAATGAGGGTATATTAATTGGTATACAACTGAGTGTCAACTAACTATTTATTCAGCTTTATCTTTAACATCAATTTGAATAATAGATTCAATCTCATCAAGTCCAAGGTGTAGGATCTTCATGTTCTCAGATGCTGAAACCTTCCACTCAACACTGGTAATCGCTCCACCAGCGGACTTGATGTTCATCTTATCAAACCATGCTTCAATGACATAACCACTCTTATAAGAGATACGTACCTTGTACATCACGTTGGTTTCATTGTTAGTGTTCACTGCTTCACTCATACACAAATACCCCTTTATAAACTGATGGTAACACTTCTTCTAATGTTGATGCAACATCGGTAAGCGCGTCGTGCTCTGCTGTATCCTTTTTCAACTTTTGAAGTCGTTCGAGCATGTAGGAATTTACACCATCCTCAGGACGATACAACAACATGTCGAGTTCACAGGCATAGTCCATCCAGTAGAAGAACCGACCATTATCACTGTACTCTTCTGGTGTTGGGTACAGGCTTTCAATTACTTCAATAAAAGTATCAACCATGTTGTTCACCGTCATAAATTGTGCACTGAGAAGAGTCGATCACCTTACCACAAATCTTTAGCGTAACCTCAAGGTGAGGATAGCTATAGTAACCTTGATCGCGGCTGATTTCAATAGTTATATTGTCACGCAGGAACTGAACAAGTTCCTCTTCATTAATTCCCATCGGTCATTCCTTTCAATACATGTAGTAGATTAACATGAACTTCCCAAAGTATAGCACTCTTACCAAGTACGAAGTCCGCAATATCATCAGATAGTTTATGAATACCAAGATCATTGCGTGCAATCATCTCCATGTTCTCACGACGTACCATCTCAATCCATTTAACGAAGTCTTCGAGTGTATTCACACCGGCATGTCGAGCCATGCCATCGATTGGACCTTCACACTTTAGTCGATCACCAATAGTTATAAACCCAGCAGAAATCAGTTTATCATCCAATGTCATTTCTGAATCCACTCATATCCGAACAGTTGGCAGATACTACCCGAACGTCGATAGATTGTCAAGCCAAATAGTGTAAGATGTTCAACTGACCCAATACGGCTGTATTCAAGCCAAAGGAATGCCCATTTGTGTTCTCGTTTCACTGTAGTGTTTCCAATGTAAGTACGCCGTTAAAGTTCTTGAAACAACCAATGTTAAACGAGGTAACATGTGTCCCAATGTCATATGGTGACTTCTCACTTATGTGTACAACAGTACCAGTGAATGTAGTCTTGTTAACAACTGATTCAACAAGTACGATATAAAACATATCAGCAGTATACTTGGTCATATCAAGACCAACAAGGTCACCCATTTTAAATCCGTCTTCACGGTGCTTGGTTGCGATACTTGATTTAATCACTTAACTCTCTCCAAAGGTCCAACAATACGAACAACGTCACCAAAGTCGATGAAACCACGACCTACACCGAACAAAGCACCACCATCAAGCGCTTCCTTGTCGATTGCAAGGCTTTCACCACTCTCTTTACACCGATACACAACCCCAAGGTATTGAAGCTCTCTACGACGCTTATGGAACCTTGTAACCCATGTGTGATATCTGCTATCTTGTGGGAAACCCCACAGATGTTGCAGAAGAAACTCTTGTTCACGAATGTGTGAAGCCACATCGTAAGCATCTTGGTCAAGAGTGCAACCATCAATCAGTTCTTCAAGATGATCGTGGATAAGGTCAATCTCAGCAATCGCTTCTGCACTAATCCCACGAAGCAACGCCAAATCTCTATTTGCTGCCATGTTACCAAACTCCTAGTTCTTTAGATTGTTTCTTCAGCAGGTCACCCAATGACCGACTGTGCCCCACTTCAACACCTTTGTCGTACATCACCCACCAACCATCCGAGACACGCTTACTAAACGTGTAACCAGAGTCTTGTAGGACAACCTTGATTAACTCAGCGTGACCGAAAAGCATGGTGTGATCCTCAGATGTCTACGAATTTGAATACAGCATAATTGAGACGTGTCCCACCGTCAACCGATTTTATGGAGTGTTGACTATTGAGGTAAGTATCAATGGTCCAACCTTCCTCTTGACAGTTTTCAACCAACCATTGCGTAAAGTCCACTTGATTGTATCGACTAAGCGGACACACGACAGTTCGTGTCTCACGTACACGCTGCTTACCAACACGATCCAACCCATTTACTGTTGCTTGAATACCACTTGAAGGCAAACCGGTTACAGCTTCAGCAAATTGCTCAGCAGTCAGCTTGAGTTCACAGAAATTAGTACGACTGGTTTCACAGCCAATACGAATGTAGTAGTTACCATCACTTGACCGTGTGAAACCCAAATCAACATCAATTACTTTAGAAGACATTGGTCAGTTCCTAATTTAGATTTGATTTCGATGATAGTTTGTTGGTACACGATGTCATCATAGTCTGTTGGACGCAAGACGTCAAGCGTCCAGATTCCAATATGCATCATGAGAGTGGTTACACTCAAGCTCGCTGCATATTTGCAATCGAGAATGGCTTGTTCACGCTGATTCATTTCTTCTTCCTTTTGAACTTGAGCTTAATCATATCCCAGATGGTTCGTGAACACAACACCTTTAGCTCATCATTCAGTTTATTGATCCTGACTTGACAGATATCACGCACAGCATTCTCAGACGTGGTAATCATTGAATGTACAATGTCCCGTAGCTGTGGGTCAAGGGCGATGAAGAACTCACGACCATCAAACACCCAGCGTTCAACTGGAAGGTGATGAACATGTGATATGGTGTCCTTCTCAAAGATGTCTGGTGAATTGTAAGCCCTAATAGGTTGTCGTACATGGTATGGAATGAATCCACCGTAAACACGTACCAACCGTTGCTCAGCAGAGTATAGTGTTACTGTTCTCATTCGGGGATGTGATCGTCTAGATCATCCTCGTACTCACCTTCCATTTCTTTTTCATAAGCTTCTTGTAGATACTTATCCCGTTTGTCTTGCTCGACACTCGCACGGTTGAAGTTGTTCATGTGTTTTGCTACCCAGTTGTGTTTCATTTTCTCTTCCTTACAACAGTATAAATTGTTCCAGTGGAGTATGACGCTGCACCATTTCGATATTTCTTGTGAACCCTTTCATACAACTCTGAACCTTCACCAAGCTCACATGCTTTGTTCCAAGCGTTCTTCAGGAATGGGATACTGAAATACCCATCACCCGGAATATAGTTTGGTGGATAGACGATCCAGCTACGCTTAATTTGTGCCTTCTTACTCATTTCAACATCTCCGCAAAGTCTAGTGATGCCCGTGCTGCATTTGCCATCTTTGTAAACTCAGAAGCTAACTGGATATCTCGCCCATTGTGATAGATCTGAGGGTCAAAGGAACCAGCAGCACGTAGCGTGCGTTCAAGACTACCGAGTGTACGCTTCAGGTCTTCAATTATCACATCTTTCGGGTCAACACCGATCATTTGTCCGAACCCTTCAGCCGCTCGTTCTCTGCTTTAAGCGCCTTCGTGTCAACATCCCACACGTCGAAGTCATGATTCATTGCGGTTATCTTTTGACGTGCAGTAGTCAGTTCAACCGTCAGCCGTGCGATGGCGGCTTGCAGTTCGGCGAGTTCGGGCGGGGCGCGGTAAAGCGCTGTTGGTTCACAGCTTGGCGGTTCCCGGAATGCTGGAATGCACTCGTTACTGTGGTCGCGCAGGTATGCCGCATCTATCCACAATGCAGGCTGGCGCTCGACGACAGGGGCGGCGAGTTTTCCGGTGCCTTTACAGTGCTTGCACGTCTCTAGTTGACCTATGCCACCAGTGCCCATGCATTCGCCGCAATCAATTTTACTGCTCATTATTCAATCCCCAATGCTGCTTTGATGTCATGTTGCACGATTTCTTTACCTTTCGTAAGACCAAGATTATACACATGAATCAACGCTGTGTAAATGATCGACTGTACGTCAGGCGCTGTTGCTGAGAAGTCAAAACCTTCGAAGTCAGCGTTCAGCGTTTCAAACGACACGTCACAGTCACGATGATTTATTTCAAAACCCAAGCTCATGAGCAGTTCACATTTCTTGTTCAATTCTTCAACGTTTTTATTGAGTCGCATGGTGTATCTCCTGTTTGATGTGCTCAGTCTAGCAGCTTTGTCCACCCTGTCAACACTTTTCTTCAGGCATGAAAAAGCCCCGCGTGAGCAGGGCTATAAGTTATGCAGCAAGGTTAGGCATTGCCTTGGTTACAAGAGTCGTGCCAGCCAATCCAGCAGTGGTAACAACCCAGCCCATTGGACCGCCAGCAACCATTCCACGCCGCCAGATACGGTGATCTAACGGGTAGAAGAAACCATCAGATGGAGCAGCTGTAGCCCTGTGTTCGGTTACAGAAATAAACACCCACTCTACGTTACCAATTACTTGATAAACACGTTCAAGAACCAATGTACCAGACAACGGTACACAAACAGCAGGTTCACCGTTGATGGAGATGTTACCAGTGTTGACCACTGTGATTGGTCCAGTAAGTGCACGAATACTAACCCGTTCACCCGGAGCAACCAGAGATTTCAACGTCGCTAACTTCAGGCTAGGATCGCCCGGTGCAGGGTTAATAACAACGAACTTATGCCCGCCTATATCAATATCACCACCGGTAAGAACCATGGTTTTGTAACCAGCAGCCTTGTATTTCTGGTATGTATCACCATACGCCAAACCTTCCACTTTCAGACTTCGAATGTTATTCAGGTTTGTAGTTGGTTCAAGGTAGTTATCAACAATACCAATAACATCAGAAGTCGATTTGAATTCCAATGCAGCACTGGTGTTCATTTTAAAGAAGTAACCAGTACCAGCCACACCACCAACACTACCATCAGCAGCGTTAGCCAAGTGGTTAGACTCAAAGGTCAAGTGAGCATTGGTAGACAAGTCAATAAGCTCAGCAATGTCTTCTACCCAAGCACCCTGTACAGATACCTGACGGCAGTTCTTAGCTACAATACCTTTGCGAGATTTCTGAATAGAGAAACCATTACCAAAGTTGACGTTGTATGGAGCCTGCACAGCGTTACCTGTACCAGCGGTGTCAGATGTACTTTCACCATGACCACTGCTGTTGTCAGCCATTGTCGATGGTTCTGGGTCCATACCAATGTTAATACAGATACCTGCCACAACACTATCACGACCTTCAGCAGACCCACCACGGAACTCAATCTGACCATGTTGACCTGTCATGCGGAGCGCTTCACCACCAGTTGGAACTTGGATGAATACTTTGTCGAATGTCAGGAACTGAATAGGACGCTGGTAGTTGTTGATGGTGTATCCACCACGTGTCCAAACACCTTTGTTGAAGTTAGAGAATCGAACATCACGAAACTCAGAGTACCAAAGACCACCATGTTGGTAAGTTGCATCCCATTGTGCTTTGGCGTACATACCCCATTGCTCAGCGTTCACTGTTGTTTGTGCAAATCCCGCAACAGCACTACCCATGAAGTGCATACCGATCATGTGGGACGATGACACAGCACCCGGTTCAACTTCAATCATTCCGAAGTGACCTGTTGTTCCAACAGCCAAGGTTGTAATGTAAGTAACACTAGAACCATCACCAACCCAACTCACACCGTGTTGCTTGACCATTTTGGTGTGAGGGTAGCTACCTGTTGGATATCGAATCCAACCACCACCTTTTGACTTAAGGTAAGCGGACGCTGCTGCTGTAGCAGGAGTCCAATCCCATGTTGATGGAGCGATGGTTGGTCGATTGGTGATTACGTGTTGATATTCCCAAATGTTGACCTGCAAACCTGACAACATCATACTTACTGTATCAAGTACCTCGGTCAGAGGTTTACGTTTAAAGCCCAACAGTTCTGAACCCAAGTCAGGGTCAGCAAGGTCACTTGTCAGCGTGTCAACACGGGCGTCAACAGCACCTTCTGCATCAAAAGCGTAGTCAAAAGCACCAGCCTTGATTGCTCCAATAACTCCATTCTTACTTACGACTGTTACTAATTCATCTTTATTCATCTGATTATTCCTTTTAGAGAAGTATTCCTTAGAGCAATATTAATCGTGATTATACCGCATATCCAGCTAAAAGTAAATACCGGGTTATAAATAGTCAGGCATGAAAAAGCCCCACCGAAGTGAGGCTCTGTCTTGAAGCTCGTTACACGCTCTGTGTCAGTTCCCAGAGACGATCACCAATCAGGTCACCGTGCTGGTCATCAATCTCATCGTAGAGCGTCTGAGGGAGAAAGAACCAACGCTCATCAACCAACGCTCTTGCATAAATCACTTGCCATTCAACATCTGTGAAGCTTTGGATATTTTCTATCCCGTCGACCTTGAGAGTGGTTTGTCGTTCCACTCCCAGAACAAGGTCGATTGGTGAAGCAGAGAAGGTTGTCTTAATCTGAGAAAGCTCGACTTCATACGCTTCGTTCATGCATACTCCTATTGATGTCAGTTTGCCCTACGAATTGTTTTGAACGCATCGCTGAGCGTGTCTTTGGTACGTTCTTTACCATCTTGACGCAGTACGCGATATTTTCCACGTCCAACCTTCAAGATCATCCCCAGCAGTTGTTCCCCGTCGGCTGTGTAAACGTGACGAATGTCACTACCCACAACTGCACTGACTCGACTCACCACCTTGTTTTTGCTCATATTATTCCACCACTAGAACTGGATTGTAAGAAATTACGCTTTCGCAATTACTCGTCAGCTTGGCTTCTTTGCCTTTCCCCCTTCCGTGTTATGCAAATGATAGGTTAGTGATGTCACCCTGTCTACTACCGTTCGTCGCCTTTTGTCAAGCTCCAGATGTGAAAAAGCCCCGCACAAGGCAGGGCAATTTTCTTATTTAAGCAGCACAGGCAATGCACTCATCCTTGACAACAACACCTGACCGTGAATAAATATAGTACTGACTGATCACATTGTCATCCAACAACAGCTTGGTCAACAGGGTTGCAATCAGATCCTCACTACCATCCTCTGGTACGTAGAAATTCAGGCTCTGACCTTGACAAGTCCAACGTTGTCGTTGGCTGGCCTGTCGGAGTAGAATCAACTGATCCATCTCGTAGGCATTGAGATAAACCAGTTTCTCATCATTATTCAACCAGTCAACATGTTGAACCGAACCAAGGTTGTTGATGATGTCCATCACGGTTTCTTCTGTGTAAACACCTTTGTCTTTCATAAGCTGATAGAACATTGGTGGAATACGACGAAGCTCACCAACACTGGAACCAGCATCAAAGATCATGCCCGGATCAGGGAACCACGATTCACTCACACCACCCATCAACAAACTGGATGTTTTTGTAGGGGCGTATGCGGTTCGATGGGTGTTACGAACGCCGTAGCCTTCACACCACATTGGACTACCGTACTCTTCAGCTAACCACTTACTAGCACGAAGTGACTCATCATGCAAATGCTTAGCAATCGCTGTACTCAGGAACTGAGCTTCCAAGCCAATGTATGGAATGTTCTTAGACTGCAAATATGTGTGGAAACCCATCACACCCAAACCAATCGCTCGACCACGAATGGTGAATTCACGAACCTTTTCCAGACCAACAATACCAGCCGACTTCTCAATGAATTCAGAACACAGACAGTCAAGAAAAACTGTTCCGATGAAAGCAGATTCACGCTCTGGCATTGTATCCCAATGAATCAAGTTCTCTGAAGCAAGAATACACGAGTAAGTCAACATCTCCGAACTGTGAAGCATAATCTCTGTGCAAAGGTTGGACGCCTCAATAAACAGATTCCAGTCTACGTACATCTGAGGACGGTGACGGTTGGCACAGTCAACTTTAAAGATGTAACCCTTACCTGTAATCAACTTTGTGTAAACAGCCTTGATCCAACGACGGTTAGCTTCTGGATCATTGTTCTTCAGACGCTCAATGAAAGTGTCTTTGATGATCCAACCATAGTTCTTACCGTTGTGATCGTGTGCCAGAGAATCACATGCTTCATCCCAGTCACCATGCTCAATGTCAAGATATGCACCAATCGAGCCGCGACGTGCACCGCCTTGACTAATGTCAGCTACGGTTTCAAAGTAACGGTTGATAACCTGTACAGCACCGTTAGCTTTACCACCTTTGGAAATCTTAGAACCACGTGGTCGGATATTACTAAAGTTTGCGCTAGTACCAAACCCTTGCTTAGACAACAGAGCTGTCTCAGTCATACCTGTGTAGAAGTCTTCAACGCTGTCACCAACAACTTGACCTGAGCAAGCAACCATCATACCACGATCAGTACCAGTGTTTGCCAGAGCAGGTGAAGATGGTGACAGAACACCATCCCAAAGCTCACGAAAGAACTTCTCTTCCCATTCAGCTTCACGACCTTTCATATGCTTTGCCAGTGTGCTAGCAATCTTACGGTGACGACCTAGAACAGCCTGTTCACCGTCATAAGCATATTTCTCTTTGAACATCTGCCAGCCTTGGGTTGTATACCAATCAGGTAGATACCCTTTAGCTTGTAACTCTTTACGCTCTTTACTGAATTGCTCAAACTTCTGTAACTCTTCTTCTTGCATTTCACCGACATTATCTTCAATCAACATTAAACCAACTCCCTTTTAAATCCAAGCTTAGGTTTCGACCAATTACGTGTGTACTGGAGTTGTGTAGCTGCAAAGAAGTCTGGAATCTTTACGGTAGACAATTGCTGATAGAACCAACCACTAATTACACCTTGCTTTGGGCGTGAAAACATTGGTGGACGACCAAGACGATTACGTACAACATCCAATCGATCCTCAAGGAATTCAACACACTCTTGTTCTTTAACTACACGGTTGTTTCCAACCTCAAACATCTTACGAATAATCAACAACTCATGGTTGTAAACATCCATTGTGATCTTGTCGATCTTTGTATTCAGAATATTGTCACGACGTGTACTATGATTACCCATTTCTTTACGTTCAGCTTTACATTGTTTGAACAAGTTAGCCGATGCAATGGAATGGAAGTTTTCATCTTTAGTACTACCATCAATACCACTAACAAAGTGTGGAATCAGATTGTAACCACGACTGTTAAAGCCTTTGAAGTAACCAAAGATGGAAAACAGAATAGCACCTTCCAAGAACGCAAGTGCAGCAGTAACTTCCAATGCATCATTGCTACTTGCACATTCACTGATGAACGCCATACGCTCGGCAAGGATTGGATCAAGTTTCCACTGAGTGTAAAACTCATCAGTTGCCTTACCCAAAACCTTGTTACCAAGATCGTAGAAAGGTGCATGTGAACCAAGTTCTACGTTAGCAAAACAAGCAGCCATACGTTGAATCTCAGGACGGGGGAACAACTTTGCAATCTTACCACCCCACAGTTCATCACCACCAATCATCAACTCATATTGAGTTAGAATCGATTGTGCTGTCAGAATACCGTGAAGTTCACCTTCCGTCAGGTTGGTTCGAAAGTCTTGTTCATCATCCTCTACACCCAGTTCTTCAGCGGGCCAGAACAATGATTGTTGCTGGATTGCCATCTGAGTAGCCCAAGGATAATGAGCTACATATGAATCGGTTGGTGTTTCAATTTGACTCAGATACTTCATACTTCTGATTCCTTTTCGCTACATTTAATATCTACGACGACAGCATATTTAGCTGCCTGATCCATCATTACTTCATTCAATGCGGAATCTTCATTCAGGCATTGACGCATACCAGTCGCTCTCAGGCTATTGTGGGTGTTTCGCACAATATCTGAGGTAGCCATCATGTTATCAACCCACCACTTGTCAGTACGCTCACGGAAGCCTACACGGACACCATATTCAACCTTGTTGGAAGTACGAGCCCGATGTAGACAAACTCGGAAGTCATAACCATGTGCTAAGTCCGCACCCATATCATGCAAGATTGTTTCAAATGCTTCTTTGTCTTGTCCAATCCATGCCTTCTCCCATAGTGGATGAAGCTCCATATCCAACTGACCAAGATATTGATCGAAGTCATGTGGTTGGTCAAACTTCTCTACTGCTAATTCAGACATAAATTACCCCTTCTTAACGTGGTTTGGTACTAGTTGGCGATGTTGAATGAATCCTTTCAGATTACCAGAACACAATGTACCGTCACGATCCATATGTGTAATACCTTCTTCCCAAGTGTGTGGGAAACCGGGAGCGTTTACCTCAAAGTCTTGTGCAAAACCATGTTGATATTTGTATTCGGCAATTGGCGTAGCCTGATGTTCCAACGGACTTGCATGAACCGGTTGATCAGGTTCTTCACCTTGCAGATTCAATCGTGCAACAACACCACGAGCTTTCTCAATTGTGTCATCCAGCTTTCGATACGATACTTGAGCAGAACACGAGCTACTGATAATCAATGCATGTTCAAGACTATGACCGAACTTATCTACAACAACTGGACCGTCTGTAGTGCGAGCAGTTGACGACGGAATCCAATACCCCTCATTGTAGTAAGGGACATGCCATTCACCAGATTGCAGAACAACTGGAACACTTGCTTCTTGTGCTGCAATTACTTTCTGACACAGTGAGTCAATCGTTGGATCAGCAGCATCATGACGACGTAGCCATTTGAAGTTGTTCAACTCAGTTGCAGTCATTACAACTTTCATCATCTGGAATGGTTCAATCAGACGATTGCAAACTTGCTTGGCATATCCAGCACTGTGAAACAGTTGAGCATATTCGGCATATTTATTTGCAATGTGTGCCCATGCTTCGTGTGGACCAAGTACAATTTGGTTGCCATCCTCATCACTTTCATTGAAGTAAATAAGATCGTTGTGTGCACCATTATCCTGCATACCCGTGTTAGCGGCACCATATCGTGCAAGGTAAGCAGGAGTCTCACGTACTTGCTTCAGCATGGTTGGTACTGGAATAGCACGAGATGAGCTAGCATTCTTGGAAAGAGCGTTGTGAGTGTTAAATTCGGCTAATATGGGGCGGGGAAACTCTAGTTCAAAGGTGATGATTTCCTTACCGGTTACTGCGCTTTTACTGTGTGCGATTACTGTTGCTTTAGTTTGATCAAAAAACACTCTTCTCTCCTTTCATATGACTGGGTTGACCATTATACTGGAATCAACCCAATATTGCAATACCTAATACAAACTATTCGAAGTAGTTTGCAACTTCTCGCATTGTTTCAAATGCGTTATAAATCAACATTTCTCGTTGTGTTGCAATTCGAAGACGGGTTGATTCAGCAAATCCGCTACCACCCTGAGTCCAGTAACCAGCACGAAGTTCTGCGTCAATTGGAAGACGACACATCACTTTCCAGCTCTCTTCCATGTCGTGGATGACACTTACTGGATCAATTTCAACATCGATTGTTTTACGTTGGGTAGCTTGTACGATCATTTAATTACTCCTGTCAGGATGAGTTCTAGTTCAGCTAGTGTGTTAAACGCCTCATGAGCCTTGTGAAGCAACTTACTCTCATGGTCAGTACGAGCAGTTGCGACAAACCCTTCTGCCTTCTGTACGCTGTTGTCGTTACGATGACGATATGCAGCCGATGGAAGTGCAACGTCAGCATTTGGTAAGTTACGCCAGTCATGCAACTTGTATCCTTTAGCATCGGCTGCCCAAGTCATTACTTCAGCAACGGCACGCAATGCCCGAGGGAAACCATCGTCAACCATGTGCATCTGAATCTTACCAACCTTGCGATCTTCAAGGTTTGGTCGGTACACACCAAGCTCTTCAGCCTGCTCACCAAGTAACCCACCTGAGAAATACTTATCCTCAACTTTGGTGAAGTCTTCAGGATAGTGTTTCAATGCCTCAATTTCAATCTCATCCGTTTCAGGGTTTACCCAACTTTCAAGAGGAACATCATGTTTGTCAATGACGGTCAGAACAGTATCTTTGGTCATGCCATCACCCAACCATGTTTCGAAATCCTGTACAATTTTTACTTTATCATCAACTTTAAATGCCGTCATGTTATCTCCTTACTGTACGCCTGTACTACCGAAACCACCAGCACCACGTTCTGTTTCCGAAAGGTCATCAACTTCTAGGAATTGAACTTGTTCAAATGGAATGACCATTGCTTGTGCAATGCGTTCACCAACATGAACTACAAAGAAGTCTTCACCGTCGTTGGTTAGTTTAACTTTGAGTTCACCACGGTAATCCGAGTCAATAATACCAACACAGTTAGCCAGTCGAATGTCATTCTTGAAACCATGACCGCTCCGACTAAATACCAACATCACATACCCAACAGGGATTTCAAATGACAAACCTGTATCGAAAACAAATGAGTTGTCTACCAAACCAGAGTTAGTTGTGTAGATATCGAAGCAACCACTGCCGTCTGTTGCGTAGGTTGGAAGCTTTGCTTCTGGTGTTAGTCGTTTAGTTTTGATTTGCATATTACTCATCCTCATCTTGTTTGAAATAGTTATCAAAGAACTCATTCACTCGACGATAATATTGATCACTTTCGGTCAGGTACTCGGCCCATACACGAACGTTCTTCATGTACTCTTCTTCAACCCATCGTTCACCATACTTGTCACACTCAACGTAAGATGGGAAGAATTCAAATTTGTCCTCTTGGTCAACATATCCTTTTGCTTCATTGATGTTGATAATTTTGTTTGCCCACTCAGCATGACCTTTACCAAGCAACCAGTAAGCCCAACTACCGAACGCCCAATTGTCAAGGAAGTAGTCAGTAAAACCCTCACCAGCTTTCAACTCCCAATCACGAATGGCTTTCACCATCGCGTCTACATTACGCTCAATCATTCGTCATCCTCATCGTAAAAGAAGTAACTAGCATCAGTGTCAATTCGATCAACCCCATTCATACAACCGTCGTTGTCATCTGCATACGATTCAGCCTCTTCACGAGTACGGAACTTACGACTAGCAGCATAACCATCACCAACGTCTTCTACAACTTCATAATAAATCATATTCTCTCCAGAATTAATGGGGCTTTCACCCCAACACAATTAGATGTTAGCCAGCAGTTGACCACGTTTCTCTTTCGACAACTCATTAACACGCGAGCGACGTTGTGCACCAGTGTTTACATTACGATAACGCTTGTACTTAGCCAAATTGGTATGAACAAAACCATCTTCAACCCACTCAGACATATCCAGTAATTCATCAACGTAGACATCGAAGTTTGGCAACTTGCTATCCCAAGAAGACAGGACATTGTAAAGTGCTTCAGTACCATGAATGTCGTCAATGTTGTATGCCTTCATCTCTGCCCAAGCCAGTGGATTACCTTTCAGACATTCGGCCCACAGTTCATGACCGGGGAACTCTTTGTGCTTACTCTTCTTATGTTCTGGACACAACTTGTCAGTCATGTATTCCAGTTTATTAGAAGTGAAGCCAAATTGCTCTTTGGCAATAATCATTGTATCAATTTGACGATAGGTGCTTGGTTTAGGGAAACCATTGAGTACAAAGCGAGCATTCACCTTCTTTGTGTCGAATCGCTTAACGTTCTGACCAATCACAATGTCTGCTTCGTTCAACAATGACCACAACTTAGAAAGCAAATACGTGTCGTCTTCCATCGGGTATACATCTTTCTGATCCCAATAGAATACTTCATCTTCACCCAGCCATTTAGCTGCGACAGACATAATGTACCAATCAGAATCAATTTGGTTTAGACCGACATTATTATCCCACAACTTCCAAACATGAGCAAGGATTGGAGCGGTTTCAATATCATAAATCAGGATACGTGGGCCACCTTTCAGCTTAGATGGTACAATCAATTGCGCATCGTACTTGGTAAAGAAGTCATTCACTGTACTCTTACCAATATCTAAGCTCTGTGCAATCTTACGACTGCTCATACCATAACCACGAAGCTCTAACGCTGCTGTGTGCCACTCTTTAATTTGATGAATCATTCAACCTCCAATTATTCCAGTTCGATTTCAATATCAGTAATTACGTCTTTGATTCCCCAGTGAGTGGCAATGATAAAATCATCATCTTGGTCATCACAGATATCAAGTGAATCCATTGCACTTTTTAGATTTGAAATACAATCAAGCAATGCTTCTCGTTTATCATTGGTCATTCTTTGCACTCTCAATTAGTTTCTCAACATAATCTTCAAGAACTTTACACTCTTCACGACCCTCTGTTGCATATACGTTGAACACATTCTTCAACTCAACACCAACAGAATGTACATCCTCTAACAACAAAGCGATTGCTTCAGATTCTGAAGTAGCTGACACCAAGTGAACATACGCATCACTCTCACCATATATAGCGAAGCTCATTCAACTCTCCTTAAATGATGTATTGGAATACAAGTGCTGTTTGGACAGCGAGCGCAACATTGTTCATGAACATGAATGTGTGGATGTTCATCGAAGACCAACCTTAAATTCAAGGTCATAAACTCGTTTTTCAAGTTTACTGATCTTATCCAGAAGTTGCTTCAAGATGTCGTTATCAATTTGCACGACCACGTTGGCGATTTTACCCATTATTCATAACTCCCATCAGGCTGAACAACTAACACAGGTTTCAAGCTTGCTTTGTACATCTGGTCAAGGAATGCATACGCTTCCTCAAGCGTTTCATATGATGAGTAAGGATTCTCCGAGTAGTTGACATCACCATTCTCTTTGTAAAGAACACGACATACTTGGAACAACTCTAAACCAGCTTGATGAATGGAAACAATTCGAATGTCATTCAACATCTACACGCTCCCATTCACCCTCAAACAATGCGGAAAGTTCATCGTTGTCGTCTCTCACATCAACAGCAAGACCATCGGTCAAACCCCAAGCATCATACATTTTACCAACTGTGAATCCTTGATCGCCCGGTTGATGTTCGTCAAGCTTGATTACTCTTACTTTAATAGTCATACATTCCCCTTCATAAAATGATCAACAAGTTGTTCACGACGTTTATCTTTTGTGCTGGCGGCATTGTATCCGTGTTCGGTGAGGAAAGCAACCACGTTTTTGACAGATTCTTTATTCTTTTCAATAGCTTGCTTCTGAGCCATTGCTTCATGAATTGACAATCCGTATCGTTCAGCGTGAGTTTTGACCTTGTGGCATGGTTTGCACAACAACGCAAGGTCTTCTTTCCTGACAAACACCACACCTTCAACAAACTTCTGGATGTCGGTGACAGTCTTCAACGAATGCTCGCCTGTCTTGTGGTCAACTTCACAATTACCACCAGCAAAAGTCTTCAGACATTGCTCGCATTTGAATCCCCAAACAGTTGGATGAGCTTTCATACTCCGAGGATTGGTGTTGACCATCTTAACACGATTCTCTTTCATGAACTGAAGTTTGACCGGATTCTTTGACCAAAGGTGGCGACGAATGCCACCACGAATAAACGAAAGGAAAGCACTCTCTGTCTTCCAGAATTCAGGGTATTCCTCCCACATTTTGATAGTGTTAGTCATAATAAGCAACTAGTGGATAAACACCATACTCAGTTTGATCCTTGAACTTCACCCTACTCAAATGACCGAACCGTGCATCGTGTGAGAAATAACCATAGTCAGTAACACGGTTAAATCCACCAGCATCCGCTTCTTTAGAATCATAACTTGAACGATTGGTTGGGAACCGTTCTTTTGTTTCATTATGTAGAATCACATAACCATAAACTTTCTTACTCATTATTCAAACTCCGGTGTGAATGGTTTTGTACGATACTTGGTTACAGTATGAGCAGGGATTACAACTTCAGGTACAAGCTCTTCATATGGCTCTGTGAGCGTGTATGTTGTATCACCCCAATCAGTGCCCCAACTATCATCCCAAGTACCATGCCGCTCAATACAGACATTCAGGAAGGCACTTGCATCAATACCATCAGTAGCCAGTTCATCAACATCAGCTTGGGTGATTGTGTGGTTCAAATTGCAATAGAATGAACTGTATTTACGATGCTCTTTTTCAAACTCACCAACTTCACCAACGTATTCAAGCAGTACGGCTTCACTAATCTTTTTCATCAGTATTTAACTCCCATTTTATCAAGTACGTCTTTAATAACCGTTCGTTCTTCTGTAAGCGTTCGTTGCATCTTAGCCATGTCGAACATCTCTTGGAAGACATAAAGCCAGTCAATTTCAATCTCATCACCACGCCAACCAGTAACAACCTTTGGTTCTGGATACAGGTGTTTGAATGTATGCACCATAGCTTCAAAGCATTCTTTGTCTGTCTTACAATCAACCAAGGTGTTGAATGCACTAACACTTCCCCATTCAATATCACTGAAGCAGTTTGCTTTGTAATTATCTACATCGTCTTGGCTAATGATTTGATAGTAGAGATGCATACGACCTTCACCACGGACAATCTTCTTGTCATCCTTGAACAACATACCAAGCTTGTCACAGTTCACGATACCACGATGTGTACGGTTGATATCATAGTAGTTAACTGGTGATCCCCAATAATCCTTATCCTCACCAATCACAAAATGATTGGCTTGCTTGTATGCCCGAATGACACACATGTCGTCAGCTTCACGATCAGTAATGATTTCAGCCTTATAACGACGCTCAAGATAGTTACTCACTTCATCGAGATGGAAAGGTTTAACAACATCATCACGGTTACCTTTGTACTTCAACAACGTAGACCATTCAACACGTTGACTATCACCTTTACCCATGTACATCTCATATGTCTTTGCACCAGACTGAGCAATTACATCGTCCACCATAACTTTAGCGGTATGTAGAACGTTCTGAATTGGCTCAGGAGTTGAGATGTCTTCGATGTCAAATTCGTCAGGCAACCACGGACTTTCCCGTTTCTTATTTTCTTCTGCAAGAATACCAGCGGCTCGTTTCTTCCAGTGCCCCCAGAATGCAGTTCGACTCTTTGCTTCGAATGTAACACTCGTATCACCTTTCAAAGTTGCACGAATGGACTTCTTTTCACCAACGTAAGCCGCCGCATATTTGAAGGCATCAAGGTCAACTACAGCATGTGTTGGAACTTCACTCATAGTAAATCTCCACATTACTCAAACCAATCAATCGCTCTTCACGTAGCTGGTCGTAATTCTCATCAATCCCACATGCCTCAAGATTCATATTCGCATGTTTAATAGCAACTTCACGAGTGGCGAACACTTTACCTTCAATCCCAATATCCCATTCACACCAGACTGTAAACATTATGGACGCACCCGATAAGTTAGACCGTTATGGAAGCCAATACCGTCTTCAGCATCCAACGTAAGCCAACCAATACTTGAGAGCATTTGAATCGTCTCACCATCTTCATATGCTGATTGCAACCACTCAGGAATAACACCATCTTCTACAACTTCAAATACATAACTCATGTCTTTCTCCTTAGCTAACTTGTTCAAAGGTAAGTACTTCAGCATCATCACCTGTCAATCGTTTGAACTCTGCAATCAGACCATCAAAGTCTTTGTAACTAGATGGATGAGTTTCAAACCCAACATACCAACCTTCACCAGACCAATAGTTCTCACATTGGACATTCAATGGGAAACCTCGGTTGGACATTGCTTGAATGTCATCACCATAGACAACTTCAAGTTCACCGGCTTTCAACAAACCTTTTGCGATCAGGTATTGCTCAGCATCGTCTTTGGTTTCACCTGCATAGATTCCCACATAAGTCATTGAATCATAAGAGGCACCCATTACACACTGTCCTTTGTAAACCGTACACCAGTTGGGACCAGTTCATATTCAGTAACTTGCTGAGTTGGATAAAGAGCGTTTACAGCAGCATGTTTAGCAACATAAACACGAGTTCCTTTACCGTAAACACGACGACGTTCGCCAGTTTCAATATTCTCAACCAAATACACTTTCATTTATCAATCTCCAGAAACAAGAAAGCCCGCACATTGGCGGGCTATTGTGCAACTCAAATTGTCACTACTAAACTGATAACCCGATCAGTCGTTGTAGTTAGTTAGACGCTCATAAGCGTTGAAGAATGTCAGTGCTTCAATCTTCTTCTCTTCGTAGTCACGAGCGGCATAACGTACAGCAGTCTTTGCAATTTGCTTAACTTCCTGACCATCAATACCTTGCGGGTTGGATTTCTTGTGATACTTGGTATCTTTAATCAGTTGCTTGATATCTTCTTTGCGAGTGTTGATTTCTTTGTTCAACCGGGTAAGTTGTTCCAGAAGTTGCTCAGCACTCAATACTGGTTTTGGACCAGCTTCGATATCGGTTTGATCAAGCAGTTCACCAGTTTCAGCATTTACAAACAGTGTCATATTATTCTCCTTGGATTTTGTTGAGGTATTTCAAAAACGTGTTAGCCGAATCAACACCGTAGTTGGTGTCATCATAATCAGCAGCGTCATAGTCTACAGAGGCAGAAGGGTCAGCTTTGTAATCGGTCCACCAAGCGTTATACGAAGCAACCAATTCTTCAAACGTCATCGAAATCTTTGACTTACCCATTTTAGTGCAACCTCACATATTGAACGTAATAGTTTGGATTACCTGTTTTAAAGATCAGGTCAACTACAACTTCTTCAGCTTTGTCAAAGTCTGTGTAAGCATCAATGACCATTTCATCCCCTTCGGTAATCAACGTAACTAGTGCAATCTCTTTCATACATCTCTCCTTGAAAGTGTGGGTTGCCTTATGACAACCCGATATACCAAATCACTTTCTTAGATCAGAAAGGAATATCGTCATCAAACGAATCAAAGTCGATTGGCTCTTGTGGAGCAGCTTGTTGTACAGGTTTTGCCTGTTGGGCTACAGCTGGTTTGGTTTCACCAGTTGCACCACTTTCACCAACTTTGACCTTACCGATTTCGATCAGTGCTCGTTGTACATCAGAGCCTTCAAAGTCTTCAGCCATTTTCATGGTGTTGATAACCGACTGACGAAGAGTCTTCAGTACTTCCAGATCCTGTTCACCTTTGAAGTTGACAACGTGCATGAACTTCTCATCCAGCACAGGAACCATCTTCTGCATTGCTTTTGGTACAGGACCATTGAATGCAAGTTTCTCATTCAAGTAATGCTTACCGGCATGTTCATTCAGATAGACATGAACGTTGAACATTGCAGCCTCACCAATCAAGTTACCCAACATTGCTGGTTTGAAGTTACCCTGTGTATCCAGTTGGTTAGTTGCTTGAGCCAGTTTGAACAAGATAGTGTTGTTCTTAAAGCCCCAAGTACCATCGTCATTACGTTGTTCACGCAGACTGTATGGTTTTCCAACTACTTTACCAACACCCTTCAGACCGAACTCGTTGTTCAACAGACCACGGAATGGAAGTGGTTCACCAACTTTATCCTCATCAAAGAACTGACCACGATTAACCAGCGTGTCAGGGAAGTCAACGTTCAAGGCAACACAACGTTGCGCTTTTACAGGCCAGCGCTTACACAGAGTTGGAACATTGTTTTGACCGTGTGGAACAACTTCGAAGTATTCTTTCGACTCACCACGAGCAGCTTTCGCCTCTACTTCAGCTTTCTCAGCGTCAGTACCTTTCCATTCCATCTTGGCGTCTTCTTGTGCTTGCAGACCCAAGTCAATAACACCGGAAACAATACCAATGAGTGCTTCTGGTTTATCGGCACAACCAACTGCTTCAACAACATGCTTGGAAAGAGCATCGAAGTCTACGTTGGAAGTTTCTGGATTGGATTGTGGAACTTGAGCGTTAAATACGAATTTCTTAGCCATGTGTAATGTTTTCCTTTTGCGGATTATTCAGTTTGCTGTATGAAGGCAGCAGATATGTTTTGCAGCAATTCATGCTCTTCTCGTTCGTTAGAACTACTCAACATGAATTGCCTATTATACAGAGGTAGAAGACTGTTGTCAACTACTTTAAAGCACTTTTAAACATTATTACATGAACAACGATGCGATAAAACCAAGTGTCAACGCAGTCAATGTAATACCAAAATGATAACCTTGTCGTTGACCAAATGTTTTCTTAATCAACATTTCAGGTTTGAAAAGTTTTGGATTTCTGATTTGGTAGAAGGTAATCAGTAAGTTAATACCGAAAGCTTGAACCATCGTGATTGGAATGGCACCCAGAGGTACTACAAACCAACCCCAAAGCGAAGTAATCGTGAACAACATCAGTAGTAAGTTTACGATTGTGATTGTCGGGTATGTGATGTATTTCATACTCAACCTCGCAGTTTACGTTCAAGACGTTGAACTGCTTTCTTAACTTCAGCAGTGTCGGTAGCCAGTTTGCGAAACTTAGTCAGAATGCTCATCGTACAATACGCTCCAGTGTGATCTTTTGGACAATTCGAGGTACAACTACAGTTTCATCGGTTCGAAACGAACGCTGGATGACACGTGCCGCTTCACGAGTGGCAACAGCAATGCCACCGACTTGATATGCATATTTCTTTTTCATCATTTCTCCTTACGCTTGTTGTGCACGAGTGCGGAAGATATCACCGTGCTCTTGGTAATCGTTCATGAACTTACGTGCATAGAACGCTGTGTGGTTGTTGCTCAGCTTGAATACATCATCAGAGACTGTACTGATATTAACTTCCCATCGAATGCGCTCTACAATCAATGCAGCACTCAGTTTCTTACGTCCGAGGTTGATCAAATCGTTAGCAAATCGCTTAAATAGAAAGTAAACACCCGGATTCTCAGAGTCAAACTTTTCAAACTTCTCAGCCAGTGTTACAGCCATTAAACATCTCCCATTGGTAGTAGGTAAACTTTAGACACTTCCTTCAGGTCAAAGGTGTAACAAGTATCTAGTAGATTACGGTTGATCACTTTGAACTTACCGTTCTGTACAGCGAAGGCATGGACAGGGTTGATATGTTCAGCTTTATATCCTTTAGCACGACCTTTCCAATGAATGATCACTTCAAGTTTCAGATGTTCTGGAACTGTGTGAATGAAGTCTTCACCCTTCAGGTTGATGGTTGGTGCCGCTAGTTTATTCTTCTTGCTCACTGTGCTTCCTTAATAAAATCAACGTCTTCAGCATTGAAGAAATCCCAATCACAATCGTAGTCAAACGCACGTGTTACATCATCATCCAACCATCTTGTTCCACGAGTTAGGATTGTGCCCTTTGGGATATCAAACCACTCGTTATCCCCAGTGAAGACAACTTTATCACCATCCTTCAACGCTTCAAATTCAGATTGCAGCATTGGTTACTCCTTATGCGGTGAAGGCTTGAACACGCTTCAGAACACGATCCAGCTTACCAATGGAACCGGTAGCAGCCAGAACACGCTTCTGAGCTTCTTCAATTGCTTTCTCTTCTTCATCGATCTGCAATTGGATCTGATTGATAGCATCACCCATTTGGGCTTCAGCTTTGGTAAATGCAGACAACGCATCTTCAACCAGTGCTTCATGGGAAGTAACTTTCTTACCAAATACGAAGTTGGAAGCGTTTACCACGAAGTTACCTACAGTTGGTTCGTTACGAGTAGTCATTTTATTCTCCATTTGTTCAAGTGTGCGTATTATACGCTTGTGGTGTACGGTTGTCAAACTATTTATGCAGCAATTGCCATTGTGTTTACAAATTCTTTTTGTCGTGTGCTGCCCGGTGTACCACCTTGTGGTGGAGTTCCGTCAGGTCCATCACCCTTCGGTTCAAGGTGTGGATTCTTCTTACGTTGTTCTGCATTGTAACGATGAATCTGACCAGCAAACTCACCACGTTCCAAAGCATTCATTGGGAATGTCAAATGAACAGTACCATCCGGTTGTCCCATTCCAGCAAACTGACGTTGTGAAAGATTGCGTCGTTGAACCTGAACAATTACGTCAAGCTCAGACAGTCCAGTGAAAGTAATGTTGTTACCATTGATTGTTACGTTCATCACGGAATACTCTTGTTGATTTTCTTCAATTGTTTGATCAAGTCTTTACCTTCGTCTTGTTCAAAATCACCACGAAGGGATGTGAACAACTCTTTGATCAGGGTCATAGTGAAATCACCGTCTTGCATATTCAAGTCAAGGGCTTTCACCAAATCAAGGGTGTCTTGTTCATTATTCATTGCACCGAGTATATCACCAATCTCCACCGAAGAACACACTTGAAGCTTTTTACCTACCAACTTATTTAACTGACTCATTTCGCATTACTCTTTAGTTGATCGATTTCTTCTTGTAGCAATTTATTCAACTCTCGCTCCCTTTCAAGTAGAATCAAAAGTGCTTTATTTTCTCGCGTTAATTCCAATTTAGTCTTCATTTCAACTCTCCAATTGTTTGATGATGACGCTCATTCTACCTGAGTCTGAGCGTCTGTCAACAATTATTTTCAGTCTTCTTCACCTTCGTCATCAAGCTCTACATCACCATGGATCGCAGCCACAAGCTTCTTGGCTTCCTGCACATAGTAATCGTAGTTGATACCCCAACTGAAGTCAGCCATGTCATTGCAAGGTGTGACGTTCCATTTAGCATCAATGGACATACGACGATCACCCTCAAGCTCTTTACCTTCCAATGCTGGCATGAGTTTAATCAACTTACCACCATGAACAGATGGATAATACCGGCAGATGTTTTGCAACTGCTTCTCTTCACCTGTCTCTTCATTGAACAACACCAACTTAGAGCTTCTAGGAACCTTTGTACGCAACATAAAGTCGAAAGGGTCATCATGCTTACGGATCAAGTCTTCAGCGTCTCCAAGGCCAAGCAGCTCGTGCACAGCAGCCATCTTGACAACCAAAGCCGATTGGTTTTTATGCCAATCCAAGTCTTTGAACTCGTATGCACCTTTACGCTTCACTTCACCACCTTTAAACACAGCGATATAGTTGTTTACGTTAGCAGACATCATCTTGTCGTACAGAGCACCTTCCATGGTCAATCCCGTCAGAGTTTCCCATTCGGTAACCAGTTTGTCAATACGTTTCTTTGTCTTTGGATCATCCGAGGCTACAAACTCAAAACCATCCGTGTTGCACATGATAATCTCTGCATCAACTTCTTTCAACAGTTTTTCCATCAACATGCACAACGACAGTTGACCATTGATCGTGATACTCATCATGAACTTAGGATCGTACATTGGACTGAATTCGTCACCTGAAGCACCATATGTACCATTCAACGCCAGCTTCAATGCCTTGTTGGTTGCACTCTTCTTGTCATACGAACGACGTTCAACATAAAGGTCACCATACACATTACAGAACAATACATCAAGGTGTTCAGGGAAGATTTTATTCTTAATACTCAGGTTTGGATAATACGAGGCAACGTCCAGTGTGTAAATACGTTTACCATTACCCGACTCAGTTACACCTTTCTTGCACCCATGAATCCCACCAGTTCCAAAGTCATACTGGAAACCATCAATAACCACATTGAGTGGACTACTGTTGGTTTTCTTGTCGTCAATACCAGCTACACCAGCTGTGATTCTCCAGCAGAACCAGTAACTTGCAGCACCCTTTGGACTCTTGAGTTCAACAGCTTCAACCCAACCCAATGGATGCTCAGCCATCATTTCCAACACATGAGCTTCAGTCGGAACATAACGCTTGTTCTTTGCGCCTTGCTCTGGACAGTTGAACTTCTTCATCTTGACTTTCATGTTCGCATACTTTGCTACATCACCCAACTGATGTTCTTCCAAGTCGGAGAACACACCATTGGTTTCGGTGATCGTCTGTTCTGAAAACCACTTACGAATGGCTTCAAACTCAGGACGTTCAAACTTGATGTACGGAAGAATGCACTCACCCAAGTTGATGAACTCACGTTTGGTCTGCTGCATCTTGCGAACCATTCGTGGACCTTTCTTCTCCATCTTGAAACAAATACCGGGTTTAGCAGCTTCCAACCGATTCACAAACAACTCTTTGCCGATCTTGGTGTCATTGTAGTTGGTGCAATCAAAACCAAACTGCTTTGTCAGTTCACTACGCATCTTGATTGCATCCATCGAATGATGGTAGAACTTCAGAGTTTCTAGTACGTCGTGATGGTTATATGTAATCAACACATCTTTCTGAGCATCATTCAGACGCATACCTACCGGGAACGGTAAGTCTTCAATATTCTTACTGCGCATGTTGAACTCAAGCACCTTCAGGCTTGTCATACGAGCCTTGTTATCGAAGTGGTGAATCTTGAACAAGTCAACTTGTGGAATCAGAACATCAGACGAACGAACAGCAGTTCCAAACTTGTTGAACTTCGCTTGTTCAAACATCTTGCACACTTTGCTATAGATTTCAGCACAAGTGATTTTGATCTTCTCACCCTTCTTGTTGGCTTCCTTACTCTTCTCCAGAATGTAATGCAATACTGGATAGTCAAATCCAACGTTGTTAAAACCAACCAGACGATGACCAGCAGTCTTTACTTTACGAAGGAAGTCCAACATCTCTTCTACTTCGTTTTTACGGTCTGAAATCTCGAATACTCGCTTACCTTTACCATTTGCAAAGATTGTAGCGAAGGTGAAGCAATTAGGGTAAGTCTCGCAATCGTAAATCCAATCATCAAACACTTTTTCGAACTTAAGCACTTCCATCTACGATCCCCTTACAAATCTTTAAAAGTTCTTTATCACTAATCTCACCTTTCATCAAATTGTATTGCCAGATAACAAGTCGAACATTACCGTGAATGTAACCTGTATTTGGATCAATTCTATCTAGTGATGGAGCATATGGATTTTTCTTTGTCTTGGTCGGTCTGCTATAATCGAACTCAATACCTGTAACACTGCAATGTGATTGACTTACAAGCATCTCGTGAATGTCTTCAAATGTCAAGTTTGTATCTTGTTCAAACTTATCAGACCGACGATTCACTGTCTTCATCATTGATTTGGCTCTACCATACTTCGTCGCGTAGTAGTCACGGCTGTATTGAAGAAGCTCCTTGCGTTTCTCGGAACCGAAGTTAGATTGTCGAATCCTTCTCTTTTCACGTTGGTCCGTAGAAGATGAATAGTTACGATTGTACTCTTTGGTGCACTCCTTACATTTTGAGTAATTTGGTTTTCCGTTAGATCTTTTGTAGTAATCACCATCGCACTTCTCCAGATTACAATGTTTACATATCCTCAATGTCTTCTCCTAATAAAACAAAAGGGACCGAAGTCCCTTATTCAAAACAATCAGAAACCCGGATCACCATCTTGTTGGGCGTGACCGTTATCACTATGGTTAGACATACTAGCCTGCCGTGCAAGCCATTCATCATAGTTTACCATCAAGCGTGTTTCAGTGTCATACAACAATTGCATAATCTCGCCGGTTTCACCACCGCGACACTTAGGCATGTCAACGTGTGTCAGGTTTCGTTCGATAACATCTTGTGCCATCTTGTTACGACTAATGACGATGTTATACGCGGCAGACTGTACAAATGAACTACTACCGAAAGCGTCATATTCGCTCGCTTTCCGCCATGTACCATCACCACCAGCGGGTTTACGTGTGTGTAGCACGTTGATGATTGTAACACCTGTCTTAACAATTTGCTTCTGGTATTTCATGTGTTCTTCTTGCATGTCAGAACTCATACCGCGAAGAATGTCAGTCAGTACGTCGATCACAATAATCTTGCAACCATACTGGTGAATCAGTTTGTCAATCTGGCGTTCCAACATCTTGATGTCACCATCTCGTTCATCCAAGATAGAGAATCGTGGTTCACCAGATTCAGAAGTCAACAAGTTGTCATATAAACTAACTACATCTGGTCGATCAAGATAGGCAAGAATGTCTTCACCTTCACCAATCCACAAAAGGTTTTTCTCAAGATGCAAGCTCAACATGTCCAACGTATACTGACCAGAAGTTGCCTCAAGACTAACAACACCAACTTTCTCTGGTGCGTTAAACATCCAGAAGTAATTAAGTCCATTAATTACAGTAGACTTACCAACTGAAGTGTCACCGATAATGTTGACGATGGAACCTTGACGGATACCACCTTTCATCGCCCGTTCAACCTCAGACCACTCAGGTGGTAGCTTGATTCGTGGACGCATCAACTCTTCACGAACTTGATCCATCAAACCAGTTGACTCAACAATACCAGAAGCAATCAACGGTTTAGCGTTATAGAAGTCACGAACAAACACACCAGCTAAACCATCTTCCAGCATCTTGTTTGGATCTTTACCAGTCCAAACTACTACCTTAACTTTCTCTTTCGGGAGAACTTCAGCAATTGCTTTCGCTGCTTTATGTCCAGCTTCGTCATTATCCATACCAATAATGATTTGTTCATACATATCGAAGAAGGAATACTGAGAGGCAATCTGTTTAACTGCACTGTTCTCACCACATGTTGGGCTAACCACATGAACAGGGGCAATGTTACCTTTACCCGCACGGTTCTCTTCGAACATCTGATAGGCTGCAACTTTATCCTCTTCACCACCTACAATCAAGATGTACTTGTTGTGACCAGAGTATTTAACTTGACCACTAAGTTGGTTCTTACCGCCTGTACTACCAATATTGCCATAACGAAAGTCTTTAGGATGGTTGCGGCACTTATAACCAGACAACTTACCTTTAGTGTTTGTCTCAGGATAGTGACGACTAATTACTTTACCATCATCATCTTTCTTAGTTAGATGACCGAAGAACTTAAGATATTCATCTTTAATCCCACGATAACCCATACCGCTGTAACCGCTTACTTTACGACCATTGATTTCACGATGAGCACTTGCAATGAACGCACGCACTTCCTCATCTGTCATCGCCGGAAGACAATCGTTTGTCATCACTTGCACATCACTCACTTTCTTTCTCTCCTCTTGATATTTCTCGTATGTCATCCCCAGAATGCTCATTGTCAAGTCACGGACTTTAATGAACTCTTCTTTTGCATCCAACCCCTCACTGTCAGCAACAAAGTCAATAGGAGTGCTACCAGCACCACAACCATAACAGTAATAAGTATGTTGGTGATGGTATACGTTGAATGACGGACTTCTTTCTTTATGGAACGGGCAGCAGATTTTATCACTACCATCGTATTTAGGGTGGTAGTGTTTAATTACCTTATCGATCAAACTTTCAGTCAAACAATCTCTCCTCTAGTATTTGTCGCAGTTAAACTCATAACCCTCATGTACCATAACTTCTTTTAATTGTGCAACAAGCTCAGCAAAATCATACTGTGCACGATCACTATAGAAAGAATAACCTCGCATCGACAACCAATCATCACGCATCCAGACAACACCTTTATTACCATGGTTGTCTTCAAGGTTATCAATGTCTTTCATCATTTGCAGGTCAATCTTGGTAAGATCAAATTTCATATTGTTTCTCAACATTGTTGTTTGTATTTACGTTTACCACATTTATCACAAGATGAATAAGTCCAGAATCCAACGTGTGAATTACCACTTACAACATTGCCAGTTCTTAATACAACCCATTTGTGATCGCAAAGACCAAGCAGGAAACGAATAACTTTAATCATTAGTATTTCTCGATATCTTTAATTGCTGAATGGAGTGCTTGATAGAAGTCAATATCAACATCATCCCAACACCAATAATGGTTATACCCACGGCATTCAATAGTACGTCGGCTGAAGTCTACTTGCAACCTGTATTTGAACATAGCTTGCAATGCCCACGCTTGATCACTCATTGTTAGCTTCCCATTCTTTAATGTATGCGTCTGGATTATCAATCCAATGATGAACCAACGAATCTTTCAAAAGCCTAATCCATCTATCTTGACGTTTAACGGCAGCATCATATTCCTGAAGCTTATTCACAGCTTCGAGTGCTGCGCTCTCAAGTCTGACTCTCTCTTCTTTGTAGTAAGAAAGTCCACGATTGAACAGGATAGAATTAAGTTCATCTTTGCGATCCAGTTCATGACATCTCAATCTACTCATAAGCTTTCTCCTTGAATTGATACAAGAATGTACGCAGATGTGTTCTAAGTTGCTGAGTGTGACCATAGGTCTTCACAAGCTCAAGTAACTCATTCACCTGTTCACGGAACTCATGATCTTTCATCGCGTACCTCACATAGTCCAAGGTTGCAAGCAGGAAGACTGTCAAGCTGCTTATCGAAGTCATCCCAACTAAGGTATTGGGCAATCGCTCCAAGCTGTGTAACCTCACCCCAACCCTCTTGTACACCGCTTGACATCCATTGACGGAGTTTCTCGTAACGCTCAGCATTCAATTTCAATTGTTCAATTTCACTACGATGTTGGGCAACAAGCCGTTGAGAGTATCGAGCAATCTCGATCTGCTCGGGTAACATCTCCAGAACATAGCTATACGTTGCCTTTTGCTGCATTCGTCGATTTATCGAAGACTGACTGTATGGATCACAACCAAACGGAATGTTCATAGGGTCATCACATTCTTTCAGACGCTTTTCAAGCAGTTCCTTGAAATCTTTCATACCGTATTGCTTTTCAAAAAGACTCATCATATCACCCAATCAACATTTCATCAAGACGACCACGAGAGTCGAGGTTAAGGGTTTCACTGCGACCTGTGCAATACTTACCATCGGTGAAACCAGCAGCAATAGGCTTTCGGTACTGACGCTCCCAGTCACGGAAACTCGTGTGGACTTTGATGTGACTTAACACTTCAGCGAAGTCATCGTGGTTGATATGCTTTGGAAACATGAACAATTCTTCTTTACCATCTTCTCTTTCAGTAACCACGTATTTCATTTGCTAATCCTCAGGTTCATTGCTGCATACCACACCGTGAAGCACTCAGCAGCATGATCAGAGATGTATTGACCGTCATGCTTGGTAAGGTGACGACTAGCTCGTCCACGCGCTCCAGAGCGCACCACATAAGCGTCTGTATACCAAGCTTCAAAGGATTCCATCATCTCTTCGAGTGTCATGATTGTAGTCTCTATTGGTTGATGTCGTCATTCTACAGTCGGTGGACATTCCTGTCAACCCTTGATTTCACTTTATTTCAGGAATGAAAAAGCCCCACCCAATGCAATCATTGTGTGGGGCTTCATCTTATGCGCTTACTTGAACGTTACCACGACCACGTTTACGACTCTTTGGTGCAGACACCTTGAATGCTTTGTGACCAGCGGTTTGGGTGGTGCCTTGTGGATGTGCTTGTTCGTAGAAGATTTTACCCATGTTGTTACTCCTTATTCAATTTAATTTGTTGGTTAATGCTATTGTCAATTTCTTCAAGTGCCTTGTTACGTTCAGCGTCATACTCGGTAGCTGATTTCGGTTTCAGCAACAGATCAACAATTGGTTTGTCAACTGTGTGGAACGCTGTGTTTGGAAGTGCTTTGACTGTACCCTTCGGTATGTAACTTGGTTGGATTTGATTGTAAAGAACGATTAGACCAAGAGCGATCAGTGCAGTACCAACTTTACGCTTCCATCCCGGTACGAAGCAAATGACAAGTCCACCAAAGAAGATAATCAGAAATGGAACTATGTTAATCAGGAAAACCATTACAACTCCTTAGCTGTGAAGAATGTTTTCCAACTCAAACCACGACCGTCTGGTTCCAAAGTATATGTTTCACCATCAATGTAGACATACTCACAGTCAACACCACTCACTACAACCTCACAGCCAATACCCAAACCATCCGGGTCACCACCTAGTTCCTCAATCTCACCAAACGGTCTAGTTACAAGAATCTTACCAAGCATGTCAAACTCCTTAGTTTAATGAGCGACCGCATATTGACAGCCGCTCATATTCAGTCTTACACGATTACTTGTTACGCATGTCCATGATCATTGGGATATTACCGTCACCACCCATGATTGTTTGCGGCAGACCACCATCCCACTTCTCAGCCAGAATCTTCTGAATCTCAAGCTCTTTGATACGCAGGGAGCGAGGATCTACAGCGGCTGCCAATACCATTTGTGCTTGAGCTTCTGTCTCAGCTTTCTCTTTGTCAATTGCACGCTGCATCTTGGCTTCTTGCAGTTCACGAGACAGTTGAACCTTGCTTACTTCGAGTGCTGCTTCTTCCTGAGCGATCATCTCACGACGTTTTGCACTGTTCTCTTGTGCTTCGGTGATGATTGGTGGGTACTTAATGTTGGTCAAACCAGCATATCGTACAGTAAACGGTGTACGCTCAGACATTACCTTAGACAGAATCACCTGAATGTCAGCGTTGATCTTCTCACCATTCGAAGCAATTTCGGAAATGGTGTATCGAGTCAGGTACGAACGAACTTCAGCTTGCAACACCTGACGACCATATGTCCCGTAGATCGACTCAGCAGAAATCTTACTGAATTGGTCAGTCTCTGCAACTTGAGGAAGCTTGTTGAACATTGCTTCAGCTTTGGTTGGGTCAACAGACAGCGTTGCACGCAGATCAACCTTTACAATCAGCTTGTCGCCGGGAATGAAGATTTCCATCGGTTCAACATAAGACTTGTCGGTGGTGTCCAGTACTACCAGACGATCACAGTAAGCATTACAGAATGGAAGACGAAGCTTCGAAGTTGGAATCAAACCTTCTTGGTAACCATCTTTTGTCATGATCTTGCCGACAAAGCCCGGTGGAACTTCAACTCGCTCACCACAACCAACCATCAGGGTTGCAGCCAGTGCCAATGCGGAAGCTTTGATCAGATTGCTAAATTTCAAACTATTCTCCTTAGTACATCGTTTGTGTGACGCCCATTATACGGAAGTCAGATTAGTGTGTCAACAACTATTTTAACGCTTGATTTTAAACTCATTTGGGATCGAATCAAGTTGATTCAAAATTGAAGCCATTACCTTTTGATCTTGTTCACGTTGTACATTGCGATCCTGTTGTGCTTTCAAAGCCTTCTCCACAATTATCCCCTAATGGTTTTGGTTGGAATGTTGTAACATGTAAGGTGGCACGGGTGGGAGTCGAACCCACATGCTTTTCAGCCCCAGTATCATCAGTAACTGTCACCGTATACTGAATCCTCCAGTCTGTCTACCAATTCCATCACCGTGTCTTTATGATCTTTACGGTTTGAATTCTACGCTAGTCGTTTCTTCAAGTCAAGCACTTCTTGTTCAAGTTTTAAAATTCGCTCAAGCAGATTACCTTTGTACAACTCTACATCGTCATGATTGACTTCACCCCAGATTTCACGTTCATCTTCAGGAGTGTATGTTGGCTTGCCAGTAGAGAGTAAAAGCTTGCTGAATGGAAACACACAATTTGTTTCATGCTGGCGATGTGACTCCCACAAGGTGTAGTGTACTAACGCTGTATCACCTATCAAATCAGTTACAACCCCAAACGATCCATGGTTGTTGAAACCCGGATTAATAATCTTTACCTTGTCATCAATTTCAAGCTTACGATACGCCACTTAATTTCTCCTGTCAATCTGTTGGTTAGATGCAAAGTGTACCTGAGCTTCTGAGATAGTCAACTGCTTTATCCATATCGCCGTCAGAGTGCTTGAGAGCCTTGTGACACGACATCATACCCTCACCTGTACGTTGACGCAACTCTCTAACCATGTCCGTTGTAATCACAGTAGGTGTCATCATATCGTCAAGAACGATAGTCATGTACTCAAGGTGTTGTGTAGCCTCACTGCAACCACCGTGTGCTTCAGTCACAACAGCGGTAATAGCTTGAATCATTTTATGCATTTGGTCAAGCTTATCGTTTACTGTTGACATCACCATTGCCCTTCAGGAAGTTTGTTTCTCATCACACCATCTGCTGCAAACTTGTTCCAACTGATGCGAAGGTTATCTGGTATGTATTCTGCTGTCAACCCTGTTCGTTTCAATACAGACAACACTGATTCAGTTCGTACCGGATGTTCTTCATACTTCCTGAAGCAAAGGCATGTTGCCCAACTACCGTTATTGAATCGCCAGCTTCGAGGATGAACACCACAGCGACCACATTTAGACCAACCGTCTGTATCTACAAGCATTTCGTAAGCATCAATGTGTCTCATCTCATACAGCTTGTCAATCTCTTTATCACTAAAATTACTGAACACATTGTGTCTCCTGCCATGCATCAATTATGTATTGTGGATTCATCTTACCTCGTTCTTGCTGCATGAACCATCTCATAAATTCAGGAAGGTTGTCAATCTTTGTATTCCTGACATTCCATGTACACCAATCTAACATGTCTTGTCTATAACTCTTTTCCCATAAGTCTGTTTCTGGTCTTTCCATTTTTCAACCTCTCAAACCCATATGATACCCCCGAATGAACGCATCATATGCAATTCGTGTTTTACCTTTCAAATACTTCACACCACATCCATTCAAGGTGAAGTCAAGATCAAAATCTTTCATATCACTTTCAAATTGTATCTTAAGATCATCACACATATTGCTTCTCCCATATGCTCATTGTTGTAGTATAGATAGACTTCCCCTAAGGGGTTCCACAATCGGGAACCAAGGAGTCATCTTCATGCTCACCGTAGCTAGCATCCTGATTCATCAGGCATGTACACAAAGTACACGAGATAGGATAAGGTAGCAACACCTTTCTCCCGAGATACGCTTACACCGTTGCCGATGCCTGCAATGTCGTATCTGGTCCCGTTAGGGATCACTTCCACATTATGTTGGCCTGCTTTCTTCTTGCCTTTAACACTGAGTCGGTGAGTGGTTATGACATTTCTCTCTCAGTGCGAGAAGCTTTATCTGCTTCAAGGTTGCCCATTCTACAGATGTGAACTGATTTTGTCAATAGGCTTGACATGCTGAATTGGTGGTGTATGATGGCGACATTCCAAAGGAGAAACCAGATGACTACCGAATACAACCCCAACAACGTCCTGTACTACGTCAATATTTGTGGAAAGCTTCAGGTGTGCCCTCCTTTTGCAAATGGTGACTGGGTTAAGGTTTCTGATTTTGAAGAATTACTTGAAGCCTACTACGCATTGAAGAATGGAGAACAGAAGTGAATAAGCCAACCAATCCGCAAAACGCTCCAAAGAATGCCACACATTGGGCTCCAGAAACAGACCAGTGGCCTGAATGTTGGTATAGACTTGAAGATGGATTGTGGTACACTCTCTGTGATTATTGGGCTGACGCAATTGACGAATACCCTTGGTCACCACCGGCTAAGAACTGGAATACTAAAAGTAAAGGCGTTGCAGTTTTGAAACGCCCACTCACTGACTTGATTCCGTTGGAGAAATTGAAATGAGCAGACCTGTAAGTGATGCAAATCAACTCTACATCCCAATTGGTAACTTTGGAACGATAAACATGGATGACCTATTGGAGCGAGCCTGTTCACATTTTGGTTGCGTGACTATTGATGAGGTTACAATCTCTCCTGAAAATCTGAAGGTTGATGGTTGCTCTTGTTGTTATGACTCGTCAGATTATGAAATGTACCTTTGTGTGACAGTCAACAAGGATTAAATGAAATGGGTGGTCGAGTCAGCCCTGTTAAGCAACGCAAGGTTCTGAGCAGTCACGTTGCTGCTTACTACACTCATTTGATGAATTCTGTTGACACAGGTTGTCCAATGATGGATTATTGTACCAAGGACATTTACGTTTACGACATCTTGAGGAATATGGTATGACAACATTGAAAGCTACTGCGTACATGAAACCTGATGTACTTGAAATACTTCGCCCACAAGACTGCTTTTTCGCGTTTGCTACAAAGGACAAACATGCTACCGTTCCACTCTTCACATGGGAACAAGTTAAGGTCTTCATGCGTGAATCGAACGAAAGTAAATTCGATGCTGAAGATTACATTGACTACATTCAAGAACAGCTTGACAAGGAGAATAAAGATTAAGACAGGTAACATTCCAGCTAAGCGATTTAAAGCAGGTGAATCACACAAATATATTTCAATTGGTGGTAGCACTCCTCCACAAAGTCGTGTACAGTTACTACCTAAGCACATGAACAAGCCACTCTTGTGGCGAATAAAGGAGTGGTGGTCATGAAGGTATACATTTTATACGAGTTATACTATGATTATTGCGATCAATGGGATAACATCCTTGATATCTATGACTCAGAAGATAAAGCAGTGATGGCTCAGATTGAGGAAGAGTCAAAACCTCAGTACAAGAATAAAGAACAATACTCGACATCAATTGAAGAAAGAGAAGTGAAATGAGTGTTATCGTACCAACGGATGAACAAGGCAATGTATGTGCTCAGTCTAAGATTCATCGATTGCTGAAAATCTCTGCTTATGCAGGTGCTGCTAAAACGTCTACACTCGTGATGGTGGCTGAAGAGCATGTGGTCCCTAGTCTGATGTTGACTTTCAACAAATCGTTGGCTGACGAGGCTCGTGGGCGCTTTCCGTCGTGGGTTGAATGCAGGACAACTCACAGTCTTGCATATGCTTCATTTGGTGCACAACTTCAGAAGAAGTTGAAACGTCCACAAGGTGCATACAAAAACGTTGCTGGAACCGGTACAGAGATTGCCAAGTATTTCAAAACTGGTGACTTCATTTACATGATCGAAGGTGAGCGTGAAGCTCGCAAGATGAAGGCTGGTGGCGTTGGTGTAGCCATTAAAGAAACGGTTGCTAAATACGAACAATCAGCTGATGAAGAACTGGGTTACAAGCATGTGTCGATCAACCCTTGTGATCAGATTCTGTTGAAAGACGAAAAGAGTATGCGTGCATTCAAATACTTGGTATTGAGTTGTGCACAGAAGTTGTGGCGTCTTCGCACTGATCTTCGTTCGGATGTCTTGGCTACTCACGATACATACCTGAAGTTGTTCCAACTGTCTAAACCAGACTTGTCACGTTATGAAGTGTTGTATCTGGATGAATGTCAGGATGTCAACGAGGTTGTTCTTGATATCTTCTTGCGTCAGAAAGATAAATGTCGGTTGTATGCCGTAGGTGATGGTTTCCAAAACATTTATTCATGGCGTGGTGCGAAGAATGCAATGCTTGAACTTGATTGGCCTGAAGCCTCGCTGTCCAAGAGTTTTCGTTTTGGTCAAGCAATTGGTGATCTTGCTGACTGTGTTCTGGCTCGTGATGGTCGTAAGATTACAGCCGTTAAAGGTTGGGAGAAACTAACCACTAAGATCATGCCCAAGTATGAAATCCCACAAGAAATTTGGGATGGTCCATACACCATGTTGTTCCGTACTAACGGGGCACTGATATTTGAAGCCGTTGATTTGATGGAACAAGGTAAGCGTGTCAATCTGGAAATTGATGTCACCGACTTCACCAAACTGCTTGATTCGGCAATTGAGCTTCATCGTGGTAATCTTCCAAAGGTTAAACACGAAAGCCTTGTACAGTTTGCAAGTTGGAAAGAGTGTGAGACAGAAGCGGAAGCAGTACAAGGTGAATTGCTTCGTGTGTTTAACATGGTGCAGAACGGTTCTGTTTACAAAATCCTTGGTGTGTTATCCAAGCATAAGAATTGTCAAGATCCAGATGTAACGCTGACAACTGCTCATAAATCTAAAGGTCGTGAGTTTGATGTTGTTATTCTTGCAGATGACTTTCCATCACCGTATAATCAACAAGGTGAGTGGGTTGGTCTTCAGGATATGGAACGCAACTTGTTGTATGTTGCTCTTACTCGGACCAAGAAAGTGTTGGGTTACAATCAAACTGTCATCCATATGATTGAGCGCTGTTCTCCAATGACTCAGTATGAACATGAGATTACATCTGAGCTTGATGTTGATGAATTGTTTGATCAAGTTGTGGGAAAGCAGGTACGTCAAATGGATCGAGAGCTTCAGGACATTCTGGTGTAAGAATTAAAAGTATTGTGAAATGGGAACCATATATGGCCTTCGGGTCATCTATGGAATCAAAGATTGAAGCTCAAATGATGGCGTTAGGTTCAGGTACGATCACAGACCTTGACCGATTTATTATGCCAAACCTTAACAACTGTGACATGGATGGTTATGAGGTTTACACAAATGAACTCGGTGAAATCACACGATTCTGATGACAAGTTCTTACTGGTTGTCGTAGGTGAGAGAACTGATCGACAAACAAAAATGATTGACCTGCTTCACGAAAGATATGGTGATAGACTGGAAGTAATTACCGAGAAAGAGTTCGATAAGATCAATGGTATTGAAATGGACTTTGTAATCATGGATGAATTGCGACCAGTATCACCAATAGTTCTTGAAGACTCATTTAAATTCCGTGGTCGAGAATATTGGCAGAAAGGACGATGGGGTTGAAATACGAGATTTGGATTATTAAAACAGGAGGTTGGCATTGCATTGTTTGCAATACAATCAAAGAGGCAATATACCTACGGGATAATTTGAGGAGTATTGAAGATTGGAATTTAGCAATCTAGTATTCTCGGAATACACAAAGTTCAACGTAACTGACATTGAGGATTATCATGTTAAAGGCACATTCGATAGCAACGCTGCTTGTGACACTGAATTCTATGGATACAGAGAAACAGCTTTCTGTGTTTCATCTGCCAAAGGAAAGGACTCAATCGGTTGGTGGTCTTTCGATGAAGATGAACTGGAATACTTCATCGAAAACAACGGTTCTAAAATAACACTAATCGTACAAGATGCAATTGATAAACAAAATGGAGAATATTAATGTCTGATCGTAAATTGGCTCGTATTGTACAAATTGATAGCCTGCATGAGATTGCTGGTGCAGAAAGAATTGAACTTGCCTTTATTGGTGGTTGGCAAGTAGTTGTTGGTAAAGGTCTGTACAAGGTTGGCGAAAAATGCATGTATTTTGAAGTTGATTCCCTACTTCCAACTGCACATCCTGCATTTGCAGAACTGGCTAATCGTCTTAGTTCCAAACTGTTGTTTGAGATTGATGGTAAGGGTTATGCTCGAATCAAGACAGCTAAGTTGATGAAACAACTGTCGCAGGGTTTCTGTGTGCCATTGTCAGAACTTAACATCTTTGATCTTGGTGGTGTGGAAGTTGATCAAGACTTCACCAAGTTCCTCGGTGTTCTGAAGTATGAGAAAGGTGAAGAGCGTTCGATGAATAACGCTGGTGTTGCTGATGGTGTTAAAGGACGTGTAACTAAGCCATTCCCTTCGTTCATTCCAAAGACTGACCAGAATCGTGTGCAGAACATTGTTCCACGTTACTTGCAATCTGTTGAATCTGGTGAACTGTTCGAGAAGACATTCAAACTTGACGGTTCTTCTATGACTATCTGGATTAAGAATGGTGTGACTGGTGTTGCTTCCCGCAATGTAAGTTTCCGTCTGCAAACAGAGAACAAAGGTTTTGTACAGTCGTTCCGTGATTACTTCAAACAGGTGAAGAAACATGGTTTCCGTCATGCTAAGTTTGTTACACAACTTGAAGCCGATGTCAATGCGTTCACTCAGATGGCTAACAACTCTGGTGTATTGACTGCATTGGTTCATGAAGGTCGAAACCTTGCTATTCAGGGTGAAATGGTTGGTCCAAGCATTCAGAAGAACTTCGAAGGTGTCAAGAGTAATCAATTCTACATCTATGACATCTATGATATTGACAAGCAGAAATATCTGTTACCTTCAGAACGTCTTGAATTTATTGCAGATTATGAGTTGACTGGTGTACCACCAGCTGGTATTGTATCGCTCTTACCGACAGTTGCTGAAGCTATTGAAGATGCTGATGGTCCATCCGGTTTGAATGGTAAATACAGGGAAGGTGTAGTTTACAAGAGTATGGAGCGGGACTTCTCGTTTAAAGTGATCAGCAACAAGTATCTGTTGAAGGAAGAGTAATGAATATTCGCGACTACGGAACATCTTGGTATCTTGAACTTGAAGGTGTTCGTCAGCGACTTGATGATATTGAAAACTGCATTGACTTTGATGAGGCAATCTTCTGTGCTCAAGAGTTGTCAGCTGATATCGAAACAATTCAACAAGAGCTTGATACTCAACTAGAACTTGGAATGGATGAAGAATGATTGTCAGTATGTTGATTTATGATCCTGATATGAACAGAAAATATGAACTAGACTTCTGTGTTTCGAAGCTACAAGATGCATGGACAGCTGCTGAATTAAAAGTAAAACCATGGGGTCATGTGGTGCGTGGTTTTGGTACATCAAACAAAGTCGAGGGAAGTAGAGTATGATTCTTGCAAGTCAAAGTGGAATGATGATAGCATGTCGTCTGATTAAAGAAACAGACAAAGCATGGATCATCAACTACAACGATAAAGCGTATCCTAAAGATGTGCGAGTTCCTAAGTTAAGTAATCGAAAGTTGTTTAACAATGTTGATGAAGCACTTGAATGGATGGATAATTGATGCACGGTTTTGACAAACTTGGTTGTACATTGATTGGTGTACTGTTCGGTATTATTGGCGGTGGTGCTTTATCCACCTACTCACATAGTCAGGCTGAGCAGCCCGTGGTTAAACATTGTGAGGTGTCTACTTCCAATAAGGTTTCTGGTGTTGAACAACGAATCAAACCAGTGTATGATACTAACTCATTTGAACACAAGGTTAAACGAACAGAATGATATTTATTCAAAAGCGTGACAAGTATTCTGATGTTATGTCAATCCCTGAGTTTGATGGATGTGTCGACGTTGGTGCATTCATTCCAGAGGATGGTAATGGTTATTATGGTACTGAAACACACTACAGTTATAGTTACGGTGTGTGGTCTGATTATCCACCAAAAGGTGCAACTCACGTACATTGGTATAACAAATGATGGTTACTTATATGATGCGTTACTTATCGCTTGATGAAATCATGACATACCCTGATCGTAACTGTATTGACGGTGTTGAATACTTTGAAGAAGGATGTCTGTGCATTCGGTCGGGTAAGTTGTCAGTCTTATTCGACAAGAGCCCACAAGAACAATTTTATCACTATTTGCAAGGTTGCCGATGCAGCCGACATATTGACGGAGAACTGAAATAATGGACTTTATAACAAGACCAGATGAACAACAACCCGCAAAGATCAATCCTGATCATTATATTGAGATGTTTTCACTGCTTTCTACCATTGCTGTATTCTGTGATGATGAACGTTATGCAAAACAAGCTGAAGAGATGGTTCGTAAAATTCGTTGGAGTAAAGGTCGATGAAAGTTGAAAGAGAAGTAGTTGTTCCAGTATTTGAACCAATCGTAATCACCATTGAATCGCTTGACGAACTGAAGTGGTTGACGGCTATTGCAAACACTTCAGAGTTAACAGCACGACAACTCGGTCGTGATCTAGGGTTTGATATGGAACGTGATTGTAAAGCACAAATGGATCTTTGGAATGGTATTAGTAAACATATGGATCTGATTGTATGAATAACTGTCCCGGTTGTAACAATCCAATGATCGATGGTCAAGTATTCAATGGTCTTCTGAAGTGCCACTGGGACTGTCAGGACGTTGTACGAACTAACATGGGTGAAGCTAACGCTTTTGAACTAATCAAGCACAGAGCAGATGTCAGGCTGCGACAGGATGGGTTGTTTCCCGGTCATCACCTGTATGACAAACTAATGGACGCAACTATGGATGAGTATTTCAAATGACCGAGCGCATCGTATATAGCAAAGACAATGAGAACTTCAATACTGATTGTGTTGGTGATATTATTGTTGATATCATTAATGAAAGCTTTGAAGAATTGAAAGTTGGTGATACAATCACATATTATGAGGCTGTTGCTCGTGATTTTATACCATCTGATTTCATTACTGATCATCGCATTGAAAGCTTCATTGATGATCTAAACTGCGCAGCCTGTGATGAAGCTGGTGAATATGCTGAGGATTTTGGTTATTGCAATCCAGAGGATCGTGAAGAACTTAAAGCATTGATTGGTGCATGGGTAGATAAACATCTCACTTGTTCATTCTGGGGTGTTGAGAAGTCTAAACAAGTTGATGTTATCGTAACTCAGGAGATGCTTGATTAATGGAATTCTTTATCTTATACCTGTTGATGATCCTTGAGAATGTTCAAGGTTGGTTGATCGCTGCCAGTTTAATTACCGGTTCAATAATTGGGTGGAGTATGCTCAATGCATTTTTCGAAGGTGATCCTGTACCAAAATTTTGCAAGTGGTTGATTCCAGTGTGTATTGTGTTATCACTTTGTGCAACACTGATACCAAGTAAGAAAGAAATGGCAATCATTGCAGCGGCGGGTGTGACCTACAACGTGGTTACCAGTGATGCAGCAAAGGAGATTGGTGGTAAAGGTGTTGACCTTCTGAATAAGAAGCTTGATGAAATGTTGAAAGATGAACCGACAAAGGTTGTTAAGTAATGGCTAAGATAGTTGAACTACCTGTAGTGACTGTAACTGCAAAGTTCACGGTGACAGAGGGTGAACTAAGGGCACTCGATGCTCTTGCTGGGTATGGTGATGACGCTTTCATCAGAACATTCTATGAGAAGATGGGTCAAACGTATCTTAAACCACATGAGTTACATCTTCGTGAGTTCCTAAAGTCGATTCGCGAAATTGCTAGTCCAATCCTGAGTAGGGCAGACGCTGCACGTAAAGCTTTCAGCAAATAGTAGATATGAAAAAGCCCGGACCTAATCAAAGGTATCCGGGCTTAATTGTGCTTGTAATTTACTTTGGAGCGTTCAAGTCAACACGAAGAGCACCAGTTAGTTCACGAATATCCTGACGTAATCCTTGCGTCTCACGAATCCATTGTTCTTGAACAGACTTGAATTCTTCTCGACTCACTTTACCTTCTTGCAGACGACTAATTTCCCTTTGAGTACTTGCAATACTCTTTTCCAAACTAGATATTGATGACTGAGTGTTTGCCTTATCACCTTGATACATAAATGCAGACAAGGATACTAGAGCGATACCAGCCCAACCACCAAACTTCGCAATCAATTCCTGTAACTTACTTTCTGGTGGGTTGCTCATTATTGACTGCCCCTTCTTGTGTATGGTTTTTAATTAATCCTTCAACCAAAATCTGGTGTGCACGAAGGCAGCTCGTGTTGTTTACCCATGAACTAGCGAGAGTACGCACTGTCTCGCCCGCTGATTGCTCTATACAACTAACTCTTAGCAAATCCAAGGGAATGTACTGCTTTTGATAGATCGTCTCTACAATCGTCTCCGGTGGCTTATTTGAGCAACTTGATAAGATCAGTAGGCAAGCGATCATCAATGTCTGCAACGTTTTGCTTAGCATCTTCATTGACAACCCCCTTCTTGGATGGTAGCGAATTTATAACCTGTTGTTTTACAAAACCATTACACACTTCCTTACTAACTTCTTTTGTGATGGTGATATATTCTTTTGGTTTGTTTTTAAGCTCTTCCGCTAATTCCAAGTTCTGTTCAGACAAACGCTTGTTCAGCGTTACATGTGTCAGTAACTTATCCTGAGCAGCGTCCAACGCTTCCCTGTCAGACTTACCCGACATGTACGAAACACTGAGCAACGTCATCAGGATAATAACAAGAAGAGTTAAACCTTTACTCTTTATTGCCGCAATTAGATTCATTAGTATGCTCCTTAACTTTATCCAAGTCATCAATCTCTTGATCGAGTAACTTACCAATACCGAAAAGTATTGCGAACATGATACCCCAACCGACTAACCAAGTAACAGCCATAGTGTCAGTAAGAAGTCCAAGTAATGCAAGGCCAGCCATACTCACGGCATTCAGAATGTTTGCAGTAAAGGAGTAAAGTTGGTAATGTTTGCACAGGTGTTTATAAAATCTTTTACCCATGTTGTTACTCCCATGTTTTCATTAACGGTTTGTAATCAGCAGGAACCTCACCCATACAGTATTTATACTGTTTACTGGCTCGAATCTCCAAACCCTTAAGTTTGACTTTCTTACCAGCAATCGTACCAAACACCCATTTTGTCAACTCAACACAGGCACCGTCGTAATCCTGACGATTCAACTTTGTAAGCATTGTGCTAGAGTTTAGATTCCCACCACCTTTGTTGAACGTGAAGTCTGTTACAGCACCTTTCATCCAACCAGACCTGAATGGAACTTTCACAGCCTGTTCAACAATCTTCTCGTGTATAATCCAGTCTTTAACGAACTGAGCAATACATTCGTCTTCGGTGTAGTTCTGTTTTGGTGTCTCACCTTTCTTCACCAAGTGCCCAATGCATGTAGTCTGCAACCCAACAGGGTCCAAATGAAGATGTGTTAGAACACCCTCAGATGGAACTGTTAACTCAGATGCAATGTAAGCAGATGGTCCAGCTACACCAGCAGCAATCAGAGCAGCAAATACCCTACCCTTCATGCCTTTGGTAATTGTCATCTTCATACGGTGCTCCTGTTAATAATGCTTCCAACCACCTAGACGAACACCAGCATAAAATACGAGTGAACGCCACTTGGCAACACCCTCTGTGCGTAATGCTCGATAAAGGTACTTGTCAGCCTGTTTACGACTCATCATCTTAGTACGATATAGATAGTCATGGACTGTGCTACCATAGTTCCCATATCCGCTCACAAGAGCGTACAGAGGATAAAGGAAGATGTTGTGTACAGCTTTCAAACTTGCGAAGTCAGTTATGAAATCAGTTGGTACAACCACATCACCAGCAGAGTCCCTAAAATGAAGTGGCGCAAGAAGTCGAAACTTCCTACGCTCTAATTGTTCAGTTTTGAGAGTAGTTACAAACTCACTCATTTCAATACTCCCGTGCTGGCCAACCTTCATCAAGCATGTTATCGGTGAACATGTTATCATTGAGAGCACTCATAATCTCACCTTCCCGCGTGTAGCAAGCTTGGACATAATCACCAATGACATCACCAATAGTAATAATCTGGTCGGCTGTCATGTTGATGAAAGTACCACTCGTTGTCTTCCAATCAACAGTGTAATCAGGATCACGGGTAGCACGAAGAGTAGCGGCTGTTAACTTCATCTGAGTAGTACGATCAGTGTACACACTCAGACCATTTACACTAATACCAGCTGTTTCAGCAAGCCATCGTTTACTTGCAATGGTCGCTATTGTTTCTTCTCGTTTCTTAGCATCCTTTTGAGCTTTGTTTACGATTTTTGAACGGTCAATGTTCATTATTAATTCTCCACATTGGACAATGGTTGTGGGAAGGCAACTAGACCATCTGGTACATTAACCAAGTCAACTGGAAAAGCTTGCTCTTGACTATAATTTGCCGGAATAGGAAGCATCAAAGTGAGTGTTAGTTCACCATCTTCTTTGGTGACTTCTCCCAAAAACCATTCGGATTGAATGGCGTCTGCTTGCAAGGTGTCATAATCAACCATGAATGAGAAGTCATAATCAACCCCATTCACGGTCAATACATCACCACTCTTGTAGACTTCTAGAACTTTATCGCAACGTATCGGTGATAATTTGATTATCATTAGTACCATCTCCCAATTGCAGTAAGTTTAACAACAACGGTGCCAAAGTTAAGACCAGACCCCGATTCGGTAACGGCTCGCCAGCTACCAAAACTATTGGACGATGGTCTGGAAAAACAACTTGCAAACAGTAGAGTTGGGTTTCCAGAACCGGGTAAAACACTTACTGTAACTACTGGTTCTGAAGTGAATGTGACCGGTGTACTCCCACCAAACGCATCACCACCATATAAAATACCACCAGCAAGTGAATATGAATTACCAGTGCCAGCTGTGATGGACCGCCAAGCGATTTGTGTACCATCTACAAACTTTGTATATTCACCGTTACCGTTTGTACCACGCTCAATTATGGCGCTTTGACCAACTGTGGCAGGGTTTATAACCGTACCAACAATTGTGTTCTGGTCAAAAACCAGTCTCCAGTTACCCCAAACACCAGTCCCGTATTTATCCCTAATCCATGTGGTTTTAGTACCCACAGCACCGTCGAAATCGTTCCAAACTTGTCGAATAGCTGAACCACTACTTGGAGTATTCCCAACCGTTTGAAGAATACCATATGTCTTTGATGGTGGTTTAGTACCAGTAGTCGATGCCCCAGCCATCACATAGCCGTATGGAATGCTTGCTGTATCGTCAATGTCACCAACAAACATCGTTGGGTTATCACCGACCATTGGAGCCGTGCTAGTTTTCACCCAAGCTTGCCAACCAGCACGATATTGTCGCATGTAGCACTTTGAAGATGTACCGCCTTCAAGGTATGCAATTTGGGTGACCTCCGCATCGTAGGTGAAAGAGTGGATAATGTATGCCGTTGCTGTTGGACAGTTTGTAAATGGACTAAGTACTTTATAAATACCACCATTTACAGAAATTGCATTGTTTGCGTCGGTAACTGAAATTGCTACACTACCCAAACCATAATCACCAACTTTTAGCAGGCGCCCTGCCGTAACGTCGGTGTTTGCTCCAGTGGGCACCAACCCCAGTGCTGTTTGTGCAGCCGCCTGAGTTTCACCACCAGTACCCCCTTTGCTAATAGGAAGCGTTGTAATTGTAGGTTCTTTACCGTTCAATGCTGTCTGTGTCGCTGCTGATACAGGCTTGCTCGCGTCAGACGTGTTATCCACGTTATCAAGACCAACATCAGCTTTAACCAATGTTACAACTCCAGTCTTACCAGCGACAGAGCTTACCGATTCAGTGTTGTCGATCTTGTAGAAGTTCTCCATTGGTTTTGAGAAGACCAGTGTGTCGCCGACACCATACTCAATAGTTACACCTGCGTCCGTTGCTGACCCACCAACTGTAACTTTCCAGAAGGATGAAACAGCTGGTTTAGTTGGATAAACACCAGAAGAAAAATCGACTGGTCCCATGTCCATCAGGTTACCAGTTACAGTAGCAGCAGCAGCGATTGCATCATCACGAGCTACTTCAGCACGATCAGCATCAGCATCAGCAGAGGTTGCAGCGCTTGTTGCAATGTTAGCTTTTGTGGTTGCAATGGTGGCGTCAGCGGCTGCACTGTTCTGAGAAGCAAGTGCATTAGTTTCAGATACTTTAGCGGCGTCCTCAGAAGCTTTAGCTGCAACTTTTGATGCATTGGCAGCGGTTGCACTTGCAGCAGCAGCGTCCTCACTAGCTTTAGAGTTTGTTTCACTAGTTTTGGAATTAGTTTCACTAGTCTTTGCGTTGTTTTCACTAACAAGAGCAGCATCGGCACTAACATCAGCAGCAGTTGCACTTGCGGCGGCATTTGCTTCACTAACATCAGCAGCGTCAGCACTAACATCAGCACTTAACTCACTAGCCTTTGCAGCAAGCTCACTGGCTTTGGCATTTGTCTCACTAACTTCAGCAGCATTCTCAGAAACCAAAGCAGCAGCAGCGGATGCAGCAGCAGCAGCAACGTCCTCACTGAAGTCACGGATACTGTCGGTGATTGCACGAAGACGATCAGCACTGTCTTTGTTGTAACCCTGAAGTGGTGCAATCATGTAATCTGTTGAGTTACTAACTGTCACACCTTGATATGCAGGGTAAATACCTAAAACTGTCTCACTAGCAATGTTGGTAACCTCATACCACTCACCATCGGGTGCACGGAAACCATCACCAACCCGTGCATTTGTAGCAAACTTAGTACCAGTCGCAGTCACTGATGTTTGCCCGGTAGTTACACTTACACTGCCTGTTTTATACCAAGCCATATTCATTCCTCGTAATTAGTTGAACATTGAAAATTATTCTTTCTCCAAAGATAAATACGTCACTAACCATAAGTTAGTGACGCTTGTTGTTTACCACATACCCATTCTAACTCGAAGTACACCATTCGCATCGAACACGTTAATCACGTTGTTGTTGATTGTCAGACGACCTTGACCACCAATGTTACCGTTGAATTCAAGTGTGCCTGCCTTGTTCAATCTCCAACCTGTCCAGTTGGCAACATAGTTGTTAGATTGAATCGTGTCACCGATCATTGCGTTGGTAATCCATGCAGTACCGATAAGTGCTTGACTGATAAACACCTGACCACCTTGTACGACGAATGGAGCAGCTGTAGTTCCGTTAAGACCACTGACAACAGCAAACCGATCAGCACGAACAAGGAACTGACTCTGAAGACCAGCAGGACCATTCTCAATACCCAACCCAATACCAGCAGCAACGTATTGACCGTTGGACTGAGCTTCCATCTTTAGTGTCCACGCAGTATTAACTTTACCGTCTGTTGTTGCCTGTGCTGTTGAAACTTGCTGAATAGCAGCAGTGTTAGAACCAGCAGTCGCCTGAACAGTGTCAATCCGAGTACCAAGCGCACCATCGGCGTTAACCCGTGCAGTTTGTTCGGATTGAATAGCGGCATTCAACGTTGAGGTATTGGTGTTTAAGTTTGCTGTGACAGTATCAACACGAGTACCTAACGCGTTGTCAGCGTTAACACGAGCCGTTTGTTCACTCGTGATCGAAGCATTCAACGTAGTAGTGGTAGTAGCTAACGAAGCAGTAACAGTGTCAATCCGAGTACCAAGCGCTGTATCTGCTGTAACGCGTGCTGTTTGCTCGCTTGTGATCGCAGCATTAAGTGTAGCATCACCGGTGTTAACGGTTGCCGTCAGTGAGTCGATTCGGACACTTAATGCACTGTCAGCAGTTGCTGTTGTTTCTTCGAGAGTACTTATCTGAGCAGTGTTATCGTCGATTTCAGACTTAATCACAATCAGCTGACTTGCGAACGCTTCATCAGCGGAAGCTCTTACCACTCGCTCTTCATTGATTTGTGCTCGACTGTTGAACCCTGCAATTGCGTCATCCTGATCACCCACACCATCATCATCACGATAAGTGGCTTGTAGAGATTCAATTTGACTAACAGTGGATGTCAACTTACCGTCGATAACTTCAATGTTAACCGTGTTGATTGCAACTTGCGATGCTGTTGCGTTTGCTTCTTCAATGATAATACCAACATCTTTCCAGTAGGCCACGTTAGGTGGTGGAGTTTCAGTTGGAACGGCTTCTTGTGCCTGATACAACTTGTTTCCTAGACGGACAATATCACCCACGACGTAAGTCTTAGTTGGGTCATATACAAGTGCATCGGTGATGTTCTGGATTTGATCTTCTAGATCAGCGACAGCCGTTTCTAACCGTTCGTTTACACTTCCCGGTCCATCGCCATCGATCAATTCTATACGATCATACAGTACTTTGTCAAGAGCAGTTTCAGAAATCATTCCAGCAAAATAGTCATTGTATTGACCATTGTCGTTGATTAAACTTTGACCTTCCACACCAATCATGTCTGATGCAGGGAACCATGGGCCAATGTTACCAGTTCGGTCATGTAGGCGGCACCAGAACCAGAACCTTTTACCTGCACTAAGTCCATGCATTTCATGAGATGAGATAGGATATGCGAAATCACCAAGGTAGATTGCATTCTCGAAGTTCTCAGTTTCACTGTACATAAACTCTGTACGAAGTGTATCTTCTGCACCCGGTGGGAAGTACCAATCAAGACGAATACCAAAGATCATACCTGTTGCATTAATCGCAGTTACAGCAGGAGGACTACCAGCTTTACCGTTAAGTTGGGTAATAGCACTTGACGCCCAAATGGACTTAATACCATATGCGTTCATTGCTCGAACTCGAACTACGTATTGACCTGTGTAAATACCTTTTACGCTTACCTCAGGGGCACCTGTTACACCAAGGTTTACCCAATCACCATCTCCAACTTTCCACTGTACTTCATAACCAACAGCATCAGGTGTCTGATCCCACGAAGCAGTCATGGTGGTGATTGCCATTGTTTGCTCAATGTAGGTCTGAGCACTGACAACAATATTGGTTGGTGGTTGTTGGATGTTTGGTGGAACTACACTGATTGGACGTGGTTCAAGTCGTGCACCATTATCGATTGCTGCATATTTACTGTCGTTATACTCTACAGCAGAAATCTCATATACGTTCTCATCCGGTGATGTTATCTTGGTTACCCGGAACAGTTGTGACTTTAGGTCGGCTGCTTCAAGATACCAGACAGCGTTCGGTTGTGGTAGCTCAGTGTAAGCAACTTGCAGAGTGACAATGTTACCTGCTACTGACTCAATTGTACGACCTTCGGTAAGACCGTTTGCACGAGTGATGTACATGATGTCACCACTACTAGCTTCAACATTGCGATCAAGTGTCAACACACGACCAACTGCGATCTTGATGCGACCAGTGAAAGGACGACCACCAATGAGTGGGTCAACTACATGGATCAGTTTACCCGGCATTACTTCATCATTCAGACCTTGAAGACCTGTACGGAAAGAAACAGTACGGTTAAACATGTTGGTGATCAGTGTGTACTTACCACGACGTTGCGCTTCACCACGAGATGTACAACCGATTGCACTTATTTCTGTCTGTCTGTCACCTCCCCAGCGTAGGATCTGGCTTGTTTCGAACGTAGACTCTACCTCTGTACCATAATGGTTGTCAGGGTCGTCATAACTCACCAGAGCGCTTGTATAGATACTCTTGTCATCAGCAGCCTGATAATCGAAACGACCATTGATAACGTTGGACCGTGAGAACACTGGAGCGTTATTAAACGGTTCACGCTTGTCAGCAATTGCTGTAAACTGGTTACCGTTCCAGTAAGTCATACCATTGAAGATCGAAGCCATATCTCGTAGAACCTGCCATGCATCCATCTTTGATTGGACGTACATGTTACAAGTATGGCGTGGTTCAGTAAGACCATTACCTTGACCATTATCAACCAGCACGTCACAGTATTGAGCAATCTCATAGAGTGACCATTTGTCAACCATGTTTAGGTTAACTTTATTACCAAGACCGAATCGATCATTGGTTATGATGTCATGAAACACCCAAGCAGGGTTATCGGACCATGCCCATTTGAATGCACCACTCCAGATACCACTGTAGGTTCTTGTTTCAGGATCATAGTTATTTGGTACACGGATGATTCGACCTTTAGTTCTGACAGATACTTTGGGGATAGCACCCTGACCAAACATGCGACTATCGAACTCTACGTACAGGAGTGCGGTGTTTGGGTAACGTTGTTTGGCGTCAACTACTTCAGCAACACTCTTAACATTGATTGTATCTTGAACGTTACCTGCTTGACTATCTGGTGTAAGTTTATTTGCTCGAATGTTCCAACCTACCGATGCCGCTGGCAGATCAATACGGTGAGTACGCTCATAAGCAGTGTTAGTCTTACCGTTAATGTTGTACCGTTGGTACTCAATGAACGGACCACCATCTGTTGAAATTTCAACAGAGTAATCCATCGTGTTACCAACAGTGTCACCATTTTGTTTTTGGATCAACAAAGCAGGCCATTGGAATGTAATACGAACAGCATCAAGTTGGGTTTTTGTTACGTTACGAACCCAAGGTGTTCCATATTTCAGTTCAATACCAACGTTGAATTCTGTGGATACTTCTGGAAGACCTTGGATGTACGTCTGGTCAGTTGTACCCGGACGCCACTCCCATTTAACACCACCAAAGTTTAAACTACCATCAGCGTTAGCAAGTGGTGTGCCATCGAGAAAGATATCTTGATTAGTCGGCTGACCAGCAAGTTCACCTTCAGCTACAGCAATCAACACCTTGGCATGGGCAACCGACAACAGGTTGTTAGGTGTTTCTACAGGGGTGTGTGGTTTTTCCCCGCCACCTTTACCACCCTGAATTTGATAATCAAGCATTCGTTTCTCCTAAATCATAATTGATCTTCTGATACAATAGTTGCAGAAATAACAGCACCACCAACTTCCCGATATCCGTAGAAAACAGGAACCGGATTACCTTGGGCAGTCGTGTTGACAGGACCACCAAATGCATAACTCGCCTTGTTCTCAACATCAGCAACGGTAGACAAACCATCTGGTTGAGGACTAAGCATTTGTGTGATACCACCAATTGCAAGAGAGATAGCAATAGAAACTGCGATCGAACCAGCGGTAGTACCAGCAGCAAGAAACCCCATAGCGGGTGCTGTACCTGTACCGGCTGTAAAAACAGTGATCGCAATAATAGCCGCTACGGCAAGCATCGTCATACCACTGTTTTTACTACCAGCATATTTAGGAATCAGTCGTACTACTTTTGGCTTACCCATACACAGCTCTTCAGGGTTTGTGATATTACGTTTATCTGTTCTGACCGCAAACTGAACACCACGCTTACCAGCAGCACGAAATGCCTCATCAAATCCTTTGACTTGAATTAACATTGCCTTGATTGCTTCAGCGGGTGTGCTCACGAAGAATTTGTGGTTACCGAACTTCTTCAGATAACCACCGGGTTGAACTTCAATCCAAGTCTCAGACATGTTTCACCTCTTTGTGTCTAAGGATGAACCTTGTACGCTGCTGCCATTGACCGCCGTATACAATTACATCGCTAAGTTTATTGTACATATGATGTAGCATCAGAGTATTACCAAACAAAGGTCGCCCTTCAAATTCAGACAATTCACCAAGGTATACACCCGCATGGTTTGGATGGTAACTTCTACCAATCTGCATAATGATCAGGTCAGACGGTTGTGGTGTATCTACTTGATAGAACCCAGCTGCTTCATAAAACTCTTCATAGAATGAGGTTGTATCTTTTTCTTCCCACCAAAGATCCTTTCGAACATAGGTTGGGAACTCAAGTCCATGATACTTCTTATAGTAAGATTCACATGTTGACCAACAATCCCACACACCATGTACAAATGGTCTGTCCAGAAGACTAACTGTAACTTCTGGTATAATCTGTCTGTAATCACCTTCAGGCCACGATACAATGTGCCACGGAATGGCATGAGAATCAGGGTCAACAATCAATTCAACTTCTCTGTTACGACTCATTACAGCAATGTCATGTGGACTAGGAACAGTTGTACCATCTGGATGACTATGGACAATACCAACTACTTCACCCAATTCTTCAGCATCAGCATACGAATCAGGGCACATATGGAACTCATCAGCGGAAGACTCAGCAATGTTTACACACCGCACATACTTCTCACCTTTTACAGTAATAACGATGACACCACAAATCTCGTTGGGATAACCTGCTTCGGCATGGGTCATGATATCTTTCATTGTTTTTGCTTTTAGTTTCTTTGGAATACTAGAAATCATATTAACCTCTTGCGATCAAACTGCTGGCAATGAAACCACCGAATGGAAGTGGAGCCTCTTCACCAAATCGAAGTTTGCAGTCGAGACAAAGACCGCCACACTTATCAAGTACAGGGTTGTCAGTTGGGACACCTTTCTCGGTGAAGTAGTTAGTCCCAGTATAACCACAATCAGGACCACGGTAGTTCCCATTCATTGCCCAATGACACATCGAATAAATTTGACGACGTGGTAATTGTTGACCAGTGAAGTCAGCCGGAGAAGATAGTTCGAATACCACAGATGTTTGGTTTTCACCACTCTTTCGTGTAATGTACCAGTTCTGTGTGAACTCCATTGACTCATCTGGGTCATCACCATCAGGAAGGTACTGACGGAATGTGATATGCTCTGTGACTTTTGCACCGAACAAGTTCTGGAGTAGTAAACAAATCGAACTAATACTACCATCAATGTTTGCCACTTCCAAACTAGGCATAGGACTTTTACCTGTACCATCCCATTCAATACCGGTCATAACATATGGCCAAGCGGAATACTCTTGACCTTTCCAAATGATTTTCTTTGGTGGTATTTCATCACCACTTAGTTGAAGAGCTTCCAACTCAGCTTGTGTGTAGTCAACGTTATAGTTATGAAAACGAAGGATAGAACCACCAAATGTGGTACAGTCAACCTCGATTAGTCTTACCTTAGCACCCGGTTCAAGTTTCTGAATTGTTTGTAGAATATTGGTGGTTGCCATGGGTTTCTCCTTATATTGTTTAATTACTGACCTGTAACATCAAGGAACAACAACGAACTTGTGTATGTTCCTACCACACCAATAGGTGCTGATTGTGACGTGAAGGTTGTCCACCCTCGTGATTGTTGTCGAGTTTTGGTGTAAACATTGTTACTAAATGAAATGAAATGAAGGAAGCTTGTCATTTCATTCGTCCAACCATCACCGGAATCATCGAATGAATCCTGTACGTATTCACCAACAGGTGAGGATGCCATCACAGCGTAGTTATAACCACCGGGGAGTGCAACAGACCCCAGTGTTTCACCAAAGTCTTCAGAGAAGTCATAATGTACAACTCTCATGTAATCGTACCCACTGGAGAAAGCTAACGTGCCGTCTGGTTTAAATACTTCAAAACCAACGTTACCACTAGGTGACAGAAGGTTAGATGGTAGATATGCATACGCGGTGATTGGGGCGTGCAGGGTTAAACACCTGTATCGATATGTCTTAGTGGAACCACCGTTAAATACAGCTTCAAGTGCAACAGCATATGGTGAATAAACAGCAACAATCGCTTGAGGGTGAACAACGATGTCAGCATATCCCCCAAAATAATGACTGTCTGGACCGACCGATGAAGTTGTTAGGTTCTGCTTTGAGTACAGAGCATGATTTGCATAATTCTCATCAATCTGGACAAAAGAGTTGCTGTTCCAAACCTGAATACCTGCTGCCATTAGTACACCCCGTAAAATACTGTGCAATTTGCGTTTGGTGTACTTAACCCGTTGTTTGCAAAGTTCCAATAAAATCGATCAGAACCGAAACTTATTTCAGGTAGCATGTACTCACCAATATAACCCAAAGAGATAACCTGAAAGAATGGACGACCACCTGTCAATCGTGAATCTACAAACTGTCCGTCGCTTGTTCCTGTATTGAATTGACCTAAGTACCGAGTGATACTTGTTGTGATGTCCAGTTTAAGGCTTCCGTCTGCACGGAACACTTGTAATCCAGCCGGCATAAATACTCCTAATCATTCTGGTGCAGAAAAACTCTTTACGAATGTCCCTGTGATTGTATATAGGTTTGCACCTTGGTTGATAGGTTTTGGATCTGAGCAAGTATACAAACCAAGTTTACCAAGTGGCGGAGTCCAGAAAAAACTCTTCCAGCCTTGATGAGCATCAAAGAAGTCCATAATCTCTTGGGCTTTGCTACCGTAAGCATGAACCTTGATAGCGTGTTGTTCATTCTTAATGTTGATACCGTCTGCTGATGTTTGTTTGTATCCGTCACCGAATTGTGTTTCAATAACACGGTAACTGATTGTTTGATCAACATCTCGCTCAACTTTCCACTTAAATGTTTGTGCCATTTTATTTCTCCAGAAATAGAAACAGGGAAGCTTTCGCCTCCCTGCAATGATTTACATTCTACTATGTTTTTGAACTTTTTGTCAATAGCAGTAGTTAGTGTTATCGACCAGCCTGAGACTGAAGAGAACCACCCGGACGTGTTTCAGAGTTGATGATTGTGTATACCTTCTGTTCAACAAAGGAACCCAACTCATTACCGAACTGTTTCCATCCAGCACCACCATCGCTAGAAGACGAAGTACCACCTTCAGCAACTTGGACATTGACGTTAACGACTGTACCGCCATTTCCACCACCACCCATTGCACGGATACCAAGATCACCATTACGTGTACGAGCAAGAGGAACAATTGCCTCCTCACCAGCTTCACCCATAATACCTCGTGCACCGTTTGCCATACCAAAAGAGGTTGGGCTGGATACGACTGAGTTAGTGAAAGCAGCACCTTGTGCGAACAACTGTGTTCCACCAGACCACGCACCTCCTTTTGCTTGGTAGTAGTTATTACCATAACCAGCAGCAGTTGCACCAGCAGCAGATGATTTAGCACCAGCAGAACCAGCAGCTAATCCGTTTGTACCACCACCAAAGTATGCACCAGCGGCAGCACCAGCAATACTCAGGATAGAACCAAGAGCACCCATAGCCGCTTGTTTGGCTGCCATTGTTGCCATATCAGCCATAACACTAAGTGCGAAGTCCTTGAAGTTCAACTTACCAGTAGTCACGAATGTTGCCAAGGCGCTACCGGCGTTGTTGAATGCACCAGTCAATGCACCCTCGACAGTAGCTGCGAAGTTCATACCTGCATCTTGAGCATTCTCGACAGCAGCTGTGAAGCCATTAGTCCAGTCGTAGTTTGCACGCTGAATGTCTTTGTCGTTCTTGATGATCTGTTCTGTCATTGCTGAATGGGTGTCACTCAAGTCTTTCAACTTAGTAGCATACTCATCAGGGTCCATCCCTTCACCCAACGACTTAGCAAGGTCACGTTGTTGTTTGGCAAAGCTACGGTCATTATCAGCCATCTGTTTTGCAACACCAGACTGACGAGTACCGCGACCAACACCATCTGTAGCACGAGCACCTTCATCAACCAGTCCTTCAAGTTGCGCATCCAGAGCAGCTTTGTAGGCAGCAATGTTTCGGGTACGCTCTTGAATGCGACCATTCTCCTTGGTTTGAAGAACATCCATCTTAGCGTCAACTTTCTCCATTGCAATCTGACGGTCGGCTTCCGCTTTGGTCAGTTGATTCTCAAGTGAGATGTTTTGAGCAGCTGAGTTCTTCTTGTTACCCTGAAGTGTTTTGATAGATTCAATTTGAGACTCATACGATGAACTAACTGCTTTCCGTTGCTGTTCAAGGATGGCACGTTGAGAGTGATAAGTGGCTTCAGCAGAAACAAGACCAGCATCACCCAGAGCGGTTACACGTTTGTAATAACCTTCATACTCAGCAGTGACCATAGCCAAGTTGCTCTTAACTTCTTGGATGGAAGTTGTATCAAGAGCACCGGCAGCTTTTGGCTTGTTTGCTTTCTCACGAGCGTCAGCTACTTCTTTCAACGCACGAGCTTCGTTCTGTGCCATGATCGCATTCTGGTTAGGACTTACATCACCACCAGCACGGATCTTATCGTTCTCACGACGAACCTTGAGTAGTTCGTTCTCAGCCTTTTCAACTCCCTTCAGACTAGACTCGTTTCGCTTCAAGCTAGACTCTTGTGCTAAAACGGAATCTCGACGTGTCTTATTGGTTTTAGCTTCCTGCTCTGCACTGAATTGTTCCATCCCAATTCGCTGCTTGAGTTGTGTAATTTCTTCTTGAAGCTCTTTCTTTCGAGCACTTGAAACATCAATACCTAAAGCAGCAAGACGACGTTGACCCCCATTGTCTTGGTTCTTTGTCAGGTTATTCAGTTCCGTTTGCAGCTTGGAAAGTCTATCACCTGTAGTGTCCGCACGACCAATACTTTTCAGTGCGTCCCATGCTTCACTAACTGCATCCTTTACGCCAACCCAAGCACGTTCGATGTAACCAGCCTCTTCAATCATTCGAGTTGCTGTATCTGAAGACGCCTCAGACAGCTCCCCTTGAAGAAGTTTAACTGCTTCCATCTCACGACCTTGCTTAACAAGTGAATCAGCTTGAGCGAGCACAGAGGCTGTCAGGAAGCGATACTTTTCATCGAGTTTAACAGCCGCATCAACTGGGTCTTTACCAAGAGATGAAAAGTCTTCAATTGTCTTACTCATTGCTTGACCAGTTGCCCGCTCCATCAGGATTGCAGACTCAGCAACTTTGGTGAACATGTCACCAGCAATTTGACCACTACTTGCAATCTGTGTAAGTGCATCAGCAGCTTTACCAGCAGTACCAACCGTTGAATCAAGTTGATCACGGAACTCAGAGAACTGACTAGATGATACACCAGCAGCATTAGACGTTTGAATCAACACACGGTTGAACGCGGTTACTTCCTGACTACCAGAGTAAGCGGCTGCTCCGAGAAGGGCAACTCCTGCACCGACGACAGTTACAGGACTGAGCATACTGAGTAATGCTGTAGACATCCCTCGAATGGCTGGACCAATACCACCAAACATATCCTTAATCTGACCACCTTGTTGCAGGAGTACAGTAAGTGGCGCTTGTCCACCTTGCAATGAAACTACAATGTCCGTGATCTGAGCAGGCATACCACGAAGAGCAGCTTGTTCCTGTTTGTACGACATTGCAGCATCACCACCGGCTTTTACACGCTTCTCTATTTCAGCACGGTGACGTTGTAGGGATTTGGTAGCAGCATCGTAATCCTTGATCTGTGTATCGGTTACAACTTTACCTGACTCTTTCTGAGCACGAAGCACTTTCTCTTGTTGCTCGATGTTGCGCAATTCAGCACGATACGGGACAAGGCTGTTAAGAGCACGATCATACTCACCACCAAGATCACCCATTCCATTCTTAGCTGCTTTAACACCATCCAGTGCCTGACGTTGTTCTGTCAGTGCTTTGTTGAACTGGTCTACACTTACACTACCGTTTTGTAATCCTTGCGACAAGATTCGAACGCTATTGTTATACTGGTCCTGTGCACGAATTACTGGATCATACGCAGAAAGTACACTTTGTAGTTCACGGGCAAATCGTTGTTCTGCAATGGTGTTGTCATTGGCTGCTGCAACAGATCGATCCCGTTGACTAGCAAATGCTGCTAGTTTCTGGTCATACTGATCGAGTGTAACCAACCCAAGTTTCTGAGCTTGGTTCAGAACACCAACAGCACGAGTATATTCAACTTCGGCACGCTCGACACGACCAAGTGTGGCTGTGTAAGTATCCAGCTTGTTTTGAGTTGCTGTAATTGCACGACTGTTGTCTTCGGTTGCAAGTGCAGCGTCACGCT